ACTCTGCAAACACGGTATTCCATGCTAGTGCATTTGTACCCAAGTCATTTAGACCGTCTGTCTTTGGAACCAAACTTGAAATAAACCGACCTGTGACGTTAACAGTGTCTCCTGTTGCGTCACCAATCAAAACATCACCTGAAGCGGTGAGATTTGTAATAACTGATGCTGACATATAAGCCTTGAGATCTGCCAATTCGACACCACGTACTTCATCTGCACTGGTATCGTGAACTGGTACAAGGTCTCCGTCTGCAAGGGCTCCGCCCCAGCTGGCAGCACCTTCTGCAGCCACAAAATTTAAGTGACCAATTTCTATAGAACCGGAAGCAACGTTGTCTCTGGTGACGCCACCAACTGCAAGTAGCTTGTTCCCTATTCTTGTCCTTGCCATGATTGAAAATCCTCCTCCGAGGGCCGCGCCCCCTGTCATTCCTGATAGTGTTAAATCATCTGCCCTGTCGATGTCGACAGAGTGCTGAAAACTGGACGAAATTGCAACGTTGCCGTCTGTACCGTCGACGGCGTTCTCTAACGCGATTGAACCTGTGCCATTACTAGTAGAAAACGAAGCTGAAATCTGAATTGGCAGATTGTTAATCAATCTTGCCCAATGTTGAGCAAATTCAGATGGATTCAGAGCCCTGGTGCTGCCACCATCGCCATGAAACTGAGTATATGTAACTGAGCCTGATTTGATCGGCGCAGTAGTTGTATAATACTTCATCTGAGAAGCGTTCGTATTATTAGTAGTAGCGAAAATAAACGGTGGTTTGTTCAAGAGCTTTCCGGAGCTTGGAGTGTTGGCTCCTGCTGCAGTCTGCCACGTTGTGTCGGCTCCTGACGCACCACTAGGAAACAATCTAAAACTTATTGGTGTACCGGCAGAAGAGGTATCAGGTCGACACTGAACCTTCACGTATGCATTGCTGTTGGCTAGAGTTGGCGGGTCGATTTCAAGCTCACCTCTACGACGCGCCTCATCCAGAACAAAATATAGAGGATGTGCAATATAATCCTGAACTATGCTTGCGTTCGAATGCGCCTTTGATACATTAATATGATAACCATAACCATCACGATACATTTTGTTCGTCGTTCCACCTTGCACCAAGGTATAGTTGGAAGTAATGTTGTAATTGAAATCAATTTCAATCGAACCAGAACGACCATCACGAATCTCAAGCTTTATCGGCTGAGAACCCGTGGTACACCATAGACTTTCCCAGTCTCCCTTAGTGTTGTCCTTGGTATAATCCCCATACATCGAAGTAAAGTAGATGTAACCTGACTTAGTCCTACCCTCTCTGTAGAGAGTCACGTACTTATTCGCACCACCTTCTCCGGCGATGTCAGCAGTGCTGTAAAAGGTACTTGAACCTGTTCCTTCTGCTGCTGTACCAGATATTGCGGTGTGAGTAACCGTGTTTGCGGATGCCTGAACAATAAATGTAACCTGGCTATAGTCACTGCCTTGACCGTCATCCAGTTTCACCAAAGCAAACTTTGGTGGCACCTCATTCTTGACGGCTATAGTTCCTGTAGCTTTTGCCATGTTCTTTTTTCTCCTTATGTTTTATTGTTGAATAAAACAAACTTTTCCGTTAAACATAAAGGGTGAATAAATTGTAAATTATAGTTAGAAAACCGTAAGGAAAGGGATTAGGCAGGAAACTGTAGAAAACCAGAAGAAACTAATTAAAAAAACGCAAATTTAAGAAAACAATATCTTTTTCAAATTTCTTATATTATTATCAAATCTACAAAAATCTGAACTTAGAAACTCTATTGCTCTTTTCTTGCACTCGGCGGGTTCCTCAAATTCAAAAAAGAATTTGCCTCCCTCAAGGCGATGACATTGAAGCAATTTTATGTTAAAAATTTGCAAATATGCTGCAATACCTATGTCTGACGTTGTATACGTCGTTTTCATGTCCAGGTTCTCCATTTAAATATTTTGTCTCAAAAGTAACTATGCCTAATTCTTAATAAAAGTAGCCTTTTCTTCAGGTTTCTCTGGAAACTTAAGTTGATACTCTGAATTAGGATCAAGATTATAGTGTTCGTGCAAACTTGCCACATACTTTTTCAATCCCAGGTGAATTTGCTCAATATCTTCCATAATGCCTTCTTTTTCTGCCTCATAGTTCTGCTGTAGGAGCCCCAACCGAGACACTAAGCGTGGCAGGGCTTCCCTCATTGATTGAACGTCTTGCCAGTGATGATCGGAGATCTCTGCTCGATCATTGAATTGAGGCTTTGGTGGAGGTGGGGGTGGCTCAGGCTCTTGAACCTGGTTCTTGGCTATCTGACCAGCCTTACTCAGAATAGAAACTCTCTCTTCTTCTGGGGGCTCAGGGGCTGGCTCAGGGGCTGGCTCAGGGGCTGGTTCAGGGGCTGGTTCAGGGGTTGGTTCAGGGGTTGGTTCAGGTTCGGTCTGGGCGTCTTCTTTCGGAATTTCTTCATCTTCTGACAAGATAGTTTCCAGTGCCTTTTCAGCCCTATCTTTAAAGTCTGGGTCGTTTTGCTTTATTTGTTCTAGCAGGTTTATTAGTTTATCTAGCGCGGACATTGATTCGGGCTCCTTCTTCTTTTACTAGTATAAATAGTTTTTTTGATGGATTATTACTACAAATTTCTTTTTTTCACTCTTCAGTGTCGGTTAAATCCGTTATACTAATTGGCAAGTCGGGCAAGGTAAGTGAGCCCCTGTATTCGCCTATTTCCCTTTCTACTTGGTCACCTGTCAAAATTCTCTCTCTTGGCATCTTTAAGTCTACTGCATTTTCCCTTATCGAGACATTCGGTGTGTCTCCAGAGCCACCGTAAAGGTGCCCCAGGACTTCAATGCTTATTTTCGTTTCATATTTCTTTTCATCAGTAGAAAGAGAGCTTAGGTTATTTCTGTGATTAAAGTCTTGTTGTATAAACCCTTCATACCTGTGATACTCATCGTCATTTATTAAAATATAGTGGACGCCACCGGGACTGGTCATAAAGAAGTCCATTAAATTATTCATTTGTTGTTGGTATTCCGTTCTTAAAGTTACTTCATAACTTACCGTTACATAAACTGGCATTGGAATATACAATGTCTCATAAACTACCTTGCCATTTTTCCTAGGAAAGTTAGGCTGACCCCGTTTTTTCTGAGCTTCTGCGTTTGCAAAATTGGCACTCTTGTCTTGTTTTATTCTTCTAGCAACGGGCAAGACTCCGCCCTTGCCGTCGGGGAAAATTGTATGATGGGGAGCCTGAATTGCACCTTTTTTGCCCAGGTCCTTTTTTACGGAAGTCCTCTCTGCGGTTATAATGGGGAGAATCAAAGAACCCTCTTTGTCTCTTATCCTTGAATCCGCCTTGGACTGAAATGAGCGTTCGGATGTTGTCCACACTATTGGCACAGGACTAGAACCTTTCGCTGTATCAACATGAAACTTCTGTTCTTGTAGGTACATCAACATTGCCTTATCTATGTTTTCCAACCTAGAAGGAGCGAATGGGAATCCTAAAAATTGTTCATATATATCTTTATCACTTGGCATCAAACAATCCCTCTCTAGCCTTTATGCATTCTGCGGTTATTTCCATTTTATGCTGGACCTGTCCGAATATTTGTTTCGGTTCGTTTAAAGACACTATCTCGTAATATTCATCCCCGTATGAAACAAAATCCCCCTCTCTAACAAATAAGTTCTGATCTTCCACAAGTCTCCTCTTGTGAAAATGAACCGTAATTTTTGACTTTCTATCAATTCCTAGATTGGTTGACTCGGTTTCATACCCCTTCCACTCGACCAGGGCATGAATTCTTATCGGATTTAAGAAGTTTTTCTGTATAGCTTCTCCATAAACTGGGTGGAAATCCGTATTTTCAATGCTAATGGGGTAGTACAAGATTTGTTGCCCTATTACCCTTTCCACCAACTCATCGTTTACTTGCTTTACAAGGTCCCGCTCCTTCTTGCCAAGAAAAAGCGGAGGTGGGGGCTGTTGTGGTTGTTTCCATTTATTATCAGACATAGGTCATCACCCCACAAACACCGGGTTGGGGACTTTCTTTTGCAGGTTTGATGCTGCTTCTAAAGTTTCTGCATCGACCACAGCCAACTTTGAATAAGTCATTTCTGATAACGTGGCCTTTAACTCCTCCCTTAGTTTTTCTTGCTCTTCTCTCGCCTGAGAAATCAAGTCTGTTCCGTTCAGCGTTACTGACTCGCCTGGAATTGGTATTGTTTGAAATTTACTTCTTATTTGCCCCAGCATCTCCTTGCACAGAGAGAGGGAGAACCTTCTTATCCACTGCTTTCCAATACTATTAATACTCTTGTATGGCAAATTGGCGAAAGGCAAAGTATTCATGTTATTGATGCCATCCACACCAGTGTCAATGGCGGAATCTTCTTCCATAAAAGGATCCGAGGGGATAGAAAACTGAATCCACATTGCCGATGGACCGCCGGTATATGGAATCGGGTGTATTCTCAGGCGATTATCCTTCAACTCATATGAAAAGTGAGACATTCTAGTATACATTGCGTCCTCAAACGCTCTCGCCTGGAGCTTGTTTTGCCAAGCTGGAATTAATTCAAAGGTTGACGAGTCGGAGAACTGTCCATAATTGTGTAGATTTCCCACAACGTTCAGTCCGCCGTAGTATCCATAGAATCTCCACATTGCATGAGGAGTCTTATAGAAGACCTTCTTTATAAGTATCTTCTTGTTTCCAATCTTACGAAAATAGTCAACGTTTGACGATCCCGCAGCGGAGGCGGATACTATTGTCTGGAGGTCGTAATCTTGCTGACCTTTTGTGATATCAAATGATGCAGAGTATTCTCTCTGTCCTCTGCCCATTCCTATCTCTGCTGCCGCTGCCTCAGTTGCCCTTCTTGCGTACCCAAAATCAAAACGAGGAAACTTCAAAGAAGCTTGAGTTCCAGCCAGCGAAGACGACAGGGTGGTATCCCCAGATGACTTCATGTTTCCCAAGTGGTCGAACGATGCAGTCGTGTGCCCCAAGAACGAGGACAGGGAATTATTTGCTTGATGAATGTTTACAATATATGAATATTCCAAGACTGCCTCTTCATAAGCAGTATAAACGTTTGCTGTTGTCAATTCTACATCAAGAACATCGCCGCCTAATTTTCTATAAACATAAGTAACCTGATCTGCCGCTCCAGACAAAAAATTAAAATCATAAAAATCGGATGAAGTGCTCGAATATACTTTATAAGGCACAGACCCGTTAACATCGTTGACTGCTCCAGTAACTGGCAGAACTGATTTACTCATTGTACTAGCTGGTGTTAGATTTGTTGGCATTCAAGGGATCCTCCAGTGCATTCTCTTTTAATTAGTTACACAAACAAAGAAAATCCGGTCTGTTACACAGAAGACTTGGTTCTTCTCTTTCTTGTCGATCTAGTTTTGGTAGTTTTGGTAGTTGTAGTAGGATTAGTAGTGCTTGCTTTTGTATTTGCAGGACTCTGTCTTTTACTTTTGCGACTTCTCTTTGTTGTGCTAGTTTTCGCCTGCTTTGGGGCAATGACCGGGTTCGCCGGTGCGGGCGTGGCTGGGATCTCGCACTGTTCAACAGTTGGCTGTTCTGGCTCCATTTGTTTTAAAGCGTTAACTGGTCTCTCTTCTTCAACCAGGGGCGTAGGCTGTGCTTCTTTGTTTGCAGGTTCCGCTTGAGCCCTAGCAAGCCTTATCGCCTCTCTTTTTCTTGCATACTTTTTAGCATACTTCACCATTGTTAATCTTTTTCTTGTTTTGCCCATTGTAAACTCCTTCTTATTAGGCTTGTATAGTAATTAGTCCAAAAAATAGAAAACCCCAAGCCATAAGACTTGGGGCTGATTCTATTTCGATGATAAGTCGAGTTGATTATTTATTAAGCGAACGCTGGCGTAGTCGCTGCAGAGATAAATCCCTGAACGAGCCACCTAGTATTGTCCTTATCGTAAACTACATCTACCCAGGAGCCCTGTTCTGTGTCCGCTGCGAGAGTCAATACGTCATCGTCAGTGGTGACGCCATCAGCTTTTATCTGATCTGTGTCCCCTGCTGCGTCGTCGTCGTCCCATGTGACCGCACCCTGAAAGGCATCAGCCGCTGCTGCGGTTATAGTAATAGCGCCTGCGGCATCGTCAATAATCCAAAACGAATATCTAGTCCCGTTCTCCGGATCAGTTGGCAGGGTGATGGCCACTGCGCCGCCTGCGTCGACTGCGTAAAGCTCCCCACTCTCATTCTTTGAAATTGTCTTGTCAGCAGTTACCACCTCTAATCTCGCTCTGCTTGCTGAGTATGCTGCTCTTCCTACTTTTGCCATTTTATAAATCTCCTTTTAATATATAAAAGCATTTCGCCTTATCACTTGTAGTAAATAGTTTATCAGTTTAGAAAAAGCCCCCCAAATCAATGGGGGGCAAATTCTTTTAGCTATCGGATGCTTACTTAAGCACCTGCCTCACCTAGGAGACCACGAACAATAACTAGACCGTACATATCAGGACGTACCATCTTCTTCGCATAGCGCGTCATGACGCCCTTACGAGGTACGAAGTCTTCCGTACCGAAGATAGTAGGTGTGACCTGCAATGGTACATAAGGAGCGTAGACATAGCCACTCTCAAGGAATGAACTACCCTTACGTCCTACGAGAACCACGTTTCTTGGGAAGTAAGGATCAACATAGACCTCAAACTTCTTAGAAAGCGAGCCAGTCTTCACAGCACCGATGTCACCTCTATCAGCATCAGCAGTTACGCTTGCGCGGAAACCACTAGTGAATTCAAGAATATTGGCAACTTCTGGAGAGCAAACAACAAAGTTTGCGCCGCCGCGAAGCGTCTTTCTGTGGATCTGAGCACTAACGTCATTGATAGTCTCAATGAGGGTCTCATACCACTCACTGACTGTACCAGTAAAGTCAGGCGATGCTGAAGTAGCACCTAACTCGTTACCACTGCTGTCGACAAACAATCCAGGAGCACGGCTCCAGTATCGAGTTCCAGCCTTAGCGCCATTAACAAGGTCACCAAGAATTTCCTGATCAATTTCGAGAGCAATCTGCTCCGAAAGGATCCCGGTCAATTCGACCTCTGCGTCAAGGTTGTGGTATGCATTGAGATCTTGTCCCAATTCAGGTGTCCACTTAGCCTTGAGCTTCTTAGTGACTGCGGTAACAGCAATGCTGTCAACCTTAATATCAATTTCTGGTATGCGTTGCTTACCAGTGGAAGAACCAACCTCGCCGGTAGCGGGTGATGGCTCTTCAAGACCCCAGGTGTCAGCACCAACAACAGATCCGAGGGCATCAGCCTGACCTGCGCCTGCGCCGCCAGCCTGGAACTTATCGTTGAGTGGGTAAGACAACAGAATGCCGTCGGCGGCGTCACCAGAGTTAGGAACACCATTGCCCAAGAAAACAATTCTTAGCTTACCAGCACTGGTAATCTGAGTGAGTCTTCTGACAAGTCGGTTGTTTGCCGATGCACCTGTAACTTCGCAGATTGCAGACAGGGCATTCCTGTTTAGATCCGCTGGGATACCTGCGCCGGAAAGCTCCAAGACAGTTACGTCATTTGATCCAGCCAGAACATCTGGGTCCCACTTGATCAGGTGCTTTTGAGCCTCAGTCATTGCGCTAGGCGCGACTTCGTCACAAGCAGTTGAAGCTGCAGCGAAGTGACGTGAAGCACTTGCTGTTGGAGAACTGTAACCAGTTCCCAAGTTGTAAAAACCGCCAGGGCCACCACTGCTCATGTCACCATCAAGGTCAACACCACCAGTGATCTGACGACCAACTACGTTACCGCCATATACGGAATCGCTTTTGTTCATACCGGATCTGGTGTGAGTGTGTGTAAAGTCCAGGAAGAAAATGAGACCACTTGGTAGACTCATTGGCTGTACCGAGACCAAATCGTTAGCAATCAATCCGCCGAATACACGACGAACAATTGGGAAAGCAACAGATGCGAAACCTTCGACATCGCCTGCTGCCATTGAGGAAGCCTCACGGAGAAGCTCCTTAGCCTGATTCTCAAGGAGAACGGCCATGTTATTCTTAGCATTATCGTTGCCTAGACCCTCTAGAAGACCAGTCTTTTCCCACTTGTTGAGAAGTGCTGCTCCTTCTTTCGAGACGTCACGGCGCTGAATGCCTTCAGTTAGTTTTTGTAAAACAGACATATTTAGTAACCTCCTATGTTATTTTTTAATTCCAGCCAAACGCTGAAGCCGCTCAGAAAGGGGGTCTGCTTGTTTTTGTTCCCTATTTCTTTGCGAGTTTATTAGTAGAGAAGGTCGGCTTACTGCTTCGCTAAGTGATTTTGGCATAGATCGTTTTTCTGTGCTGCCCACTGTGCTCTGAAGTGTTTCATATATAACCTTCGCTTCCTTGGTTGTACTGGCCTTAGAAATTGCTTCGACAATTTTTCTCTTTTGTCGCTCATTCAGGGAGGAATTTTCAAGTGCCTTATTGATGTATAAAAGCTTCGCATTGGAAACATTTACACTTTCAATCTTTTCTTTCAGTTCTATTAGGACTTCTTTTAGCTGGTCATTTTCTTCGACAAGCTTCAAAGCCTCTTCTTTTGAATTTTTAATATTTTTAAGTGACTCGCTGAGTTCTTCCACTCTTGCACGTAGAGACTCATTCTCTTCACGAACCTCGTCGTCGTTCTCGCGGGCGAGTGCTTGATCCTCTAAATCTTCCATCTGGGACTCGGGAGTACCTGCCCACCCACTAGATTGGGGATCAATGTCAACTTTTAATCTTTCCAATATTTCCTCGACAAGAGCATCATCTATGCCCAGGTCGACGTCTTCCGCTAGGGTGCTGCCTGCTTCTGGTGCTGCATCTACTGCTTGCTCTATTTCTGGGGATGTTGCCAACTCTTCATGAGTCTCAGAAGCCTCGGGCTCTACTCCCTCTTCTTCTTCATACTTCTCCATTTGCTGAAGAAGCCCCTCCAGGTCTATTGTGACGGTACCGCTATCATCTGCCGGTGCATCTGCGCCAGGGATATCTTCCTCCAGTGCAGTTGGTACTTGATTTAGTGCCGGATCGGATGTTGGATCTGCAGTTGCTTCGTCGGAAGAAGGAGTCGCAAATGGATCCTCCTCGGATTCGAGCCCAAACTCGTCCTCCTGTTCCAGAAGAGTGTCTACTGCTTCTTTTATTTGATCTGAATACTTTTCAATAATCATCGCTTCAGCGTTCTTTATTGCCGACTCTTTTAGAGCCTTTGCGTCGATTATAGCTTGTTCTAACATAGATGTTGACATATACTAACCCCTTAAATGGAAATTTATCTCAAAGTAATTAGTTACAGATTTTTCTAAATGACAGGAAATTATTTACTCCGCTTTCGTGCGTATTCTTATGGTAGGTACGCCCCTGAAGCCTAGAATAAACGGGGGCGGTTGCAAGACTTCTTTTGTGTCTTCTCCTTGCTTTGTAGCAATCGGAGTATATTGGCGCTTGACATCATTTGTTTTTATTATGTAGTCCGCCGATTTCTTTATATTTGACCTAGCCATGACAACACTCCTTAAAAAGTCGAACAAGCAGCAACAACTGTTGGAGCGCGGTTTTCGGCACCCCAAGCGCCGGCGTCTCTCACAAAAGCAACTCTATCAACGCCATTAATATCAACCTGAAAAGTCTTTGACGTACTTGCTGTCAAGCTGTCGCAGTCCAGAGTCTCTTTGTAAGCCCAAACGCCTGCGGCGTGCATGTACCACCAAACTTCCACATCTCGACCAGGTGTTCCATTGGCGGTGGCAGAAACCGTTACAAATAAGTATCTTTGATTTTGTGTTGCGTACCCGGTAGTGCCATCTCTAGCTCCGGCACCCGTTGAAATATTCGTAGTAACGGGGAGTGCATCGTGAGCTAAAACCGTCACTGCAGTTCCATTAGCGCCCGCTAAATTCTTGGGACCTCTTGTTCTGCCCCAACTTGTATGCTTGTAAACTGTGCTGTCATGTGCCATCTTGGGTCTCCTTAATCTTTAAATTTGGCATTGTGCTTCTCTGTTATTTCACGGGTTATTTTTAATTTCCTTTCCCGCTTTCTTTTTCTCTTAACCGAAGGCTTTTCAAAAAACCTCCTTTTCTTAATTACGTCCAGTACTCCGTTTTTCTTGACTTTTCTACAGAACTTCTTAATTAGCCTTTCGTTCTCTTCTTTTCCCCTAGTTTGTGACCAGACTTCTACATTTACTGACTTTTTAGACATTTATAAACTCTCTTTCATATTAGTTTAGACCAGTTGGTACCGGCTATATCCATAATTCCGTCTATGTTCACTCCAGCATCGTCTGGGGCATACGATGCTAGCGGATTTGACGGAGTTGAATCTTGACCGGGCGTACCACCCCTAGTTAAGGGTTCTGTGTTTTCGAAAAGATTAACTCCGTTATAAGCGTCCTTCGAAATAGCTTCAAACAATTTCTTCTTCGTTTCTTCTGTTCTGGTTTTTGATCGACGAGGGGCTTTCGTCGAGGGTGCTGACTTCTTTTCCACCAGTGGTTCCGCTGTTGCGGTAAGCCCGGTAGCCACCTCTGCAATTATGCCAGAAAGAACGCCCTCTTCAAAGATCACTTCTTTTATACATTGTTTGATCAGCGGTTTTAGTACCTTTTTTAAATCTTCGTTTTTCATAATTTACTCTTTAATGATGTCGTTTAAAATTCTGTTAAGTTTATCTGCTTTCGTGAAAATATTTGACCGCTGCTTTGCCTCGGTCATCATAAAAGCGCCTGGAGTGGATGGATCGGAAACCATATCGAAACAAATCAATTGAAAATCGTCTTCCACTATCGTGCGTCCGTTTTCTTCCCTTATTGACCCCATTCCTCTGGAGGATATCCCCAGCTTGACTCCTGCGTTAACGAGTTCCTTCAAGACTTTTCCTGATGGAGTGTTGAGAACTTCAATTTTTCCCATAACCTTATCGCCGTCGGCCCAGACTTCCGTCACTAGGTGCGAGGCATTTGCCAAATTAATTACTGAAGTGTCAGGGTGATCTAGCTCTCCTAGAGCCCTTCTCTCTTCCACCAATTTCTTGTAGTTCTTTACTTCTCTCATAAGAACATTGCTGGGGTACACCCTGCCATTACCGTTCTGGACGTTTGCGCACTGCATAACCCCCGTAAGATAAATGGCTCCCTCTTCCCTGATTCGACGCTTTTCGTCTTCAGTTAGGAGGTCTTGGCATATACCACCTTCACATAATTCATAATATTCTCTTAAAAGCTTCATAATTCTCCTAGTGCGGGGACCACCCGCATCATACTTGATCCTTTACAACAGTTAGCCACTGGGCGTATATACCATCTAATGGTAGCAAAAGGTGTCATGTTTATCTCCTAACTCTCACAACATTACTTCTGTTGCGAGTCATTGAAACTGCTAAACCCTTGTGAGACACCCTGATGCCGTCATCTCCGAAAAGCATGTTCAAGACATAGCTAGTACCAGAGCTGACGCATCCCAAGAGCACCCCTGTCACAAGAGAATAGTCAAAACTAAATAGTGTTGTCTCTCCGTTTAGAACCCATAAAAGAATACCCACCCAAAAGCCTGTGCACATTGGACAAGATAAGAGTTCTCCGATCCAACCTGTGGAGGGGCGGATTTTCTCAAATATTTTTCCGTATACTAAAATTTGTGTCAGACCGTAGGCAGATAAAGCAAAATACAATAAGCTCACTTTTCCTCGCTTTCTCTTAGGACCGAGTACATGTATTGGTACCCATACGGTCTGGTTCTGTGATCCATCGAACCCTTTCTGTCAGAGTGTGGAACCTCGCCTAACTCTGTACTATCTTCTTCGTCTGGATCAAGCATGTGGGTCATCAGATCGTGATCCAAGTGTTTTCTAGCCATTATATCTGGCTTCTCTTCTTCTAAAAAAAGACTCGTCACGAAAATTGCACTCTGAACAGAGTCCACACCTTCGAGTACGGAATCATATATCTTTGCTTCCATGGATGAAAAAACATTGCCCCCCTGGATGGTTGACGGGTCAATTACTCCCTTTTTTCTCATGAATTTATAGAATCGATCTTGAGCTGGGTATATTTCTCTTTCCATTAGCTTTTTTGGAAAGGTCGTTACCTTCTTCCTAGAGGGTGATATAACTATATCGACAAGGTCGTGGTCCATTATCATTATATCACCGTTGAGGGCTCGACGAGCTACTAGTTCAACTGTGACCGGGTCGGGCTCTTCAGCTATAATCTTTATTTTTATATTCCCAGACGGAAGCGTCTCCGATACACCTTCTGAGGGTGTTATGTTTATCTTAACTGTCATTTTCTTCCAACTCTTCGACTAGGCTTTGGATTTTCAAAACCTCCTCTATCATCCCAAGGTCGATTTCCTTGTTCTTATAACTCTCTAGAAGCTCAAGGACCTTTTCTGTCTTCTTTTTCATGCTATTGTCCTTAGATATTAGAGGGTGAGCAGTAGCTGTGGATATCTTTTCTTTTAGTGCTCCGATTTCTTCATTCATTGCGACCTTGAGTTCTAATCCTCCGTCCACAAAAGAAGTTACATACCTGGTTAAAAGATTCTTTTGGCTTTCATTTAATTGATTTTTATACTTTTCGTTGAATCTCTTCACAAATGACTTGTATATTAAATTATCGATAGGACTCTTATCTTCTGGCTTCTTCTCTTCTCTTGATAATGACTCTACCAGCTTCTGCTCCAACAGCACTCTCTGCTTCACATCGGCAGAATCGCTAAAGATGGAGTATATACTTGCAAGATTTTTGTAATTCGGGACAAAATTCGTATACACAGAGGTGCCAAGAGATCTATTGATGACTTTGATGAGATTACTCTGTTCTCTAAATATGTTTTTCTTATCCAATCTAGAGTATGCGATCTTTGCCTCCATCATAACCCTCTCAGCTAGATCCCTATCCAATCCGGACGTTTCATATAGAGACTTGTAAATTCCCAACTCTTCCTTGAGAACAGAATCTTTTGAAAAATGATCTTTGATTATTACTTTAATCTTATTCATTTTATTTTTGTCATTCTTGACGGCACTCTTCGTTAACTCTCTAACAAGTGCCTCGTAAACAAACGCTGTATTTCTCTTTTTATTATGTTTTAGTCTCATTATTTTTCCTCTTCTCAAGATTTTCAATCAATCTCTTTATGTCAGAATTTATCTCTGTAATCAACTGTTCTTCCTTATCATAATTAGAGCCCTCGTTCTCATAAATGCCCTTTGATATCGATTGCATACCTGCAAGATCGTCAAAACCATAGCCTTTAAAGATATTTCTACTTGTGGATGAAGCTGTTTCCCTGGAATATTTGGAGTTTAAGGATCTCTTTCTCGCTCCGCTTTGCCTCTTGTCTCTCTTGACTGGGGTATATTCCTTCTTTCTATCTGCCCTGGTGCGTCCCCTAGATCCTACAACATCATCATCTCTTTTGCCTGGTGCAGCTAATAGAACGTCGTCTTCGCCCGTGTCTGCTTCGCCGGTATCGCCGCCGAGGTCTTCTTCATCCCCTCCGATGTCTGGCGTGCCTAGATCTCCCTCTCCTCCAAGCTCCTCTTCCCCAAAGCCTCCTGCGTCGGCGGGCATCAATTCTGCCTGCTCTGCTTCTCCGGCGACCTCAAGGGCTGCGTCAAGCTTCCTATCATAGAACATTTCTCTCTGGTTTCTCAAGAACTCCTGCTCGGACATATTAAACAACCTTGTCGCTATCCAACGCTTACTGAAGAATCCCTCAGTTGCTGCTGATGCTGTGTCGAACTTCACCTTCCAGTGCTCCAGTTCTTGCAATTCAGCTATCTTTGAAGGATTTGATAATTTTAATTTAAACGAGGTAAGATCCTCTCCGCGAAAACCCAAGACATAAAGGTGAACAACACCAATTTTCTCCAGCTCTGTAATTACGGACCTCTGAAGTCTTTGTATTGTCCTGGCAAATCTGATATCTTTTTGTGCCAGCGTCGTCTTGTCTTCCTCTGCGCCCTCAATCTGAGAAAGATACGAAGGCGGGATCTTCAACGCTGAAAATAATTTGTCTCTAAGATACTTTACGTCATCAATGTCGCCAGTGTAAGTACCCCCTGGCAGATTCTCCACCTTGGAAGATACCTCTCCTCGGACTGGGATGAAATAATCTTCGTCTATTGACATCGGATTATATCGAAGGTCGACGCGGCCGGTTGAAGGATCAACCACCTGGTTTCTCTTCATTTGTGTCATGACCTTTTGCATGTACTGTTCAACATCCTGTGGAGGAATTGCGCCGACGTCAATATAAAACACTCTGCGCTCTGGCGAACGAACAATCCTGTATGCCATCATAGCATCTTCCAAAAGGGTTAACTGTCTCCAGATTCTTCTTGCCGGTTCTAAGGCGGACGTACCGTAGGGCGCATATTTGTCATTGCCTAGAATCCTAAAGTGAGCCATTTGCCAATTTTCAAAGGTCATTCCTGCAGAGTTCCACTGAAATTGGACGTAGTCTGGATTTGTTTTGTCTTCACCTTCCAGTCTTTCCACTTCCTGGGTGGGTAAGCCTATAACACTTTTCACTCCGATGATCTCGTCTAAGTCCATGTAAAGGAAAAAGTCGCCGTACTTACACATTGTTCGACACCAGCCGAACAGATTGAATTCTAAATTCAATACTTTATAGTAAAGCGAATCCAAAATATTCTTTATCTCGTCGTTTTGACAATCTATTGTCAGTAGTGGTTGTAAGTTGCTGGATGTTGTCATCTCATCTGCATAGATGTCCAAGGCTGAAGCTATTTCCGGCGTGTATTCCATCTGGTCGAAGTCCACATACCTTTCGAGCCTATTCTGGTTCTGCATCGCAGAAGCCATAAGGTTATCAAATGGATTGTATTCAATCTTTTTAAATTGCTGACCACTGGCAGATCTAAATCTTCGCGCATACTTGTCCAGTTGTCTTCTTCTTAGCCTTCTGGCTGTCTGGGTTCTATGCGTAACAATCGGTCCTGAAAGGAGCTTTGTTAACTTTTTGAAAAGCGTGTGCTCTTGATTTACCGGGTTCTTATTGTTTTTATTTCTATTTCTATTTCTTGCCATGTGTTTTATCCCTTAAACAGCCACGGGAACTGCTCATGTTGACTCTTCGTCTTCTGTATTTTATCAAAAATACTCTTGTTTTTATAGGTATTTTGACCAGGTATGGTGGTATCCAGTCTATTATTCGTGACAATCATAGAATCCAAACACGCCCTCTTATATTCTGTATTTCTCTGGTTTTCTACCAATGCTGTGTCCCTTATCCAGCAGCCTATCGCGCAAGCCATAACGAGGTCATCGTTATAACTCCTCATTGCTTCTGGTTTTCCGTTATTCCACACAAAAGTCTTCATCTCGTTCAAGAGTCGTGTGGAATATACTTTAATTAGTTTATTTCTTATGAATTCCTCCATCTTAGCGATAACTAATGGTCTAGTTTTGGAAGAAGTTGTAAATCCGGCAATCGCATTTGATAAATTTTCTGCTCTAATCTGGTCGATGTACTCATGAGTTGATTTTATTGAGTGATAAACGTTTGGATATCCTTTTTCTCGGAGCTTTTCAAGAACAGCATACCCGACAGAATTATTTTCAACAACTACCATACAGTTTCCGTACTCTCTCCCTGAATTATATAGTATGTCGGAAAATACATCTGGCGTTACTTTTCCTTGATATTCCGCTATGACCTCCATTGTCGATAGTTTTATCGTATGAAAGACTGAATAGTCTCTCCCGTCGCCTCTCGCAACATCAGCAGATATTAGGTAATCCTCGCCGGGGGCGAACTCTTCCCATATCCAATAATTTCTGTCAAAACCTGTTCTGTATTTTGGCTCTCTAATTAAATTTTCTATCCAAGCGATATCATCTCCGTGGAAAACAGTCTCGCCCGACATATTAAAATTGCACTCAAGTTCTTGTGCGATTTCTCTCCTGGACATATTTTTTGTTTCTTTTTCGAACCAATCCTTGTCTCTGTCGGGGTGACGGTCCCAGGGTAGAACAGTTGCATAAAAATCATTTAGCCTTTGGTCTGCTTCGATGTACGTCTTGTGAAACCAATTACCCACACCGTTTGGAGTGGATAGGGCGATACAGCGTCCACCAGTTGACAAAGTAGGGTACAAGCCCATCCACAAGTCGTCTAGTCCGTCGACGTGGGCTGCCTCATCAATAACAAGAAGAGAAAGAGCTTCTGAACGGCCGGCGTCCCCACTGGTGGATGACGCTTTTATCTGAGACCCGTTCGTAAGTTCGAACGAAGTCCTATTGTCAACACTGACCGTTGCTATTGTTAAGAAATCTGGCACGTTCTTCAGTATGTTCTTAACTTTTTTTACTAGGTTTGACGCTGTTCCAAACTTCGTCGCGATTACCAGGACATTCTTTTCTCTGTGGAACAACATCAACCACACAACATAGGCTGCAGTGATAGTGGAGATGCCCAACTGTCTAGCTTTTAAAATAACGTTAAATCGGTGATCCAGATAGTCTTTGACTAAGTCTTCCTGAAAGTCGTAAAGCTTAAAGGGGATTAGTCCCTTTTGTGGGTGAGTTATTTTTGCATAATTATTTATAAAGTAGTTCGGATCCTTGCCGCAACGGACAATTTCTTTCATTACTTCCTTCTTGGTTAATTTGAAGGTCATAGACTTACTTTAGATTCGAGTTTCTTTGTCCAGCTTCCAGATTAAATGGATCAAAATGCTTATAATTATCTGACTTTGATTTGTTACTACCAGCCTTACCTAGATCTAAAAACTTCTTAAAGGTGTCGTCTAACCTGTCCTTGCTCTCTTCCGCGTTAGTATCGGAGTCGCCGGACAACTTATAAACTTTGTTGGCAGTAACCGTAGTTCTTATTCTGGATATGTTTTGCGCTAAGACCTCAATCTCTCCTTCTTCTGACAAAGAAAGAGTATTTCCTGTTAGTTTTTTAAACTCCTTTTTAAGAAATTTGACAACATCATTGACCATCGACTCGATATCAGATTCAAAGTCTTTGTTGTGAATGTCTTTGAGCTTGCAATCACACTGGTAAGATACTATCAACCTATCTCCGTTAAAACGGACGGAAAAACCATCCATTACCCTAGAGTCCACCAATGGGTTTCCTTCTTCCCTCTTCAGTCCTGTCTTTACTGGTTCACCTTCAGAATCCAATGCTCCGTCGTGAGAGTTAGCCAGCACTTGTGAAATGCCATTAATTATTTCAAGTGTAGTCGCCATTTAAAAAACCTCGCTTTATATTAAATAGTAGTTTCATTTTATAATTGCCATAGTATTCTCATCAGGACGCCACCCAGACTTCCACCGTTCTTCTCTGCCCTCTACATACTGGATGTAACAACCAAAGCAACACTGAAACTTGTTCATGTAGAGGTCGTCTTTCCTATCAAAGGAATATACGTCACATACTGGACAGTCACGGTCAACTTTTCTTTCTAAGAATTTCTTAGAAACGAACATGTCTCCTATCATTTCCTTTTCGTCGTTCCTGTTTTCGTTTTCTCTCTTGTAGAAGTCTTTCAAGTCCTGTAGATATTTCTGTTCTTTTTCTTTTGTCCACAAGCTCTTTGGATTCTTTATTGCCTCGGCACCATACTTTTCGGCTATAGCTTTCTCCAGTTTTGCAATATAATTGTAGTCCTTGTTGTCTTTACTCACCAAATTACTCCCCTCACTTTACCAAAGTCACAATCAACAACGTGGTGGCGACTCCAGTTATGACCCCTCCAGTTGCCCACCAGACGCTGTAGTCGTTGGGTCGGTCAAGAGCTGCCTGGGTTAGCTTCTCTATTTCCCTGTCCTTTATGGTGTTTATTTCGTTGTGCTGAGTTATCAATGTATCCACCCTTAGCTTCAGTTTGTCGATCTCAAACTTGTGCTTGACCTTCAGCTTCTCGATCTCATACATCAATTTGAGTTCGCACTTAGCCCTCTCTCTAGCTGGCGCAGTAATAAGGACGGCGTTTGCACCGTCGTCATAACACCAGGCGGCGAGAGCACCCCCAAGTCCAATCTGTTCTAGTAAAACATTATCATCAATACGAGAAAATGATACAGGAGGGAGTTGTATGTCGTTTATGATAGGGTCCGCAGCGGCGGGTAGGGGCAAACTGAGAGTTGCACACAATATGAGAAGCCTAGTCCACAAATTTGAATCCAAATTCCTTCTCAATTCTTTTCCTAATTTCATCAGGGTTTCCTTTCGACTTTATAATTAATTCTTTTATTTCATTTTTTTGAATTTCAGAAAGCTCTTTTTCCTTTTCCTTGAAATCCTTCTCTACTCTTTGCAGAGATTTTTCATATTCCTCGATTAAGTCATCTCTCTTTAGTATCTCATCGTTGTGAGTTTCTTTTAACACCTGTATTTGCTTTTCATAAGATTCTCTCTTTGCCGCAATAACTTCACTCATTGCGTCCGTATTCCTTCTGGACAATATCCAAATGAGTATTGACCACACTACCAAAAAAGGTATCTGCCAATGATTCTTCAACCAAACCCACGCCTTCTTTAACGTGACGACCCACATCAAGAGCTTTTCTCCCCGTGCTTCCATTGCACAGCCATATCCACAAGAGCTTGTGTGCCGATATATGCCAAAGTGATAGCTGTCCAGTTATCGCTTGTGACCATCCCGAACCAACACAAAGCCGTGGCGGTTACCCACGCTAAAAACTTTCTTGATATAAACCTTTCTACATATTTGTCTGCAAATGCCTTGAATCTCGCCACCATGAAACCCCCCTATATATTAACGTGTGCAAAGCCAGACTTCCTCTCAATGCTGATCTGCATATCCACGCAATCCTTTAAAGTATCTAGATGTGAAATAAGAATTACCGTCTTAAAATATCCCTTAACCATGTCCAGGATTCTAACAAATCCTTCCATATTTTCCTCATCCAAGGCAGTTCCGGGCTCATCCAAAATGAACAAGTCCGACTTCGGCAGGCTTGATACTGTCAAAAAGGCCAATCGAAGAGCCATCGAGGCTATCGTCTTCTCTGCTCCAGATCCCATCTCCAGGGGTCTAGGGTCGTGCTTTGGATGCTTAATAAAGATATCCAATTTTTTATCACTGTTCTGAATAAAGATTTCAAAGTCCACTATGTTGGTAAGGATCTTCGCAATCTCCTGGTTAATTATTGGCAATCTCTCCTTTATGATATTATAGGAAATGCCGTTAGGGTGAGCACAAGACATCAATAAGTCATATGCTGCGAAGTCCGTTGCTAAAGTCTTGTATTCCCCCTGCTGCTCCTTCAGGGACTTAAGCTTTTCTTCCATGGATCCGTATGACTTGTGAAAAGACAACATGTCTTCGTGACACTGATCATACTCCTTTTGTTTTATTTGGTGGATCTTTTCACACTCTCTCCTGTGACCCAACAGAGACTCTAGGTTTTCAATCGCCTCTCTGTTGCTCTCGTACTCTTGTTCTTTTGCCGACAAATCCTTCAGTACGTGCTTAGATCTAAGAATCTCCGTCTTGTTCTTCTCTAGAGATATCTGCATCTCTGCCATGGAATTGGCTACTGTGTTCTTCTTGTCCAGAAGTCTATTATATTTTTCAATGTATTCATCAATTTTCTGCTGCTCTTCAGATTTGAGACCGCTTCCTACATTGTTTATCTCTGTGCTGATGGCAGACATGTTCGCTTCTTTTTCTTTGATTACGGAGCCCAAAATCTCGGAACAACCACTGCACATCATATCTCCTTTTCTGACTAATTTTGTCTTCTCTTCGGAGATCCATTTCATCTGAGATAAGAGAAACTCTAACCGATCCTTGTTTTCTATGATCTTTTCTCTCTTTTCTTGATAAGAGCCAATGTCAAATTCTCCCAAAAAATCCTCTATTTTGGAATAGAGCGCCTGGCTCTCTCGCAATTCATTTTGCGTAGAATCATTTTTATCCGAGAGGTGCTCGACTTTATTTTCCTCTCTGGAAATCTTTTTTCTTAGCGATTTTATGTCAATGATTTCTGTCGGAACAGAGTCTATCTTTTCTTGCACCTCGCTCATCTCCAGGGAGATTTCTTGAATATCCTCTTTTAGAGTTTCGCAAATGGCTTTGTTCCTCACAATAGCTATTTCACTTTCTGTGATCTTCTTCTTCGCTTCCTCTATCATGGAATCGTAGTCCACATCTTCAAGCTTCTTTAATGCGCCCTTAGTTAGAGAACTATCCTCTTTTGCCATCTTGAACTTTTTGTCAAAAATCTCTAGATCTAGAAACTTTGCCAATATTTCTTTTCTCTTTGTAGATCCCTCATTTACGAAAGACAGAGAATCAAGCTGACTTGCCATAGAAGTTGATAGAAAATCATCTAGTGTGCCAAAGTACTTTCTGATGTTTCTGTCAGTGTCTTGTCTTGAGGTTCCGTTTAGACTTGTCCTGTTCCCAAGCAAATCTACAGTTTCAAAATCTAGGTCTGTTTTTGCCTCAAGTGTCTCTTCTCCCTTTAGCTTCTTTACATACTTTTCAGCACGTCTATCAATCAAATATGTCTTATCATCAACGCCAACAATCGCCCTTACCGAACACTTATCCTCGTTTTGGTTGATGACGTTCAAGTTCCTTCTTACGGATTTTGACGTAGAGTTATACAAAGAAAATAACAAAGAGTCCACGACAGAGGACTTGCCGGAGAAATTCTTTCCGAAAATACCTACGATGCCTTCTAGTTTGGCAAAATCAATTCTATTTCCCTCTCCGTAATTGAACATATTGTCCCACTCTAGAGATTTGAGGCTCCAACTTATATTCCTATATGTGTCCTCTTTTTGCTCAATAGCCTTATTGTACCTTGAGTTCAGGTCCAATACGCGCTTCATTACATCGTCAGATACTTGAAAATCCTTTAAATAGCCTTTTATTAAATCCTCTTGTGTCTTTAGGTCTCTTAGATCTTTTTGTTCGAACCCATCCCCAGAATCTAAGGTTATCTTTTTTGTAGCTGCGCGATTCAAATAGGTAACAGACTCTGGATCGTGCCTGTACTTGATTATCTCTACTGCATGGCGCATCTTATCTAGAGAAATACTACTATCAGATACAAGCCTCAACCTCGCACCCTTCGGAACACTTATATCGTCTGGTAGGTCTCCCTTGTTGGTGAGGGGGATTGTGATAAATGGTTTTGGATTATCGAAAGTGATTAACTTATTGGTAAACTCATCTTTGCTCTCAATATCCCACAGTAAATAACCCTTATCTAGTGATTCTCCGAAGTTCTGCTGAACAGTTGAGCCCGCATACCAGATACGGCCGTCCTTGTCGAGAGGTTGAGTCTTATGTATATCTCCCAAAAAGGCAAAATCAAACTCACTGAAGATCTCAATGTCGTGGTCGCCGCCGAGGGTCCAGTTTAAGTCGGTCTTAGATTTATCGATGGCTCCATGATAGAGGGCTATATTTATCTTGTCTGGATCTGTTGGGTCGACCCAGTTCTCTTCGTCAAACACAGATAACACATTAAGGCAAAACTTGTCGTCAAGATGCACCTCTCCTGCGTTCTTAATTAAATGTAAGTTAGGGGAACCAATTGCTTTAACAATTGGACTCAGGGCGTCTTGGCGGTTGTGGTTACGCAAATTGCCATCATGATTTCCTAAAATTATATATGTTGGGGCAATATTGCTAAGATTTTCGAAAAAATCTCGTGCCATGTCTACAAACTCTGGTGAAATTTGTGTCTTAGTGTGTGCGATGTCCCCGCAGTGAATAATATAATCCACGTTACTATCAATCAGTGATCGATAGAGCTGATCAAAAACCTCTCTATATTCAAAATGATATTTAAGATTTCTAATGTGGGTGTCCGCAATATGCGCGAATCTCATGTATCCTCCATTTATCTAGATTATATTATAGTATTATATTACAATCTGATAAAGGAGTCAAGTACTTTCTTCGTTTAAGAACTTTACGAATTTTGTCAAAAAAGCTTGTCTGTCGTTTATGGACAAGTCCTTGAACTCTAGGATTAGTTTTTCTGCTATGTCGTTACCCAAAGTAGAAGAATCTGCTACAGTCATTCTCTCTACTTCTTCGCGAATAATTTGCTTTATCTTCTTTCTAGTGATTTCCATGTGGATGATCTCCCTAAAACCTCAAACACTGATATAAGTAGTCTGTCGAATCAATAATGGTCGCTTCTTTCTTTCTTGTCTCAAATTCAGACCTGGACATACTGCCCACATCCTCATACGGTGAGACGTCTACCTTATATACAGTTATATCATATTCTAGAAGCAAATTTATTATTCTTTTCTCTTTTTCGAATGCGTCTGGGTCCAAAGCCATGTATATGGTTGCTTTTTCTTTAATAATTTTTTGAAATAATTCAGAACCCTCTCTAAGGAAAGACCCCAAAATAGGAACCGCGTTGCCTGCGACGATGGCGTCGAACACGCCCTCGACCAAAACTACGGGCTTGTCCCAGTCAGTATATAAATCATTAAATACTATGTCCCTACTTGATGGAGGATTCTTATATTTTGGAAATTGATTACCATACGATCTTGCTATGAAATAGTTTAAGTCTCCATGATTATCAAAAGAAGGTACACATATTCTTCCAGCATATTCACCTTCGTCGCAAAACCCTATCTTCCATCTCAGGATATCTTCCTTCGTTACGCCCCTCTTCCTCAAGTACGACCTAGCATGGCGAGCACTTAGGGGTCCTGAATTTCCCGTCAAAGTCTTGAAAGACTCTGGCAAGTTAACAACTTCTGGAACCTTTGGTTCCTTTGTCTTGAAAAGGTCGTCGAAAGTAGTTATATCTACTGTTCCATCTAGGTCAGACCATCTCTTGTGTTCAGAATATGGAGCATATCTCTTTAAGAGTTTTACAATCTTTAATCCGGAATATCCGCAAACCCAACATTTGAACACTCCTTTTTCGATATTTATAGATAGTTTTCTTTTGTCGTGGTCGCATTTGGGGCACTTAAATAGATATTCTTCTCCCGACTGGTAAGATCTGCCGAGGACCCCTTCTAGGATTTCAAGTTTTTCTCCTGCCATTTAATCAACCCTGCCTTTGCTATAACCCAGCTATCCGCACGATCTGTTACACCGGGTTTAGGATTGCCAAACTTTGTATATTCTACCTCGAAAGACGGGTTCTTGTCAAGAACAAAATCCAAAACAACTTCCTTTGCCTTTGTTCCTCGTGGAACAGTGATGCCGCAGGTCTTTCTCGCTTCGGATGCGGATATATAATTCGGCTTCTTTCCAAGCATTCTGAACGCTGTCCACGAAACCATGCCATTAAAGCTTTGTAATATTGACATCGTCTTCGCAGATGATCCTCCGGAATTAAAAAATTTAAATGGCTCTTCTATGTAGATCTCTTGTATCTTGTGTTTTAGGGCTATCCCCAAAAGCCAAAGTCGGACGCCTTCGGCCTTGTCAAATAAGTCTTTGAAATGCTTTTTGTTCCTCATGTCCCACGATTCACACGCGACAATATTACCATCCATGTCGAGAATGGTCGCTCCTGTAATACTTGTTGAAATGTCTAGTCCTAAAATCATTTAAAAGTCTGGTAAACGTATTGCATATATCTTATCAAAATTGCCTCTTTTCGTTCCTCATTTTCTGTGTGATACCACTGCCAGGCGGTAGTATCTTTTACCATTTTAATCGCTTGTTTGAGATTTTTTATATTTTTTTTTAATATTTGTATGTGTTCTTTTTCTGGGTCCGGTGGGCTGATGTTCAAGTCTTCTGCTATTTCCAACAAATCTGACAAGTCTGCATTCTCTGAAGCCTGTTGTGCTCTCCTGAACAACTCCTCCTTCTTTTGTGCCTCTTCACTAGATACCCCTATAAGCGCATCTGGGTGGGACTCTCTTGCTATAGCCCTGTATAGCTTCTTAACACTCTTAGAGTCGGGATTCTTCTTCTTTATCTTCTTTGTGGGTAGCTCTTCTTCCTTTTCTTTTTTATTTTTTTGTTTTGCTCTTTTGCCGGCTTTACTCAGGTTTGATTTCTTTTTTGGCTCGTCCTCTTTTTTAGTCTTATTCATGGCTCCCTGGAGAACTTCTTGTTCATCAATTGGACAAGTCTCGCAAACTTTGTTGTAGGCTTCAGCAAAATCTAGCTGCGCGTCTTCGAAGATCTCTTCATCCATAATGAGTTCCGCTTTAAGGAATTTCGCCTCCAAGACAAGCATGTTGTAAAGCTTTTTATCTCTACTGACTAACATGATCTAGAAATCCAACTTTATCTTGAATGTATAGTCCCTGTCCTCTGTTTTCCTTACCGGATTTGCGAGTTTCGCGATTGCTATAAGATTTCTATTTTTATCATATATGCCTATTTTCGATATGTATGTTTGCTTACTAAAGGATCCCGTAGGATCAGAATATGGAGTATATTGCAGATTCTTTACCTTCAAACCTTTATGCTCTTTGAACGTAAAACTCGAAGTGTGAGGCAAAGATAATTGCCCTTTTTCTAGAAAAGTCGGGTTTGTTGAGTTGTTGACCTCTCCCTTACGGGCGTGAGCCAGCATAGTCACGGTTGGAACATAGTTGATCCCCTCGAAACTAACAACAAATGTCGAACCCGTGAGTACTCCAGCAGCGGTGCCGTCGTTCGCGCCGCGTCCAAAATATTTCCACTTTGGAGTATATGTATCATTGCCAATGTATTTGTCGGTAAACGCATCGTTAATATCCCAGGCTCCAGTCAATGCCAAGAAACCTTCATTATACAGGACCACGCCGCCGACCTTTCCGTCGTCGGTGGCAGCATTGTATGTACCAGAGACCTGTATCAACTCTCCGTTCCTCTTTGTATCTCTTAGTTCCGCTGCCAAAGTTCCAGTTATATAAAACTGTAACGCTACTGATCCCTTCTTTATGGAGGATCCATAAAATATAGATGGTATCTCTATCAGCGACATCTCTTGGAGGCTCTTATCCCACTGGATACCTGGCATGTTTGTGGACGCACTGTTAAATGCATAGTGTTTGCTGATGTGCGCATACTTATCAAACGAATTCTTCAAAGAATTTATGTACTTCTTGTTTCCAGTTATCGTCTTGAACGATCCGTTGTTCTCCACCACGTCTATAATTGTTGTTGAGGTTTCGGATAATTTAATTGTCTTAATACTTGACGTTAGTGGGTATTTTCCCTTTATCGTGTCGCCATGCGAAAACTGGGTTGCACTATCAAACTCTGTCGTACTTATCGTTTTAAACGCCGTTCTAGACCCCTCTTTGGTTACAAAAGGATAAATTGATCCACTTCCTGGGGGCAGGTCAGACTGGTCTATCGCTCTATCGACATTTAACTCATATAGGCTCAAAAAGCCTTGTGGGGTGGCATTCGTATTATTAAAGTTTGCTTTAGAGTTCTTAACGCCGTTTATGTAAACTTTTGAATCAAAGATTACGAATTGTTGTTGGGGGAAGGTCTTTATCCTATTGTAGAACAAATCTCCCGAATTGAATGTATAATACGGCATAACACTTCTTAGTAATCCAATCTAACTCTTAGCGTTAGTTCGTTCGTAGGGTCCTTCCTTAGTGGTTCAGATAGCTTCGCTGCAGCCAATAATTCGTTGTCCGGAGAATACAAGCCAATTGTTGTAATGTAACTAATTGGCATGTCGCTTGGAACGTTCTTTACTCTTATCTGGCTTTCCGTTAGATATGACGGATTCGAACTATAATTAAACTCATTATGATGTGCCCTACAGAAATAAACTGTTGAGTTCAGCTCAGTAGTATTATTAAAAGAAACATTTAATATTCTGTGTCTGATCGCGCTTGCTGCTGTCTGTATTGATGACCCCGTAAACAATGAATAAACGTCTGCATGTCCCAGAGCAGTGATATCTACTCCTGCGGCGTCTACTACCTGCTTGTGCATCATGCAACTTGCAGAATTCAGAATACCGCCAGTTAGGTGGTACACCGTTGCTGGTGACGTTGAGGCAGTGACTTGTCTGACGCCTGCGTCTCCACCGCCGTCGTGATTAGCTCTGGCGAATGCGCGGGCATCCAGAACAACTATGCCTGCCTGATAAAAGATCAGACCTATGTTGCCTGGGCTAGTTGGATGATTAGATCCTGTAGTCAGACCATGTGCAATTGGCGCAGTAATTGCGTTTGATGTCCCGCCGCTTGAAGCAGATAGAATACCATATTCTCCTGCTGGAGAATTTATTCTGTAATCGTTCTGAGCGTTTGTGTCTTTTACTACAATGGTTCTACCTGTGTACTTTCTAAGATCGCCGGTAGTTTCATCTGGTGCATCTGGAGTGCCGTAGTGAGGAGATACACCCAAGGTCATGCTGAATGATCCCTTCTTGATCTCGTCCTTTGTAAGTAATCTTGAAAAGTTCAAGAAAAAAGCCTCGTGGATTTTTCCAGTTTTTGGATTCCCTGTAACATCTCCATCCTGATCGAACGCTCTTATGTTGCCATCCTTATCGTGGCCCATCAGAACCTGAGCCATTTGATTGTATATCTGTATCTTCTTTTCTTGCTGAGTTCTTGCTACCTGCTTAATATTTCCAGATAAAACAGACCCTGTTGAATAGCCAGTTGTGATATCAAAAATGTGATTAGCCGAAGAACTGAGGTATGGGTAATCATACACTGATTGGAACATTCCATGTGAATAGTTTTTTATATTCAATTCTGTCGCAATGCTCCCATCCCTGTTGTATGTACCTGAGACGATTGCTCCGGTGATAGGGATTGCTTCGTGAAGTAATGTCTTACTTGTTACTATGTCAGTGTTGAGAAATGTCTTGAAAGTTGTTGCCATTGTTCAGTCCTTTTAGCTTGTTCCTTGTTTCTTGATGTATCTGATCGGTATGTCTATGGAATATCCGGTGGTCGCTGCGGTGATGCGGACGAATGTGTCTATATAATAATAAACCTTTCCGTTTCTTAGCCCAACCACTGGGGCATTGTCTGATGTTTGAGTAAAAGTACTTCCTAGCTTTTCGAACAAATAAGTAGATGTGTTCAAATTCAAACTAGGCTTAACTCTAAACTGCAGCACTTTTCCTCTAGGTCCTCTAATTCTATGCTTTGTCTTGTTTCCTCGAACCAGGGCGGCATTCAAGGTGTCGAACCTATCTCTGATTATTCCGCCGGCGTCCATCCCCGAGTTGGCGCTAATGTAATAACTAGCAATTTGATCATCATCTATGAACGATACGGGAAGAGATGCGTCACTGCCAAGTGCTGGTGGACCAATCAATGTTCCCAACCTATCATCCATTTCAATTATAAATTGAGTTTCCCTCAAATTCGCAGGCAAGTCTAAAGAAGGTGGGACCTTCTTGGTGTCCATGCCTGTCTCCAGAGCGATATAATTGCTCCCGTTGGTATGAATGATTCCCGAGTCATCTACATGAGCAGATACCAAGGAAGTATCGGAGTCTTCAGTGTTGGCATCAACCGTTATGATGTACGTTCCGATATTTGCCAGTTTGGTTGGTGCCAAATCTGGAGCCGAGTTCTGGAATCCGCCGTCGCACAACTTCATTATAGGCATGTGAAGTATGTTGGTGTTTGTTATTGTCATCAGTTTTGATTTCATTAGAGAAGTGTTATTCGTGAATGCCTCCAAAATTGGAGTCTTTAATACCTCCAAATCATAGTAAGCTGACCCGCTGGGGTGGTTTCTATTAAAGAGGGAATAATCTATTTCGTCGTCGCCTAGAGCGAATTTAGTAATTTTAAAGTCGCCTCGCGCCATTCGAAATCTTCCGGTATCCGTCAAAACCGCGTCTAGTATAATGTCTCCGGAATTATCAAGAAAAGCCATATTTTTTACTCCTAGGTATTCTACTAACTAATTAGGGATTAATCCTCAATAAATCCTAACATTTATGAATTTATCTCCGTATTATCTTCAATTCTAGTATATTTCTTTTGAAATTTAAAATTTATATCAACCTGCTTACCTGTTGACTTCGAGGTTATTCTGCATTTAAATTGCTTTCCCCACAAAGTCTCTCCTGGGTTGTCAGGCGTGCCCACAGATCCGACCTCCTGGTGTCGTTCCCACTCCAAGAAACTGCCCCCGCCTGGGAGCGGAAGAATTGTTTGCAACATAGCCGGCGTTATCATTATCTTTTTTCTAAAAACCATCTTTGTCTCTTCTACTGGTTTCGGAAAATTCCAGATGGACATTTTCATATAAACCATATCATCTTCCGATATGAGTTCAACCTCATATATGTTTGTAGGATTGGAAACGTGCCCGTGGACATCTTCCGACCTAAACGTGTAATAGTATTTCTTGTTTGGCAACACATCATCCTCGAAGGCTGTACTTGTCGCATCCGACTCTATCCTCGTTAGCTTGTTTTCGTAAAAGTCATCCCAAGCCAGAGGAGGAGTATCTATTCTAAAAATCTCAAAAACTTTTGTCATATCATCGTTCTTAAATTTTACTGGTTGCACAGTGGTCCCATCTGATCTTTTGCGGGGAACGCTTCCAGCATATACTTGTCTTTGTGAGATTCTGACCATATCAAACTGCCCATGATCATCTGGTTCGAGTATTACGGGGTTTGCCACCATTTCTCCAGTGTTGCTATTCAGCCAAAACAAAATCTTGTTTTTCACTCCCTTGTATGGGATGATGTTGACGTCTGGCGGAACGGGTGGCTTATCCAATATTGCGATTTCCCTTGTGTGCATCGGCACGACAGCGATTCTGACGCTGGGGGTGTGAACAACTCCGAAAAAGAATCTGCCATCAGCATGTCGTCGATCGGCGGGGTCACTTGCCTCATGAAATCTCCGTATTTGCGCGTCTGTCATACAATCCAAATAAGCGTATCTAGTACCGATTATCATGACAATAGATGAAACTTTATAAAGATATCTCTTTCCGTACTCCACTTGACTATCAACGTACTTGACTATGTCAACATCCTCTCTGTTGCCAAACATGAAAGTCTGGATCAGTACGCCTTCTTCGCTCATTTTGTCAACCCGATACCCAACAATCTCCGAATATGCCGGATGACCGTTCAAAACATCGTTAAAATTTGTCCGATATTTCTCTTCCACTATATTCTTAATTTTGGACTTCATTATCGCCCTACTTAATTGTGACCTAAACACTTCTTGTGGCATTGATCTACCGGATGTTGGTCTGTTGTTTTCTAAGGTTTCTAACCATTCATTTAAATCTGTATATTGTATATCACTTTCTACAATATCCGAAAATACCTTTTTAGTTTTTGCGGATGGTTGTATTCTATCTCCTTCTGGTACGAACTCTCCGTCTAACCTTCTCCTGACGTTCCCTAAATCAAGATCAATCCCCTCAAAGGCGTCAGAAACGTCCCCCACTATGGCACTCTGAGAGGACAGTATCGCATCCTCTTCCTGGGTACTGGATCCAAGTAACTGGGTTACTACCTTCATCCTTTCGAAATCATACCTCATCTCGCGAGGTCCATTACCAATTACTCTGTCGTCGTTAGGAAAACCCAGTGGAAAAAATAAGTTAAATAAATTATCTCTATCCTCGATCCTAATTGCTTGCACCAATTTAGATTCAGTATTGGTCGTTATTTCTATTCCCGTATACATCGGGAACATATCTTTTTCCTTAAAAACCTTCTTAAAGGTCTCGGTTCCAGGGTCGGCATAGACATCCAAATTTGATACTTCCGCCCAGCGGCGGTGGACGAAGATACCATATTGTGTCGCTGCTCGTTCTCTCAATAACTCTCGGTGTTGTGTAGCAGAATTGCCAGGAGTAACCAAATTTAAGAGATTTTCTTGCATCAAAAGCTCTTCTCTCACTCGTGATTCTCTATTGCGCTGCACTGACCTACCTGGCTTAAACTTATAATAATTTGGAAGCCTGACCTCTTCGTAAAACGGAGATAATATCTCTTCGTATATTCGATCATAGTGGTTGTAGACTCCATAAATATCTGCGTATATTCCAGTGTTAAAATCTGTTTTGTCCATTTGTTCCTTTGTCAGAAAATCAGGAATCATGGTCACATGGTCATGAAATGTGTGCACATAGCTGCCACCAGGGCGGAGAGACGGATCCCTAAACTCCTCCAAGGTGGTACCATACTGGAGCCGTCCGGAAGCGCCTGCATTCCTATAAAAAGGAACCACAGGCCATATATTCTTAGATTCAACCACCTGGCTAAAGTCCGCATCATATTTAAAGAAACTCCTTGGTCCAAATCGTCGGTATTCTCCATCACTAGTCGTTTGTGATCGTTTTCTAAAGTTTTGAAGATTTTGTCCTGCATATGGGAGACCATATAAATAGTTTCTCCAATTCCATCGAGATTGTTGTGGTAGATTCTCACCAGCTGGAACAAGTATCTTAAAGGACTCTTGGAATATTGGGAACGATATCTCCGGGCTTCGTTGAGTAAACATTCCTAAGATACGTTGCAATTCGAACCAGTCTTTAGGAGGCAATATTGCATCCAACCTATCAATCCGATCAGGTCTACCAAGAGTAACCGGAGTCGATGGAGACGGTGACCACAGGACATTCGTCTTGTTAAAGAAACTAAATTCTGGTTTGTGGATTCCGTGAAAAGAAAGATCTGTGGCTCCCTCTGTAGGCTCTGTCGGAAGAAGTCCATGGATGTGTGCCTGGTGTAGCCACATCTTTCCTGTTGCATACCTAAATGTATCTCCTCCGCTTGTGCCCATCTCCCAGCTCATCTCACGCCTAGAAGGCACATTTGGTGGGATACGACCGTGTAAGGACTGGTTCGCTGGATCTTCCCCTCCTAGTCCAGATGGTCCAGGTATCTGGTTCCATGGGAAAAATTCAACAGATGATCGATGGGATGATCCGAACATGTTTTCATGATCTATCAGCCATTTAAACTTTCCTGCGGCAAAATTATGTCCTGGTTCTGGTACTATTTCGTTGAAATCCGCCCCAGTAGATGCGGCGATGGCATAGGCTTCGGCGGCTTGGGCGACGACCGCACCAAGTTCGGCTTCTACTGCATTCACCAAATCAACCTGGGCTCCGACTTCGCCCATAGCGGCTATGATTGCACCCATAGCAGCGCCAGGAACAGGACCACTAGGTGTCTCGTTTCTACAAAGACCCGTCACAGCATCGATCATGGAAATAGCACTAGTAGCTGCAGCAGCGTTTGCATTTGCCTCCGCTTGAACCCCTGAAACGAGTCCAACGAGTCCCGAACTGCCCTCCGCAGCCCTGACAGAATCTCTGACTAAACTTCCAAAGCCTGTAGCAGCATATCCTCCTGGCGATGGTCCGTCTCGCCTTTCACCGTCCCATGGCATATCTAATACTTTCCTCTCGTGTTGTTATTTTTTCCAATACTTTGAACACCTTTACCTCTTGTTTTGTTTGCCTGCTTTGCTTGACTCTTTGCTCTTGCCTTTGCTCTTGCTTTAGCCTTTGCTTTTATCCTTGCTCTCGCTGTCGCTTGTTCTTTCGAGCTTCGCTTTTGCTCAATACTGTTCCTTTTGCTCGTATTTTTTGGAATATCTCCCCCTGATGGTATAAATATTTGCGACATTGAATTACTCATCTTATTATCTGTCTTGTTTTCTACTGTTTTTCCTCTACCCAGTGCCTTTTTTGCCTTGCTCTTTCTCTCTTGCTTCTCTTTGTTCGCTTCCAATGTTACCTTCGTTGACACCCTTGATACTAGAGCCTGCTGCTGTAGTTTGGCGGACTGAGGCTTGGGTGGCTGCATGATCTTTCGTGCTGACTTTTCCACCTGCTCTTGGATCTTAGATGCCTGCTTCGGTGGGTCCTTTTTAGCCTTTGATATTGTTGTCTCGCTCTGGATGGTAAAAAACTTTTTGCCGGAAGACATCTTTTCAGGTTTGGTAATTCCAGATTTTGGATCCGAATATTCTTCCATCTTGTATTTGCCCGGCTTCAATCCCTTCTTTACTTCTTCAATCTTGACTTCCTTATATATCGGCTTATTTAATATTGGCTTCCCTTTTATATCTTTCTCGAACCCCTTCAGTTTCTCTATTTTTTTCATTGTTCCATATATAACTTTCGATGCTACCTGACCTTTTTTTCCTACGGCTGGTCCTGGCTTTATCAGCTTTTCAATTTGTGGTGCAATGCTAATTTTTTCTTTTTCTTTTTGCTTTTTTTGAGTGGTTGTTTTCTTCTCTTCTGTCCTCTTGTTTATGCTTTTTCTGGCTTTTGGTATTATGATCTTCTCTTTCTCTACGTCCACGACTCTATTCGACTTTGCTGCGGCTGCCTTCACTAGGCTGTTGGCTTTCGTGAACGTGTTCCTCCTTTGCTGACTTGGCTGTTCTTTCACTAGATCGAGCTTAGTTACAGATTCTATTACCGGCTTCGGCTCGCGAGGTATAACTTCACAAAAAGAAGTGCTCTCGTCTTGGATGAACACCTCATCCACCTTGTCGGTCACGTCTGCAGAATAAAATGCCATATTTTGATCTTCAGTCTTTGCTGAGTTTACTATCTCTACCATCATTTCTGTTTGCTTTTGGAGACTCGGGGCTTTCAGAATTTCCGAAAAATCAATATCTCCCAAGTTATCAAGAATAGATTTGGGTGATTTCTTAGCCAAAATATTAACGGTAGTGTCCAGCATGTCTATGACGGAGTTTGATTTCTGTCCTATAGGTAGATCAAAAATAGACTCAGGTTCCGTAGTATAAGAAAACGTTGGCTTGCCCAATCCCAAAGAAACAGAATTCGCAGATATCACAGCAGGAAACCCATCATAAGACTTGTCTTTTAGATCAAATTTTTCCTCCTCCACTTGCAACAGTTGCTGGACCTGTTCCGAGGTTATCCTATGACTTCCCAGTCCCCTCTCGATTAGCTGAATTTTTGCTTTTTCATTTGTTTTCTTGGGGCTGTTACGTTTTGCTATCTCGTTCATTCGGGCTCTGGCAGATATACGACGCCTTCCGCGTCTTCTAACTCGCTGGTTTTTACCTTTCACAATCATGGACAGTTTACTATTTGATTCTTGGTGCGCTGTTGTAACCAATTCATTGCCTATTTTGCGCGGATCTGTATTGACCTTGGGCTTTTTCGTGGTCAACTTTGCAAGTTCATTGAATTTTGATGCAAAATCGGACACCAGCGCGGACCTGGCATATTGTTCTGTGTCACTTTGTGCACTGTCTGTAGATTCTTGAGCATTGTAGGACAGTACAGTCTCTGTAAGATCAAATAAAGAATTTACCGAAAATGGGCGGCGGCGGTCGCTTGCGTCTACAAAATCATCCCAATCTCCAAAAAACTTCTTAACCTTCATGGTCTTGGGGCTTCTTCCAGAGCTAGCAGCCCCGCCTCTTGTGAGGTCTACGTTGGATGAGTCTTTAATGAGGTCAACATCCAAAATGTCCTCCAAAAGAGATTGGACTTCATTAAATGACTTAAGAACATTTGATACTTGTTCTGGTCTGGAATTCTCTGGCCTCAGTAAGGATATTACATTATCGATAGTAAACTTAGAAAGCTGTGCGTTGTCATGCTCTGCCAAATTACCCATTCGAAAAATCGCATCTGCATACACTATGTTAATCGCCACGAAATAAGACCTACAAATCTTCAAAAAATCATATTCTTTGTTCGCGTGCTGCCTAAAATTTGGGGTGAATCTTCTTGTCAAGTGGTTATAGTTTCCTGATCCTTCGGTCCTCTGTAGTGCCTTCTCTCTATAGTCTGGAAAGTCTGACCCGTCGGGACCTGTTCGTCCCGTCCTGCTATAGTATTTGGCGCTCATGAACGGGATTATACATTCGTTGTGATACCTCTCTAGTTCATTTGTAGATCTTCTCAATTCAGAAAGTATTTTCTTGAGATATTTTTCAAACCCATCCTCGTAAGTCAATTCGATTCCATACTGATATGTTCCATCGTATACATTTGTTAGAGAATCGTCTCTTCCTATAAAGTTCCTGAAAAAAGGAAAAGGAGCGTAGCCGTCCGTTTGTATCGGCAAAGGAGCAGAAGAGTCCTGCTGGAACCACGCCAGCATATTAGTGAGAGAAGTTTCCCTGGTTAATTCCTCAACTGGTTCGTCGGTAACTATTCCTGCTCCACTGTCCATCACAATCAAAAGATCTGACTCGTCAAATCTGTTTACCAAATTATCGGCGGGTGAACGCTCGCCGGTTTGGGCTACAGTAATGGCTGAACTCCCTTTGGTAAACACATCTGGGGCTGGACAACCTAAAGAATTTGCACCTAGGGGTCTGTCCGTCACTCTCCTTCTCAATATCCGAATGTCAACAAGCCTAAAATAGTCTCTGGGGCGGAGGAGAGAGTACTTTGTCACGTTTGGCAGGTTATCATACATGTATCCATATTTTGAATTTGTTTTAAAAATCTGTTCTTGGTCGACCATAAATTCAAAAGTTACCCCACCAGTCGAAGGATCATGATCTATTTCAGCTCTTGCGTTAAAATGATTTGACCTTGCATCCTTCAAGAACCTTAATTCTTTCCTCTCTTGCAAGAAGCTAGGCATGTGTGTTGGTAAATATAAGTCTACTTCAGATCTCTGAAAGCCCCTGAAGTCTTGCACTATCATGTTTGGGACCACTATATCTGTTAAATATTGTGCACCGTCAGAATGGAACCTCCCTGCCATGTATCTTCCGTCTTCCATTATATGATATGGACCCGTATAGGGGACACCTCGTTGGTCTAATAATATCATCTTGTGAGGATCCACGATGCCGTTCTGAAGCACTGTTGTTTGAGCCGGAGTACCATAAATGGAATTTAAGAATTGTGCATCTGTTAGTCCTATATTTAAATCAAATATGCTAAAGTCCATATATGTAAACGAGTGAACCTTCATGTTCCTGACTCTGGCGGGGATTGTCGGTATAGAAATCTCTTTATGGTATTTGTATACCGGCTCATTGTTTGCGTCGTACTGCTTAAAATGATCGGAAGTTTCAAAGATCATTTGGTCTCCATTATTACCTCTCACCGTATCCGTATAAAAGGTAATATCATTTCGAATGGCGGCGAGTGTCTGAAGGGCTTGCGGGATGGTAGGCGCGTTTTGACCTAATATTGCTGCAACCCTGTCTCTGAAGTTTCCACGCTCAATTGCTGATGAGACGAATATAGCTTTTATTATTCTTGAGGCAGCCGCAGATGTGGTTACTACGACTACCACCTTGCACGCTTGAGCCAAAAGCGATTCCGATACCGATTGTGGATCCTGTCCTGGAGGTGTCCTAATTCGAGATCTTGTCGCAGCAAGTACGTCTTCGTCCATAACATCACTTATCGCTATATCTACTGTTGCGGTAACATTTTCATCAGTAGGAGAGGATTCCAGGGTAACCCTGTTTATCTCGACATTTGGCAGAAAGTTGCCTATAAGGTCTCTCTCGGGAGAGGTTACTCTACTTCTAGTCGTCATCACATAAATCCCCCGTAGGAATTGCCGTATCAGTTATTCTAAACCCTAGGTCCCTATCCCTATATGTCTTTGTCATTGGGTCATATACGTCGCTGTCAAAATCTATCTCCACATATGTCGCCAATTCGTTCTTCTGGGGAACGTCCGATTCCTTCAACAACAATGCTAGCAACTTTTCCTCCACCACTTTCAGTCCATTTTCTATAAATTCCTCCTCGCCATCAACAAGAAAAAACTCAACTTCAAAATTATCATCAGAGACTGGAACGTTATCTTCTACTATATCCAATATAATATAACTCTTGTCCTTTGATACATTTAGCACATACCCGTCGACAAATTCTATCTCGTTCTCGTCGCCGTATTGCGTCTGATATTCTTCGATGTCTATCGTTTCTTCTGGCGGGGTGGTGGTTGCCTCCAACTCATAATCCACTATCATATTTATCTGAGGACGTCTGTATCCAATATTTGGACCCGAAGCACTGACCTCTATCGGTGTTTCGAATCTCTGACTATTTTTACTTGCAATGTTCCACGACGGAACATACCTGTTTCCAGTCTGTGAGTTTCCCAGCAGATTTCTCATTAACTTTCTATCGTCGGGAGTAATAGATATGTCATCCACATAATCTTTTCCATAAAGATCATCACCCAGGACCTTTGCAAGCATGTCAGGATCGTCATCCCCCTCTGGTGCGTTTGTTATTTGATTGTTTAATCTTGTCACTCTTGATTCCGCACCTTCGTGTTCGTAGAGCGGTCTCATTCTTATCGTGTTGTTTTGTATTCTTTTGTGAGAAGATTTGCCCGTCTCAAAAGCATTTTCTCCGTAAGACACATCATAAAGAACCTCGTCGTCAGAGAAGGCATAATACACAGGCTCAAATTTGCCCTTTGATAAAAGGTATTTGCCGTATTGAGTGAGTTGAACCTCCATTACTTCTTCTTTTTTATTAAAAAACGACATTATTTCTTAGGAACCCCCTTGATAATCATGGAGAAATGATTTGCAGTATCAAATTGCCTAGGTGAGTCTTCCTCCTCCTTGTTAATTGAGATACCTGCTGTTCTAGCCACCACGCTTGCAATCTCCTCTCTTGTGAGTGGTTGTGATATATCTTCCTGTCTCGCAAAGCCAACTTCTGCCTCCACTTTAACTAGTTCGACGAGAGAGAAATAATCATATGGCCAATTATATCCATAATCAAAAATATCATTCTCAACTGATACCTCTCCGTCTGGGTGTCCGTTTGGTAATCTATCCCTCTTCATTTTCTTGAAGTAGTTTGTTTCTGCCTTCTTCTTAGCCTTGAACACCAGCCATTTTACTCCTTCATTCAATTTTTCATCGGACAGTAACCCACCATTTTGTGTCAATTCATGAGAAACTACTGCTTCTGCTTGGAGGCTGTCGCCAGAGTCCTTATGGAAGTTATTCAAGGCTACATCCGGTGGTAGATTTTGCCACATAAGAGCAATATCATTCTTTGATAAAGTGTGCTCAAACTCAAAAATATACATAGCGAAAGGAGATATAAAATTCTCCTCTGGATCGTTGTACTTCAAGAAATTCATCTTTGGAGGGATAACATATCTCAGCATCTTATCTACCATGTCCTGGATGCTCTTTCTTGGAACGATTGGCTCTGAGTGTCCGCTTCGTCCGCTCGCGTTTTGTGACGTGGTGGTTGAGCCCATTTCCACTGCTTCGATTTCCGACTTTTTGTATTTGGAAAAGCCTGCTGCCTGAACAGCCTTGTAGACCTCGCTTTTTGGCAAAACAAAGAATTGTCTTTTTCCGTTCGCTCCCTCAATGAACGGAACAGCAACAACTGCCTCTGAGATCTTTCTCTCTTCTGGCATTTGCCCGATCGAAACCCTCTTCACTTCATTGCCCAATTCCTTACCTTGTGATACGAAGTGCATTCCCAGCAACTCATCCAATGGTGCGCTGGTAGAATTTCTCTTGGTAGGTCTAATCTCCATAAAACTAATCGGAGTCTTATAGGATCCAGTTTGGTGCCACATCCCCAGCGTCTTTGTGAGCCCATATGGCTTTGGTTGTACTGCACTTGCCCTTCTAAAGTCCATATTGGGGGTCTCCCATTTGGACTGTATTATCCAAGACTTTCTTAGTATGTCCGCGTCTTCTCTGGTGTTCTCCTTAGTTGGCAATAGGCTAGCTTCACTAATATCGATTCCGTTAAAGCTCGACGAAATTTGCATTGCGTGCGACTTATTCAAAGATTCTATAATAGGCTGGATACTGTTTCTTGAACCCGGCTTACCGATGGCAAAATCACTATTCGTAAGTCCACTAAATATATAATCTGTTGAACCTGCAGAGCCTGTGCCCTTTACAAACCTATTATATTTAATAGTATTTGTTCCCAATTTGTTTTGCGTAGTTATCGTCTCTAGGACGTCTTCCACTGACTCATACTTGACACCCACTTCCGGGGTGAAAGTGTATTCCACTTCTGCATAACTATCGTAATGAGGCGGAGTAAATGGAGAAAATCCATGACCGGGATATTCTGTTTTGTCTCTCCCCACCTCTTTCCAGGATCCGGACGAGTTTGCATCTACCGGGGGACCGAATGCTTCAGGTCTATTGTATATAGGAAAGTCTTCAGTCGGTGGACGATACAGCCTCAGAGTCATCTTATACGTCTTGTTGGGGTCTACAGCCTGCTTTAGCACATCTGCGGACTTTAGAATCGTAGAGTGCCCGCCCTTTAAGAAGAAATTCATAGTTTCTGCAAAGAAGTTGTTTGAGGCTTTCGTATAATTTGTTTGACCCAATGCTCGCATTTCCGTTAAGCTAAAGCTGGATGTCATTGCCGAAGACGTGGTTGGAGTGCCTCTTACAAAAGTCTGGGCGTATGTATCCTCACCGTAGGCGAACAAGCCCCGAGAGTGTGGGTCCATGGCATTGATATCGTTAGTATTGTGAATACCCGCGTTAGCCGTTCTGTTGCCGCCTCCTATGTTTCTCATAAACGAACATGGTTGAAGACTGGCACTTGGGTGTGGCTCCGTCTCGTAAAATACGACCCTTTCGTCCACGAGTGCTGTATTCACATTCGCACCAACTCTAGTAACAGTATTACTCTGCAGTCTTCTGGGGTCTATTACTGCTTCGAAAGGGATTCTCTCCACTCTCTGTATGCCGCCGTATGGGCTTGACGATCCCGTTGACCAATAGCTCATGTAGGATGTGGGACCGTAAACGCCGTAATTTGAGCCACTCAACACACCCATACTGTAACTAGCAGATCCTATTCTAGGTATTCCGCCATCCATGGTCTCATTATATGGTGAGCCAGTTATATAAGTCGGATACTTGTAGGCACCCGTGAGCATGTGCACAGCTCCAGTGAGCCACGCATCGCCAAACCTGGTTATGCCGCCGCTGCCGTCGTCCTTAAATACCTTGGAGTCGATTTCTTGCCAAACGTCACTGAATCCTGTAAATTGTGCATAAGAAAGAGTCTCTACTCGACCGCCAGAGCCACTGAGTCCAAACTTGCCAGCATCTGCATATAGGTCCAGTGCATGATTTCTCATATTCTGTTGGTTTGTCATATACGCAGATCCAGAATCTCCGGCAGTCATATACCCGTAGTCATTACCCATTCTATACCATCCAACTAAATTCTTGGCTTCGTTCTTGCCAACACACACATCGGGGCGGAATGGTGTGCCCAGCTGTGGTGCGTCAGTCGCATATGATCCATATGACTCACCGCCGTGAAGACCCAGGATAGATGCTGTTGACATTTGCTTATTCCATATGGTCACTTCTGCAACTGCCATTTCCATTGAGCCGCGCATAATATCTTCTGGGTTTGACCCTGTTGCTGCGCGGGTGTTACCTATCGAACAGTTGTGGTCTCCGGTTACGGGTGGCTCAAATACCAGAGCTGTTTCATTCAAAGTTCCTGCAGACCTTGTCAATTCGTGTTGGTAAGATTTACCATTTAGATAAAACGCAGGAGCGGAACCATCAAACTTTTTCGTAACCGCCATATGGTGCCACAAGTTACTACTGCTAAGGATCCTTTTCTTTGTTTGCCACTCTTTATAACTGCTGCTTCCGTGCCACATCCCGAAAACCAGCCTGCCTCCTCGCTTCAAAAACTGGATACCTTCTGTGCAATTGTTATCATCGCCAATATGTATCAAGCTTCCAGAGTTTTCCGGGTTGTTCGTAGCATCGTCTGGATCTTCTTTGAAGTTGGCCCACATAGAAAAGCTTATTCCTGAAGTTGCTGCAGTGGAAGCTTTTCTGATACTTCCTGTCACCATCTTCATCCAATCTTGTGCCTGACCTATATCACACCTATTTGTAGATCCAGATCCATTGAAAAGGGTGACAAACTCCAAATATGGTCTATCTTTCTTGGGAACGAAGACTGGATAGTCGACCGCGATACCAGACTTTATAGAATTATATGTTATCCCTGGGGAGTAAAAGGGAGCCAGAGCTGTTCTCCAGTGAGCATAGTTACTACCAGTGGTAGTATAGTCTTCCGGAGTTATCGAGGTTCCTGGTCCATATGTACTCTTGAAAGTCTCCGCTAACTGAAGGGTTCTCTGGGCTGGATAGAATCCCTTGTATGGCAGAAGCTTCTTTAGTGCCTTGCACTTGAGTGTCAAGTTAGCAGGGTGCATTTCTAATGATCGGTGCCCACTCTTCACTATTTCAAAATGCTTTATAAAATCACTATGACCATATACCTTAAAGAAATCTCCTTGGCTGCTATTGTTATAATTGTCTGAGGCTCCTGTCAAAGACAAGAAATCCGATTGGAAACAATCAAAGAACGGGTCTTGCGATGGGCTGTCCATATAATCCGACATATGATCGCTGATCCTATACTCTGGTATTACAGAATACTCTTTCCCAATTATTCTCATGTCCTGGGCGTAATCATCATAATTTTCGTAATTAAATGGATATCTTCCTGCTTGATCTCCCGCTTCCCACTTGGCTGCTCCAGCTAAATATGTATTGGTTGAAGCACTCACCTTAAGGAAGTTTGCCAACAGAGACACATGCCTTATCCCTGTACGCACAGTCTCGACCCTGGCACCGTCCATGCTGGTGTTGAGAGTATAGTCGGTGCCCGAAAATCCGCCTCGGTACCCTGATGTTGGCCAACGGGACTTTTCATGAACCCCCCTAAATTCTAGAGTCACCTTGGCTCCACTAGAACTAGCCTTTATCCTAGGCTTTATACCACTGTGTGTATTTATTGTTTCCTTTATTGCATCGGCAATACCTGCTTTGGTGTAACTAGACTGCGACAGGCAAACTGCTATAGTGGGTCTACCCGTGCCCCAAATCTGTGTCTCTCTTGTTACCTTCAATGCTTCCGTCTTAACGAAGACCAGAGAAAACTCGTGTTCCGTACCTGGACCGTTAAAGACAATTTCCATGTAGCTGTTTTCTACGCCACCTGTTGAATACGTGTTCCAGCTGTCGCCGTAAGTGGATTTATTCCAATAATTTTCTCTGTTAGCCTCTTCCACAGTTAAGCAATAGGTCCATGGAGTTTCTGGGAATTTTCTAGCATACAAGGCTGAAGCACTTGGGTTGCCCCACCAAGTATTACTCCCAGACCTGAATAAACTATAAGAAGACATCAATTCGCCCTCTCCAAAGGTTCCCGGAACATCAGTGCCTAGGCTTATCTCTTTCGAAGTCCCAAAATTCTCTTGTGCATCGAGGGGCCACATGCTGCTTGTGATTCCGATGTGTTCGCCCTGTGAGTTTGGCTCTGAGACGCCTCTATCCGACCTCTTTGTCTTCCACCAATCTATAACAAAATTTTCTCTCTTTCTTGACTTGTTTGAATAAGAGTTAACATCTCTTGGGTATATCGTGACAGGATACACTGATTGCACTATATTTTTCGGCATCTTGGTGCTTAGTGCCTCTGACATATCGAATATTTGATCAATTTGTAAGAACCTTACCAATTCAGGGTTCGAGAATGTCACCAAATCATTCAAGTATGTGATCTTTCCTCCCGAAGCAATAGATCTACCTCCTGGTGTTCTAAGTAGGGCTGCTCTCATGGTGGTGAGTGCTACGGGAACGTTAGACGATTCATCGATAGAAGCAATTGCAGTGGTTGTAAGCGGCTTGGAGTAGGTGACCACTGATTCGGTAAATCTGTACCTTTGTGAAGAGATTGTTCTGCTTGTTCTTGTTTTCGTGTGTTCGATATTTTCCGGCCAAGAATAATCTCCATCCGTAAAATAGGATGGAGAGAAGGACATCATTTCGGGATCATCTCTCCTAACTGCAAGTGAAAATATATTTTCTTTTCTTAATTTTCTTGCAACAGGGTGGTCGCCTGCCCTTAATTGCTTCCATGTCGGGTACCCATGTATAGATCCTCTGTTTAGTAACATGTGATTGAGGGTGTGTGCCCTCAATCGAGCCTCGATTGAACTAGTGAGTAGACCACCACGGGAATCAATTGGTGCCAAGCCACCTAGCGTGTTGTTGCTTTGTGAGACATGCTCGTATATAATAGAATTCAGTCCGAGAAAGTCAGTTGGTATACCAGGGTCCGGGCGGTTAGTTAGTGCATGATCAACCCCGTAAGAGAGGAGCCTATTTGCATCGCTTGTTCTCAGACCCCTATCGCTCGCGGAAAGAAAAGTGGGGGACTCAAAGTCGACCGCATTTGCTTCATTCGTCTCAAATATTTTTTCGTTGGTCTGGGACTTTGGATAGGTAAAGTTCGATTCAAGTCTGTTATAACTACATGTTGTCTCTAAGGTCGAATTTCTAATCCATGCGTACCCGAGATCACTCTGTGGTATTTGATGTTGTACAAAATTGTTGTCATACTTTGGTCTGCATTCATGCCCAGACTCATCACTCGATGTTGCAACGTATCTGGGGTTTCCTTGCACCTTATGATAGGATGCTGTAGTTGTTGATGAAGTTATCGAACTGTTATGCGTGGCACCAAATTGTCCCATCCTGTCAGTAGACCACTCATTTAGCGCCAGTCTTGCCATAAGGTTTCTATAATTTAGGGTATTATAAACCGAATATTGATTTGTTGCGACATCGAGACCAGGACCACCTAAACTATCGCCCGCTGTCTCGACTCCGCCAGGGGCAGAGAATCTGTTAACAAAGACATTCTTTCTTTTCGGTCTTTCATACTTCCTTCTTTCGTTAATCTCTACGAAGTATGGAGAATTAGTTGTTGTGCCAATAGGCTCATTCGACGCAGTGCGTATCAAGAACACTGGACTCATCTCCACTGATGTTCCCTGAACTATTTCATATTCGTGCTTGTAGTTGCCGATATTTAATACTGTGTCCTTTGCGTACTCACTTGCTGTAGTCTTTATATTTCTTATATTGACTGGCCTCTTTGCCAATGGCTCCCTAAGCACTCTGGACCTATTATGGGTACTAGAGGTCAAAGACACATGAAAAGTTCCCGGTGGCTCGTGATTCAATGCATACAAATTCGGGGAAGTAACGTACAACTGACCTTGAGACATTGTTAATGCAAACGCCTCGAATCGTCGACCCTTGTGGTCCAGGCTCATTGTTGTGTTTTGCAAGGCTGGGTCGGCTTGTGGTATCTTTGGTCTCATCATGTTCAGGTGCTGATGTCTGTGAGAGTGTCCACCCACCCAATGTTCCGTAAATGGAGACTGAATAGGGATCTCCCTGTCGTCACCATAAGCATCTGAGTGGAGATTTGTTATGTCTATGCCCTTCTTAAAGTTATCATAAATTTCAGCCTTGTAGTCAGTTGGCACATCTGTTGAGCTACTATACATACTAAAAGGGGCTATTGTATTAAGGTCAAAGTCAGCATTTGTGTTTGATATGTCTGCTTTGCCTCCAAGCCTCTTCTTTTCAAAAACCTCTGATCCAATGCCGTTTCCATATCTTGGATGATAAACGTCTGTGCATTCTTTTCCAAAATCAACATCGGACCCACTTATTCTAATAAAATCTTTCGCGCCAGGATTACTTGTCCCAAGAAAGAAATCCTTTTTCTTGTTTAGGTGAAAGTTGTCTCCAGCGTGCACAACAGGCTGAATTTCTGCCTTTAGTCTATATGGCTTTGTTAAGCTACGAAGAGTATAACTGGTACCTGAAACCTCAGTGTAAATTGTCCTTCTTAGCGTTTCTCTCTCGGCGTCTGTTGCAGATATACCAGATGATAAAGAAGTTTCTTTTCTCCCTGCTCTCTCTGACCACCACAAACAATTCTCAGTCTGCAAGGCACTGCCAGAAGGCTTGTATATGCCGGTATGCTTGAGTAGTGGAGCGTGACCAAACTTCCAGTTATACACTAGTTCATTTATTGATTTAATTTGACCAGGTTCTGGCTCTGCTTGCTTCCCCTCCAAAGTAGGGAACTTAGCCCAGTACTTGTTTCTTTCGAGAACATGACTCTCTATCATATTCCTTATATCTTCGGAAAAATCTGCAGATGCTGGCTTCAACTGGTCTAGCATTGAAGACAGTGCCGAGTCTATCCACTTATAAAACTCAACGTACTTCTCTATGTCTGGAGTATTCTCTATTCTGTCAAAAAAGAGTTGCCTTAGCTTCTCCATTGACTTATAGTTTGGTCTGTATCTATTTACGGGCTCTCCGATTAAATTACTAAAGTCCTTTATTGTTGCAAACATATCTAACATCTCTTGAGATATTGCCTGATACATGCTCTTTTCTATTGAAAAGTTATAATTTATCGGTTTAGAGTCTCTGGTAAATGTCTGTTCATCTCTAGACAGGACCCTAACCATATTCGAGCTTTGCACGTTTTCTGGTATGTTTTGTCGGGACATCTCCAGGAAAGCAACCGTCACACTGGAAGTGGAGTTTGATTGAAAGAAATCTCCGCGACCAGGGTGGTTTGTTGCCACCACGTCACCTGCCCAGCCATAATCCCTCTTGTTTTTGAAAGAGCCAGATGTTATGTCGTCTATTATAAATTGACCACCTGTCGAAGAGCCTGTAACCGTAGTAAAATCCCAATTCAACGCAAGAGTGTCGATTGATGGGACGGGATTGTCCAATCCTGGCATAAAAGTGTACGCATTCCTCATTGGGTGAGGCACACCGTAAGCCTTTGGATCTATCGAGTGAGCTTTAATAGTCTCGTTATCTAGATAAGATAACCAATGACGCAAAGAAGAAACATGAACGTCCGACAAAGTCTTTGTGGAGCCTGCAAAGTCTGTTCTGTGGGCTCCGGCGTACAATCTTTTAGAATATTGGTGGAACCTTTGACCTTGGGCGTTAGTTAAGGAGGATGTTAGATAAAATTTATCCTTTACCTCTCCTGCGTCTGTTCTAATTCCGTAGTACTCTATTTGATAAGAATTCGTAGATCCAGAAATCGTGTTACCAAACGTTCCCTTCGGTGCAACTCTAACTGCGAAATTCCACTTTGTTCCGTCATACACGTCATAGAATACCGGGGATTCCATTGCGGATACTATCCCAGAGGTAGACCTTATGACAAATTTTGCATTTCTAGAGTGTCGTTCGTCCTTTACAGCATAGGTCTCGAAATTCGCAAAGTCTTTTGCGCTGGCTGGCCAAGCCAAATCAGTCCCTGCTCCTTTGACAGTGTGTGCACCAAACAAGGAGCTTGATACGTTGGTGGAGATGAACCCAGGCTCGCCAGGGCGGTGTACCTTCGGAAAAACAACCTCTGCTTCCGTCGTGAAAGATAAGCCAACAGAGGAATCATTTCCGTGAGCACCAGTAATATATCCAGAAACAGGAAATTCTGAAGATTTGTTGCCCCTCCCAAGACTGGAACTATACTGATATATGGTTGCAGAATGATTATGAGGGTGATAGAAATTTATACACCTTGTCTTAAGGCTTGATACACGATAATTTTGCTCTACAGGATAATCTACTCCGTCGGCATACATGTTTATCTTTACAATCTCTTCATCTATTCCGTAACACCTTAACAGATTTCTGAATGCCTTCTCCGTGCCTTTGGATTTATAAATGTGGACAAGATTGTTATAAATGTTTTGATATATTACATTTTTTACATCTTCTAATCTCTGTTCATAATTTCTCTTTTCATCTCGTGAGGCGAATGCGGATAGCACATCTGCTTCTATGAAGATCTCCGGCGTTTCAAAACCAGCAGATCTTAGCATGGTATCCATGAAAGGGAGTGGCTTGTTACCATAATCTTGGTTTCTAAGGTGCTTTAAACTTGCTAAGTGCTGTATTTGCAGGAACAATTCATCAAAGTACGAGCCCATTATTTGGGTAAGCTTTCTTAATTCTCCATTGTCATCCTCTTCCAGAATCCACCCAGGTACAGAGTGATATATTGCAGCGTTGTTTGAGACGTCATACGTTTTTCCCAATTCCCTCACATCATCCAAGTACTTGTTGAGCTTGGGGTTCTCCACATGTATTATTGGTTCCGCGAACTCCGTTGCCGAAGCCGAAGATTGGATTATTGCTGACTTGATACTTCTTGCTCCGGAGGCATAGCCAACCCAGTTTCCGTTAGATACTCGACCCGAATAATCCAGAACAACCTTGTCTATACTGCTTGTTAGGGTTATCCCCTCATTAAACTTATAATAGATGCCCAAATCAACATTTGGATCTTCAACGTTCGACCCACCATCAACCTGAGCGAACCAATTGCGCCCAATGTCCTTGGATGACCTTTTCGTCTTCCAAAACCTAAACTCGTCCAATGAGCCAGATAGCTTACCAAATCCCAAACCAGGATTCAAAGAAGAATCCGAATCGTTCAAATCTGTCCCACTTGCGTCTTTTGCTGCAACAAGTGATCCGATGTTTGCCACCAGCGTGGTGTTCAAGCCACCTACGGATGAACCAGTGAGGAGCTGATGATTCAGGTCTCCGTCCACATACATTCTGTAGTTGACCTGGCTTCCAGTATTCTGGAAGGCAAATGCGTAGTGGTGCCATTCTCCGTCTGATGCACTAGCGTAAAGACCAGCTGCACCTGAGACTATTAGATTCTTGAAGCCTGTTGATCCTGACCTGTAAGTGACTACCCACGGAGAGTTCTCCGTGGAAAGAGAACTGTCAAGCTCTATTGTTAGACGACCATATTTATGATCACCAGGTGTAGAACCCGATGTCCAAGCATCAAAGAGAACTTCTCTCTTTGTCAGAGACTGGTATGCGTCCTTCTTTAACCAAAATTCTACCGTGTTGCCGCGGCCGCCGTTAATGGTTAAATTCGATGTTCTATTGCTTGCCGTGCTCCACACGTTGTCAATATTAGGTCCGCCCTTTATGTAGACATATTCTTTTGTAGCGGGATTTCCATAGCTTCCTGATGTTGATACTCTAGATCCCCAGCCTGAAGGTGAAAACTTTATATAACCGTGAGTTCTCGGGTATTCGTTCTCAAGTAAATAAAGATCAAGACCAGGAGAGTCGTTCACCCATTTTATTTTTTCAAACGAAGAGCCATCATACGGATATTGTTCGTAAATTCTCTTTACGGCTGATTCATAGTATTCTTCCGCTAAACCAAACTTCGCAAAGTTGGAAGCGGTGGAATAGTTCACATGAGGTTTGAATTTTATCTTTCTCTTTACATACTCATCAATGTATTGACCGGATTCGATATCCTCAGTCAGATTATTGATCGTCGTTCCTGGCAGCATTTGCAAGGATTTTGTTTTGCTAAAAAGATTTTTTAAACTCATTTACTTTTCTACTCTAAACTTAAAAACCTTATCTTGCACAACGTGTCTACCCTCCAGATCATAAGCAAACTGAATACCATATGAGTAGCCAGATTCGAACAGAGACATGTTAAGGTCAAAGTAATTCCCCTTCTTATCATACGATAACTTCGTATATTTTGTCTGCTGACCGGCAGAACCCGTCCCAAATGGTACCACGTCTAGCCGATCAATTATCCTATAAATTCGATAATATCCTTCTTTTACTATTGAAGGAGAAGTCTCGGCTGTCGCAACATTGTAAATATTTGGTTGCCAATTCCTCTCTCTAATAAAAACCCTGAATCTAACTTTGTCACTTTGTGAGTATGATTCTTTAAAATTGCTTATACTAGTGACATAACCTTGGATACCTGGGTTATAATCATACGCATTGTGTTTCTTTACCTTAAATACTGAACCAGTCACCAACTGTATCCCTTGAGATACTCCTGTCGGCTTACTCCAGACGTCGAATATTTCGCTTTCAGATCCTGTAAATGCAAAAGAAGCAGAATAAATGCCAGTACTGACCCAGCCTCCGGTTACAACTGTGGCACCATCGACGGTTACGCCACCTCCTATTGGCAACGTTTTCGCCTTTATAGCTGTATTTTTTACGTTACCTGATGGAAATAACTGTAGGTTTATTTGTGTATACGCGCTGTTGCTGCCAGAATTTCCGCCTAAGACTGGAATGTTCTTTAATTTTCCATTTACGATATTGTATAAATATAGAGTATTTAAATTGTCTTCACCTGTTAGAAGCGAGCTACTAAGATGAAAGTCTCCCCTGTCGTCACCTATTGAGTCATCCCAGCGGGCTTCAATGAGCGGTCTCTTATAGAAATACTCAGACCCTCTTGCGAAAAATTTCTTAGTATAATAGGACCTGTTGTATCCTCCATTCTCATACGACCCAGACATCTTAAGCATGATACCATAGTTCTCTCTATCGGGGTCCACCGTTGATTCAGCTTCTATCCATTCTTCCACCAAGGCGGTTACATTTAATTCTAAGTCTTCTGTACCTTTTTCAAAATACTTGGAATAGTTTGGCAAATTACGGCCGGCAGTGTATCCAACTTCATGATAATCACCGCCCTCGGTGGACCATCGGATTTTACCACCGTGCTGAACCGTAGTAACAGTCAGGTGGCTAGTAGATATGTTTCCCTGGAATGATCCAGAAACTCCTGCTGATCCCGTTGTTGTGATCCTAACTGTTGCCCCTGCTGAATCATCCGTATCGTCATAAGACACAGATGCAGATAGTCCCGTTTCGTATGTTCTGATGGATCCGCTCAATATATTAGCCATCTGTTTGACTGTGCTTATACTGCCAGTGAACGGAACCGTAATCTCTACTCCAGGCAAAGCTGCTGTGATTGCGTCGGAATCTGTTTGAAAAACAAAATTAAACCTTTTGTTATCCGCGTTATAAATAGTAAAATATTCGTTCTTGAGGTTTCCTTTTGTGGTTGTTATAAACTTTACGTCTGTTATGTTCTGCTGTAGCGTGTTTGAAGCCATAATCCAACTAGCTTCGTCATTGTCCGTGTACTCTTCCATATCAAGACCCTGTCCCTCGTCCCAGGACCTAGAAACAGGAAGAACATGCAAATTGAATTTCTTAGGTAGGCTGTCACCGTGAGGACAATTAAACATTCTTAAGAAAAACCTTACAGACCCAGACTCAGGTATATCTCCGTTTGTTCGATCCGTGGTGATAGTATCTACAGGAAACTTAACCAACGCTCTTGCTTTTTCTAGAGACGAAGTTGTCGATTGTCCATATATGGAAAAGACTTCTAAAATATCTGACTCACCCATATTTGACCCAGTAGCCCTCGTGGATAAGTCGTTCTTAAATGCGTTTGTAATGGTTGTGTCTGCGTTTGCAGTATATCTCTTTATAGCCATTAGACAATTCTACCTTCTATATCAATTTGTGGATATTTCATTTCCAAGATAGCAGTGCTTGGAGGAGTTATGACGCGACCACCTTCAGATGAATTACTCTTTATACTGAAAAGGATCTCAGAATATGGTGCGCCTGCTTTATTGAATATTTCAACATTTGCAACGTCAACCACTGCTGGAACATCTTTAAGAGCCTTGAATATGTCTGATACAGTGATCGGTTCGCCTATTTCTCTTACCTCTGTAGTAATTTCCTCTACCACCAACTGAGACTCTCTCAGTGCTTGGTGTCGGTTCGCGTTTTCGTCTATCACTATGTCGTATCTTACCCCGTAGTTTATAATTCTTGCATCTAGAATGTCAATAGTGTCGTTTATCATTCTAGCACTATTGAGCCAAGTTCTTAAATTTCTCTTTATTGTTGAGTTAGCCCTGGTTAGAGTTCCGTCGGGAGCCTCAGACAAGACATACAAGTTAAGATTCCTTTTGAAAGAATCTCTATCTTTTTGAATGGTGCATCTCTTTATGGCTCCAAAATTAGCCGGCATGGCATAAGTCATGCTCACGTAGTCCTGTTTTGTTACTGCTCTGTTTTGTGCCGCGAAATTAGCCATGGCGCGGAGCTTGACCTCCTCTACGTTGGGTAGAGAAACATCTCCAATAATGGGCTCCGAGTTTGAAACTTCCAGGCTGCTTGCTATGAATCTTCTGGTTGATCTATCCAAATTTAATACGTCAACAAAGTCCATAATCGGAGAGGTAACTCTCACTATCCTGTTGGCTCCAGCGTTGACGCTCTCTGCTGTATTCGCCCTGTATACTATTCTTAACATAGTATTCGCTGGGGCGACTCCAAACTTATCTGTAGATGTTAACTTAACTGGATCGAAGTTTGTATCTGATATAAAGTTTTTACCGTGCCTCTTAAGTGTGATGTTCGCAGGATCAGCCACCGAACCTGAAACTAATTCTGTTTCTGATCCGTATCCAAATTGCAGGGAAGTCATTGTGTCAATGTGAGTGACGCTGAACCTCCTAGGGACAGACATTGCTTTTAATAAATTTGGCACAGAATCATTCTTAGCATTACTGTTGGTCACAGGCTTGAACACCGTATCTTGTGATAAATGCTCCACTTCATGATAAATATGACCTTCTGAGTCAGATACCGATATCACTTCTGTTATATTTGTATCTGGAATATCGATCGAGAGGAACCTCTGGAAATCTCCAACTTCGACTGTGTGGACCCTATTTTCTCCGGACATTACTCGCCCTTCGGACTTCACAGCATAATAAGTAGGTGCGCCGGTTTCCTCGTTGACCCTTGCAACAACAACCTCGTTTGATGATTCTGCGAAAGATATATCGTCCATCAGTGAATACGGCATACCACGCTCTGTCTCAACCCGCGTGCCCGTTCTAAGAATCGGGGCGTATCTCAGGTCTGGTCCCCCATCTGAAGCCGCTGGGACTAGCGCGTAAAATTGACACATCCCATACGAAGCAGGGGATTTGTTTAATTTATATCCCAAGAACTGGGACAGCTTTAGAACATTTGTATACTCCCCGGCTGTTGCAAAAAAAGACTCATTTGCCTGATAGTCTAAATAAAACGATAGCATATCTCCAACATACGCCACCGTGTCTATCATCAGAGAACCAAAAGAAGCTTCACTGAAATCCTTAAATGTATCCGGATAATACCTCTTTGTGTGTTGTAGTAGGGACCTTCTTATACTCGTAAAGTCTCTACTTGTGTAATCAATGGGTATATTCTTCTTTGGCATGTATACTCCCTCTCCTTATTAAATAGTCTGCGATGTACTTATTTCAAGAATATCATCTGTCTGGAGACCGTCAATCGTATACAACAATTGTATTGATATTGGGACCCCCGATGACATGTAAAGCCCTTGTTCTGGTGCCTTTATTGCTATGTTCTTTATTTTCACGAATGGCATATATCTCTTTATCTGTTGGGTGATCTTACCTCTTATATCATCGTAGGTGAACTCGTTAGCTAATTCGAAAAGATACCTTCTCAAACCAACGCCGAAAAGAGGATCCATGACTCTCTCTCCAGGGGAAGTCAATATAAGCATTTTTAAATTTTGTTTCACGGCGGCATACACCGTTTTATTCATGACGTAGCCGTCTTGGGCATCTATCTGTAACGGCAATTTTACTGAAACTGAAGGCATTATTTTAGTCTCCTAATAAATTATTTATACTATCGCGCAAATCTTGTGCCTGCTCTTCTTCCGGGTCGGATTTGCCAGCTGGCTTATTGTCATCGCATACCTTAAATACTTGTTCAGGATCTTTTTTAAGCCTATCTCTGTATCTTTCTCCTGACATTTCTGATAATCCCATAGCCAGTAGCCCAAAAGGTGTCAAAAATGACCCGTATCTGTCGCTGGTCCTCTTTGTTATCGAGTTCTCTATTCTTGTTGTGATGGTTAGCAAATCCCCTGCCCCATCTATTAACAGTGGTATGCCCGCGCCCGGTGGTATCATACTCATCCCAGCTGCTATTTTTCCTGCCGCTACTGCAGTATCTATTGGTCCTTGTATGTTCATTGGGACAAAAGTCTTTTTCGGGGTAAAACCGTTTTTGACTGAGAGGTCGGCGGTGGACAACTCTCCAGATTCAATGGACAAGGACTGTATGTTTAGACCTGCCTTTGTGTTTCGTGGGTTCTTATCAAATGTCTTTTTAAGATCCTTGTATGCAGGATCTAATCCGCCGGCAACAGTCCTCACCAACCTAGGGATGAATGTCTTAAACATTTTTTCAACAATTTTACTTATATCTGGGATACTCTGCATCGCTGCATCTCCAAGACCAGTGGATGTCTGGTCAGAAGTTAGTAGATTGTAACTTGAGGCTCCACCTAAAGGTAATTGATTAGAAGCAGTGTTAATGTCCGTGTCACCTAATGCTTGAACCATCTTCTGAGTTAGCTTTCTTGTTGGCATAAAAATTTGTACCAGATCCGGAGATAGGTCGAACATGCTTTGGATATAAATCGTATACATCTCCTGATACCTGTCTAGAGGAAATACGAAGTCGAAAAAGTACCTCATATTAAACCCTGGCTCCTCGACCAGTGACCTTTTGCCGTTGTCTTCTATATATTCTCCGAGTCCCAGGGCGTTCCTTATCGCATTATCATCCACCTTGTTTAAGAGTTTCCGCAACCTATCCAGGTGGACCCCTTCCGTGGCTTCTATTTGGTCTTGGCTGGGATTACCTAAATCTAAAAATGCACGAGGCTCAAACATGGCTTCTACTTCTTTAAATATTTCGCGGTGGCATGATGGCCACTGTTCGGAAGCTATAGGGGTTGGAAACATAAGACCAATTGGTTGCGCTGTAACCTGGTTGATCCCCAGAGCACCACCCAATTCAGGCATGATCACTCTAAATCCACCATCGCCGCCTGCTTCTGCGGCTACACCCAAGCCGGTTGTCCAATATGCAACATTAACGAACGGGACCCCATATACGAATTCTGCTCTAAACTTACCGTAGTCGTTTGTGGATGTATCAGGGTGTATCTCAAGTGCCGGTGATGGTGTAAACGTCTCATGAAGCCAATTTTTTGCCAACCTCCTCACTTTCTGTTCTTCCTCCGCATTGCCGGCATTAAAGTCAGTGAAAAATTTCAACTGTGCTTCTCGTCTGCCTGACCTGTGTGGAGTCGTAGTCCCTATATAAGCCCTGTTCTTGGCAACCAACTCTGATTTAGGAACAAATTTATGTTCCAGGCGAAGACCGGGATTGATCATACTATTTACGTTTACCCCGGCCCAATAAGACCAATCAGTCATGATATTAGAGCCTAGCAGGGAAAACTCATCGATAGTGTTTGGAGTTTCAATGTCAGCGTTATCATGGAGGTTTAATGTGCGTCGTTGGGCACCAATGAAGTCTCTATACATGTCTGGATCAAGTGCCTCGATTGGGTCTGGGTCGCCCATTGAACTGAGTATCTTTTTTGCCATTTGTTCTGCTAATTCGCTCGGGGTGGCATCGACCACCTCAAATGTACCGTCCTCATTCTGAACTGATTTAAAGGGTCTAAAATCTATTCCTGTCATTTTACCTGGACAAAATACCAACCTAATTCCCCTGAATGTATTAAATGCGTTTTCTACGATTTCCCGCTTTATCTGTTTTGCCAGAGCAACCAAATTTGCCTTGCCCTCATTCATTCCCTGATTTCCAACAGGAATGCCATCTTCTGCCCGTATTATGCTTTGGATAAATAATAACAAATCAAGGTGTTCGTCTCGGTTGAATACCCCCTCATAACACCTCCAGGTCCTCCTCTTTTCAAGAAATGGGAAATATAACTCAGGTAATGACGGGGAATTTGCGTTTGGACCCAAAGTGGCGACGGCTTCTTGTATAAGATTATGTTCCAATATTTGACTCAGGGATCCCTTGATCCTGTTCTGAATAAATTCTTCTGAGAATTTATAGTACTTTTCTAAGTAAAATTTGCCTTGCTCATATTCTCTCAGGTCTGATAAAGTGGTCCCTCCGAAGATCCTCGGTCCTGAATCGTGAGATTTATGCAACGGCAACAGACCTCTGTACTGGTCAATGCCGTTTAACCGCATTGCCTCTCTGTTTTCAGGGTTTGGTCTGATGCTCTCGCGAGACACTACTTCTGTGGCTGTTTCTGAAAGTTCGTTGAAAAACTCTTCTTTGAGAGACTTAAAAGAAGGAGAGAATATTCTATCTATGGTATCGCTCATGTCTTCGCTATCCAACACTACGTCTAATATATTCTTTACAGCTGCTCGTATATTACTGTCATTTCCCACCTTCCTCACCTCTTCAAGGAAGGGATTTCCATCAATTCCGGCGGAGCTTGCTGCCTCGTGACCCCAATTGCCGGCAATGGTGGCTACGAAATAGTCATGTATATAGTCTGAGATTATTTCAGATTTTAATATTTCACTTGCCGAATATGCAGAAAATACATACATTCCCTTTAAAACAAATTCCAAAACATAGGTCTTGACATAGAAGATAACCAACTGAGAAATCATGCCCTCTTCAAGTGGACCAGGCTTTGAAAAGTCTCTATTTTCTGGTTTGTTGTTTTTATTTCCTAGTGACTTCTTATATTTTGACAACATATCCTTTCTCATTTGATCAAAATTTATAACACCTTCATTTGACACATAACATGACTTTTCTTCGTTTCGCAAAAACTCAGATGATATGAAATCTCCAAAATCTTCTACTATGTTTTTATCAAAGAAAATTGATTCACTAATGGATTCCGATATTTTTTCTAAAAAGTATTGGGACATCATGCCATAAGCACCGATTTCTGTGGCGGATGCCGTGGATGAATCAGACTTGCCAGTGCCCACAAGCTTGGTCCAAATGCTGTTTCTGAATCCGTCCACTTCTTCGGATGATATATCTGTCTCGTCTTGCTCCAACACGGATTGCCAAGAAGCACAAAATATTTCCGCAAAAGCGTTTGGTCTCAATAGCTTTTCCTCATTTGGTGCAAGCCTGATATCTCTCGCGGATCGTCGTAATCCTAGGAACTCTTCCGGTATTTCGCTTCTATATGTCTTACCCTTCCAATCATTAAACAACAGTCTACTTGGGCGATGGAAATTATAACAATCTTTTATATTGTCAGAGGAAACAAAAGGGATTTCCTGATATAAAATGCTTTGATTAGAAATAGGCGCATCTGTACTCTCTAAAATATCAAAAATATTAGTTGGCAAAGCTATCTTTATTTCAAAATTCTTTGTTTCCCCCACTCTCAAGGGAGCCTCTGGATTTATTTGAACTGGAGTTTCGTCGTCGTTGTCGTCGTCCTCCATCGCTGGTGGAATAGTGGCGGCATGATAGCCCAGTCCGAGGTCGTATGCTGGATATTGAGCTGGCGAAGCGAGAATTGTATCGTCCGAGTTAACAAGCAAGCGTTTGAGCCAAGGGACGGGAACTGCATCGTCTAGCATGTTTCTCATAGGAAATTGCATTATATGAGACAATTCCATTTGGTCCTGTCTTTCAGCTAGATTGTAGAACTTTGGCTTTCCACCGCGAGAAGCCCTTATTTGAAGGAGTCTATTTCTACTCTCCTCCATCTTTAAGCGATAATATGCGTGAGTATCTGGCTGTAAATCGGCTCTGTCTCCGCCAGTGGCAAGTCTCATTCTATCGTTGCCTCGTATTTCCGTTACTCGCTCTAGGGCTGCCATCTCCCGAACATGTTGTGCTTCTGCTTCCTCCAGGAGGGCTTCTATATCGTCAGCTGTCTCCATCGCACCGTAGCACTGGTACCCTATTGGATTAGCGTCTTTGTCCACCTCTAGGGCAGCGCCGGGCTTTTGAATTCTCCCTCCACCTTCTTGCATGGCTCTTAGTTTGTTTTTCAAAAATGCAATTGCATTCCTCGCGGGCTGGTGAAATAAATAATATGTTTCAAAAATTCGTATTATCCAGAAGACTTTGTTTCCGTTGTTGCGGTTGAGGACGGCTTTTGTTATCTGTATATCATCCGCCTCTGAACTATCGGTTTGGAGCCAATTTTCCGCATCCATATCATCATCCAAGGCAAGCATTCCACGACTTAAGGAATATCTCACTGGGGCGGTGGCGTTGCCTGCCTGGGCGCGTTGCTCGTGAACCCTATCGAAGATTGATTCTATGTGAAAGTCAGGATTGATACCGCCGTCGTCATTGAGATAACCATTATTGTTCATTCGCAAGCCGCCCTGCTCTTCTGGGAAGAAGCCATTTTTGTCTCGTTCAATTTGCTGTGCGTAGCTAGCCAACACATCCGATTCACGGTTTCTAGAAGTATCCTTAAGTTCTTGTAATTGTTTTTTTAGAAATTCATATTCTGCTGCTTCTATAGGGTTAAAACCTGCTTCGCCGGGTTCTTTCTGTTTCGACACCATGTCGAATAATGATGGCACAAAACTAGAAATGTCCATTTTAAAGGCTATTGCGACATTATCCATAAGAGCTTTCGAGGCTAAATCAGCCATCTTGTTAGTCTCTGGAGCATCGTAGGGTCCTGGTAAGTTGCCATCGAAAAAGCCCGCAAGAGGATCCCTATCGAATAGGTCCTTCAAGGAAGCCCTCCTCTTCTCAGCAGATACAAGCGCCTCTGCTATTTCTTCTGGTGTAGCATTTTGACCCTCAAGTCGTTGTCTCAGTGAGGGATTTCCATCGGGACATAGGTCTCCCAGTATTATTTCTGATGAATTAGCAAGCTTTGCGCAAAGGGCTGGGTCTACAAAATTTCCTAAGATTTCAAAAAATTCTTGTATCTCCGCTTCGCTTGTTAGGAAATTCTTTATATTAGAGTAATGATTATCTATTAGATTCTTTGTTATCGTCAACGTTTCAAAGCCGGCTGCGCCTTCGAGCAAAGCACACATTTCGGGCGGGGTTAATGCTAACGCCAAAGCGTCGAACAGATCTGCTAAGTCGGAAAAGGACCCTACCGGGATGTTCATTCTTTCCAAGGACTGTGCTGCCTTTTTCATCAGTTCTAGTTTTTTATCTGTCCCCTCTTTAGATCCAAAGGCATCTTCCCACACAGCGGCACCATAATCCAGCAAATCTTGACAACTTGGTAGACCTACACTTCCTATTAGATCAAGTATTCCCCTGACTATCCCACACAAAAAAGCAATCAACAGATCCAATAAAGCAGCCTCAATCATGGGTATCATTATAGCCAAAGGGTCCCACCTAGGAATATCTGGCAGAGTCGGAAGACTAAAATCAAAATCCCACTTAAAACTTATTGGCCAAGGGATGTCGGGAATACAGGAAGCGTAACTACAGAACAACATTTCAAAATCAAATTTGTCCAAAAATTCCTGGTATAGCTCCTCTAGAGTACATAAGTCTTCTTTAGGGACCGGATCAATAATAGAATAAGTTTTGCCCCTCTCGAACCTTATTAGCTTTCCCCGCAAGGCGTTGGAGGTGGGGTTCTTGCCATCTAAATTATAATCCTCATTCAGCCTGTCCTCATATGTCTTTATTTGGCTTTCCAACTTTATGATTTCTTTGCTTACGCTCGATGTATCTATTTCAAAAATTCCGCCGGTTGACTTCAGTACAACAACAAAAGGACTCGTATACTTCTGTATGTTTGTGAACATTGCCTCATCTGGAGTTTCTACCAAATCTAGAGCTTCAACAAAACAATTCTCTTCTGACTCAAGGGCTGCCTCGTACAAGTCATGCAAATTGGCTAGAAAATTCATTGTCTTCGGAAAATTCCAGGGAGGCTTTTCTAATATTGCTGGATATCCCTGCATTAGATCTTGCTTGGGTTTTCTGCCGGTACGCTCATAAGATATTCTAAGAGGCACTGCTCCGGACCTGTCCACAATCATTTCTCTCTTACTTATTTTTCTTGCACTAACTGTTTCATCAAAGTGAATGGATAACCAATCTTTTGGCTTTGATTTTGCAATTCCATTTTTTTGCAGGTACCTCTTTACGGCGGCTTTTACTGATCTAAGATTTTCTGACTCTTTCTTGAAGTTTATATAAGGATCAAGTCTTCCGCCTTCCAGTTGAAATATCGCGATGTCCCTGGCGTATTTTAGAAACATATCCGAGACCTTGTCTATCATCTTCTCGAACTCGTCCATAGGATAACTGACGTCAACAGGGAAGCTTTCCATATCGCGTTCGCGTGCCCTCAGCTGTGTTCTTCTTGCTAGCTCTTGTGCATTAGATAATGGCAGACCCTTACTAGCGCCCGTCAAGCCTTGAATTTCCGCCTCCCTGGAGTATTTCTTTGTCGCTCTAAGTGCGGATTTTGCGCCGGATTTAGCAGCCTCTTTCTTGTTTTGTGAAGCCCATTTCAAGCCAGCGCGGGCTGACTTCTCTGCATTATCAATTGCTTCTTCAGCGCGGTTCAACTCACTGTTCATTCGTTCACGAGCTTCCCTAGCTGCCTCAGACATTCTCTCTGGGGCGTTCTCTACAAAATCCGCAACCCTCTTTGCAGTTTGTCTAGCCTTCTCTATTGTCTCTCCTATCGTCATCGCACGATACGACCCAGGAGGATAGGTAATTTCCTTGAACATTTTCTTTCTTAGTCGTATTATAAACTTAAACGTAGAGCCTGGTCTCGGAGTTGGGCTTTGAATTTTATGTATCGATGCGAATATTGGTCTAGCGCCAGGCTTCAGAGATTGACCAAACAAAACGTCTACAGGTTTTGGCGACTCTCTCATAGCAGCCTCCAGATCAACATCAGAAGTCTCGTCAGGATCAGGAGGAGGAATTGGTGGAATCTGCAAATTGTCTGACAGACTTTGACTTTCTATTGTCATCGTGAATCTCTTACTAGAATCGAATTCAGACAAAGAGTCTATTCTGGTCTGATAAGATAACAAATCCGCATAAGCTTCCTTGTGTTCCTCAACACTTCCCTTTATTTCCCACGAAGTATCTTTTCTATAAAAATCAAAGATCTGGGCTACACCGTTTCTCAATGCAGATTCGCTGTTGTTCTTTAGGAAAAGAGAATAAGATTCGGGATTCATCGAATTTACTTCTTTCCTGGTCGTATTCGTGAAGTATGCATGATAAATATAGTCCCCATCTTCCCACGGTTCCGTGGGGGTGTCACCCACTTGCCTGTCAGTTAGGGACTCTACGGTACTGCTTGAGGTTCCAGTGATTCCTCCGCTTATACCTTCAAGGAAGTCCATTGCCTCCGTTGCGGCGGCTCTCAACCCTCCCCTATACATAAACAAATATGTTGGGGTATCAACAATTCCAATTTGCTGATTGAAATCTTGGCTCGGTGTATTCGAGTACCTACTGGTTTTTTCCTTATCTTCGGATGGAGAAATTCCCTGCATTATATTTATGAGTTGTAGCTGATTTTCTTTCTGAAGTCTCGATAAAGCTTTTTTTGTATCCTCGTCAAAATAATCATCAATGCCAAGTTTTGTATCGAGAAGGTCTTTCAGATAATACTTGATTATCAAAGTCTGAATACTTTTTGTGCCCTTCTTTATTGGTAGGTTGAATTCTATACTTCTATTTTTGTTGTCGACAAGAATAAATCTCTTATTATTTAGTGCACTCTGAACCTCTGGATTAGCTCTTATCCTTCTAGTTGTTTCTGGACCTGTAGCTACTTCTGGGTCGCCAACTATGCTCTGAACACCTTGATCTGCTTCTGCCGCCATTGATTCATATTCTTCCCTCATCGGGTCAAGAAGTTCTCGATGGGCGTTAACTCGCTGAATGAGGAGGTTTCTCATCTGCTCGTCTGTAAATCTGTTGATCCTTCTCTCTATGATATCTAATCTATTCGTGGTTTCCAGTATTCCACTTAAAACCTCACGTATTGTTGAATCAGGAGACGAAGCAAGCTCTTGGAGTTCTTGTATCGTCTCTTCAAAATCCAACAACCTAGACTCCACTTCTGCCTTCTGGACTTCTTGTTCAGCGGATTCCAGAATAGCCCTTGAGTGCATCTTTAATTGCCGCTGTGGAGTGAACGTTGCTGTGGGGTGTGGTTTACCTTCTGTGTAAAAATTGTGATCCGTATATACAACGTTGATAGAAATTATCTTGTCCCAGTCGTCGTTCAAAGGTTCTGTTCTTACATTTATGTGGTTTATTCCATAAGCTGCGATCTCGGGATCTAATCTAATAAGGTTTCTCCTTACTGGATCAGTGCTCCTGGGGTCTGATGAAAATAATTTCCAATAGTTTATCAGCCTGTCTATCTCCCTCTCTACTGGCTGGAGTGGTGTAGACGTAGCCGTACCGTCATAAGAAGACTCATTATAGCCATCTTGTGCCCTCAACACAAAGCCTTCTTCCCATGCATCCGAAACTCTGTTCCACTCTTCTACAATATCGGCTGATACTGTGCCACGGTGGGCTCTCCTGGTTTGGTTCCCCAGTTCACCTTGCCAATTGTATCTTATTATTGTCTCGTCATTTGTGGCTGTGACCGCCTCAATTACAATATTATACCTTTCCCTTATTGCCTGATCTTCCTCCTCAAGCCTCGCATCCAAAGCTGGGTTTGACATTAGGGATTTTCTTATCTCTGTTAAAGAAGTCAATAATTCAGAAACTGTCCCTAATCTTGCCACGATCATATTGTTTAGAGATGGGTCTGTAGATCTACTAGAAGCCTCTCTCCTTCTTGCATCCTGCAAATAAGGCGGAGGAGGATCTAAGAGTATCTTGTTTTCCATATCAAACAAGACAGAACGAAAAGCCTCGTCTTCAGAAATATTAGACGGATCTCCATATCCCCTGTAACGCTCAGAATATGTTTTAACTGATATAGGGTCATACCTCTGTCTACGACCAGTTACCGGATCTGGAGGTCCTGGCAAGGCAAGGGCAGTAAACTCTGTTTCGAGAATCATCATCAGCCCGCCGTCATTCATCGGATCATCTATTGGAACAATATTCAAATAATCACTTCTTGTTAATGCTTGGTTCCATTCTAGGTCTCTACGGGTACCCGGTTCTATATCGAACTGCTGATGGGATACGTGAGTTAATCTCTGCTCCTCTGTAGGCGCACCTGTATCCAACATCCTGGCTGTTGGCTCCCTAAGTAGCCTGCCTATAAGTTGGGTGAATATTCCCCTCTGTTCTTCTCTAGTATAACTCATTTAACTAATTACTTACTTCCCGTTAATTAACATTATTGTATTTACTTCTTATTGACTTTTTTGCACCTGCTCTAGTATACTGGTATCTCCACTTATTTATATTCCATTTTCCTGCTGCACTAGAAAAAGTGTCTATACTTGCAAGTTTCGCAACATCCGTAGCGCAAAGAACCGCAAGCGAAGGAGATGGGGACGTGGGTCCAGGTCCAGCTGTAATATGGATGTGCGTGCCCAAAGCAGCCTCCAAGATAGCTATGTGCTTTATTATCGATTGAACTGCGCCGACCGTTTCGCTTAGTATTTCTGACAGGTCATTTACACATTCCACCATATTATTTCCTAAAATCATCGGCTGAAGTTCCGAACCCTTATACTGTCCGTTTCCTGCTATGATATCTACGCCCTTCCTAGCTGTCATCAAACCACCCTGAGAATTGTATCCATCTACTCCGGTTATCAATTTAATCCCCTCTCTGGCTATTACACGAACGCCGTCCGCTTTGAGGGCGATGGCAGAGCGAGGATTAGAATCCTTCTGGATAGGTTTTTCTTCGTTGTTTCCGATGCGACCAGGGGCAAGCCTAAAATTTTGATCTACATAAGTTTTTTGACTCAAATAAATTCTAGCAGCATCCATCGCTGGCGATCCCGCACGACCTGTGGTTCCTGGATCTCTAGCTGTATTGAAAATGGGGTCCACAGTCATTGGTTTGTTTTTTCTATCTACTGCTCTCGGATTAGGACTCATTCTTCCTACGACAATATCTATTGCTCCGCATTGTGTATTTCCCTTGCCACCGAAGCCGCTGCCAAGATTGTCAGTCCTGTCCCTACCTAAGACAATCCAAGAATTATATCTATTTGATATAACCTTCTCTGTCTTTGCTTGTCTAAAATCTGGCACCGGGTCCAACATGTGATCTCCGTAAGTACCTGAGCTTTTTATCTTTTCGTCTTCCGATAGACCCTCTAAGCTCTCCATCTGCTCCTTAGACGCCCCCTCTTGCTGGACTGACTTCTTCACCTTTGGTACTACCGGCTTCTTTATTTGGGGGGGACTATCTGGACTCGTAGCGGGGGCATCGTCGTCGCAAGGCTTTAGGTTTTTATTTTTTTTAGCTTTCTTCTTACTCTCATCGATAACCATTTCATAAACGTTTCCGCGAAGGTTTATCGTATTAATATCTATGTTTTCCCTAATCTCCCTGTCTGTGTCGGCGGCGCACAATGGGCGAGTGGGTCGCTGTGCTGGTGGTGGTGGTTCTACTGAAAAGTCGGATCCGGCGACCATAAACTTGTTTTTAAGATCCTCTCCGTATATCCTCAATAATTCCGCTCGCTCTTCTCCTGAGCCGTCGACAAAATCATCCAGTTCAAAATAATCTAATTGGTCAACAATATCTGGTGGCGTGCCGGCAGAGGGCACAACCGATAGTGTAGTAGGTTGATCTTCATCTTCGAAATTTCGTATTTCTCTATCTATTGCTGCGTCGGTTTGAGCGCCCGCTGTGGCCGCGTCCCTCATGGTCGTGGTGCGCCCCTCTATCGCAAGGCTTCCGTCTGCTTTTGTCACGACTATTGGTCTTGTTATGTCATCTCTTCTGTCTACTATCTCTTCCACACTCCTCGCTTCTTCGAGGTCTGACATGGGTGCCTCTGGAAATCCCTCTGATGTGTATGAGAAATCTTGATATTGCCCTTTTATTCTTTCTCTTGCCTCTACGAGTCCTTGATAGTTGGGAGCAATGGACATAGTCTCTTCTTTTAAAATGGCTCCAGTAGCAGGATCATAGATTACTATCCTGATATCTTGATTTGAATTATTTTTTATATGGGCTTTTACAATGTCAACCATTCTCTATATTCCTATGACGGCAACTGCGCGTATTTTCTGAAATCTGGCATGGTGTTGTAGGAAGATGTGAGAAACTCCGGTGGAACATACTTAAGCAGCACATTTATTGTATTGTTCTTTTTTGCAAAGGCTCTGCACTTCGAAATAGCATTGAAACTTCCCTTCTTTTGTCCCAAGGCTGCTAAATCAGATTTGTGAAGATAGAGCCACGCAAGACCCCTTCCTGCAAAGCCTCTTCCTCCGTTTGCCTTATTCCATGCATCCATGTGTGTATTGTTCTTTCTTGTATCAACATGTCGGACTCCCCACCGATCAAACCCGAAGTCGGTCCAGCCTGCTGCCTGGAAATAGCCTATCTGCCTTCTGACGAAGTTGTGGTGCCCATCGTTGTTTCCTGGTGGTGGAAAGTCAGTCCTATTATCCATCCTTTTGCCGCGAGCGCCCACGCTAGTTCGATAAATATCTATACCTAGTCCGTACCCGTGGGCTGACCACTTTGCCCCACTCTGCCGCAAACTGTTGGACAATCCGTATATTCCTGGACCTGGCCATGTATTCAAAAACTCTATCCATCTCCTCATTGTATCTTCTGTCAGAATAACGGGGAATGTTCGTGTCAAATTCGGGTGAGACAAAAGAATTCCAGAAAACGGGAGACATGGTTCTGGAAATTGCTGTGTGAAGCCGTCTTTATCTTCGACAAGTCCACGGGTCAGTAACTTTTGCAATTCGTCCCCCTTAAGCCATCTTTGCTTTTTTGGGGATTTATTATACCTTAAATGGAATCTTTTTAATGGTTTTATTGTTTCTCTTCCCGTGACTGCAATTGGCGGAGGAAGGACGCCGGAAGCACCAACGCCACGGTTAGCTCCGGCTCCAACTCCCTGCTGACGGGCGGGGGTTCCATCTGGACCGAGGATGGCTGATGCTGATGCACCAGGCGTAGTAGTGGCGACCGTTTGAACCTGAGCACCTGGAGCGAATGCGTTAGTGGCTCCGCCGCCTTGGTTCCAATATTTAGATTTGTATCCCTCAATCGTTGTAGAATCAGCCTCCAACATACTGTGAAATATTCCGTACTGTCCTGTTTCCTGATCAGTGATCTCGATTAAGCACTCTCTTAAAGAAAAATCCGCTATATCTTGAAAGTCATTATTCAATGTATAAAACCTGGGGAGTTGATATATTCTTTCTAAATCGTCCTTGCTCCTAGGTGGCAGCAACATTGAGCATATACCCCCAGCTGGAACACAGTAGTAAATGTGTACCATGGACTGATTAAATGCTTCAGTAGCATTTTGGTTGGAATTAAATATATGGACCGGGTCAAAGCACTGGTGAATTGGTCGGGTTTCATAGTGAAATATTATTCCCGTTCTCACGCCGGAAAAGCCAGCATCGAGCCTCTTGGCTGTCGATTCTTTTTGGACAAATCTTATTGCTGACCCAATAAGGTCGAGGTCCTTTCCGATTCCATGCTTTGTGTTTACACTTATGGTCTTATCGGAAAAGAGGTTACTTTGCTTGGTCTTTATTCCCCAATCTGGATCGAAAACGTCAGTCATTCTTTTCAGACTCCTGATCTTGTATCAAATCAAAAAGCTCGTCTTTTTCTTCTTCTGTTATTTTTTCATTTGTATTTGATTGTTTGTGGAGGAGTGCGGTCAACTTAACCATTTGCTCATTGGATCTTTGTAGAGTTTCCACGTACTTAGCAGCTATCATGCCAACCTCCTTGTGTCGGTCATCTGATACTACCATGTATTTCATCAATGTTGTCAGTAGGGTTTTGGTAACAGCCCTATCTTCGTTTATATTGTTTACTGATTTTTCTATAAAATCTTGTAGTTTAAATTTACTCATAACGTCAGTAATTAGTCGACTACGGCATTTTATCGCTTCTCATAATCGCCTCGATCCCACTTAAGCTTAAAGATCCGATACTTCGCCCTTAATTTATTTAAATTGTTGACAATTTGTTTTGTATTTAATCCCGTCAATTCTCGCAAATAGAGATATACCGCCTTTTTGTTAAAAATCTCTATTTGCTCTGCGCTGTTCAAAAGTATCTTTACAGCCTCTATTACTCTTCTTTCGTTAACTTTCAAGTCTGCTCGTTCCCACCTATCGACTTCAAAGAGCAAAGATTGCCAAAATTCCTTCTGTTCTCTAGTGTTAGCATAGATGTCCTCATCTGTAACCAAATCTTCATGCACGGTTTCCCTAACGAGTTCTTCGTAGCTAACTTCTTTTTTTGTTTTTGCTGAATTTTTCTTTAATTTGTGTATAAACCAATGCTTTGTTATAACACTGAAATAGGAGAATGCTTTAGATCCCTTTGACGGATCATATTTATCCAATATGGTTGTGAGCCATATTTTACATTCCTCTTTCAAGGGATCTATATTTGGAAGGGTTGTGAATTTGTATGTATATGTTATTTTCTCAACCATCTCGTGAAATGCTGGTTGTATATAATCCACATACAAATGTGTTCTGATTTTGTTATCTTCAGTTTTCGTATACTCAATGATTGCGTTCTCATGAACTTTTGTAAAATAAAGATTTTTAGTTCGTGGACGCCGCTTCTTCATCATCTTCGCCAAGTTCCGTTACCTCTCCTGTTTCTTCGTTTTCTTCCTCATCAATGAGGGTATATATGTCTTCATATTGATCGATATCCTCTAAAATATCCTTACTGTGGTTCATTAGTGCTTCCAAGGATTTATCTCCGTAAAACATTTCAGACTCATGCAGTACGTCAACATGTGCCCTAAATATAGTAAACTTCTCTTGCAAAGAATTTAAATTACTAGCAACTGTTAATAACCTTCTTGCACACTTTATGGAATATGGCAACAATATTACATTCGCCAGTAGTGATACTATTAATATTACCTCCATACTCTACCGCTTTTCCTCTCTGGATGTTTTCTTGTCACCTTGTAAATCTCTCTTTGCATCCTTTATAAATTTCTCTACTATTTCGCCTGGCTTCTTTTCCATACTTATTCTTGGAGCCAGGGAGGAAGGGACCTTGACGGTGAAGCCCTCCTCTCCACACAATATACACTCTTCCTGCTCGTGAGACATTGAATGTGCTATGTCAAAAAAATCTTCACATTTTTCACATTTATAGGTGTATCTTGGCAAGACTAATCGCTTCCCACAGTCTTTGTGTTTTCTTCAATTTCTTCCAGTGAGTCATCGTCTTCAGCAGCGCAATCAAGATCATCTTCTCCCTCTGTGTCAAAAAGGACCTCTTGATCAAATTGAAAAACGGGTGGATTTACAACAATCAACTCCTCACTCTGGTTGGTTTGAAAATCCATTCCTCTCAAGATTGGGACGATGTCCGCCTGCTCTGCTAGAGACTTCTGTAGAGCCATCATAATGGCTCCTAGTGCTTGATCTGAAATTTTCATAGTTTCTCCTTATTTCGTAATTTCATTATACAACCGCACGACCCTTGAGGTTTTCCCAATCTTTTTCTGGTCGTACTTCTAAATTTGTCTGCCATGCTGCCTTGATAACATTCGCATTGACTCCGCATTGGCCGGCGAAGGCAATAAATGCGTTAATGTCCTTTGGAAAGCAGCTGCCTCCGAATCCCCATTTCCCGTCTGGTCCTGGAACGTTCAAGTGCGAATCCCCAACTCTTCCATCTGCTGCAAATCCAGCAAGTGCCAAGTCCCAATCCACGTTTGCTTTTTCACAAACTAGCTTCATTTCATTCGCAAAAGCAACCTTGACTGAGAAGAACACATTGTTAAAATATTTTATAAATTCAGCAGTATTGAAATCTGTCTTCATTATATTACAGTGCTTGAACCTCGTCCTATAAAGTTCCGCGACCTTGCTTGTGTTCTCCGGAGAGCCCCCCAGGACTATCCTAGCCTGATTTAAGAAATCATATTTCGCATGTCTCTCTGTTAAGAATTCAGGATTAAAAACAAGATTTAAATTTGGAAACTCATCCGAGAAAGACTGAGTGGTTCCGGGGACTATTGTGGACTTAATTACCACTACATTATCGTTTCTATCACTAACATTGCTTATATCCCCCAACACCTCTCTCACTATACCAAGATTTATGGACCCATCTTTGTTCATCGGGGTTGGCACAGAAACGAAAATTATATCAGACTCATTAACCGTTTCCTCTAGTGAATTCATGCTCCTAAGAGGGTCCTTATCGTGAACCAATACCGGGATTACGGGAACAAAACCAAAGCCTATTGCTTGCCCCACGAATCCATTTCCAATAATACCTACTGCCTTAATCATTCGCAAACTCCAAAAAACACTCTCTTATTCCCTCAGATATCTCCACTTGAGGTCTCCACCCCAAATCAAGCAAAGGCTTCACATTTGCCTTAGTCAACCTGACATCTCCTGGGCGCTCTTCAACATAATCAAACTTTAAATCTGGCAGTGTCTCTTTTACCAGCTTCTTCATTTCGTTTAGGGAAATATTGTTTCCAGTTCCGACATCGTAAACATTGCCAGAAACAGAATCCATATTGTTCATACAGAAGATGTTCGCAGATACGACATCACTGACATGTGCCATGTCCCTCCTCTGATCTCCGTCTCCCGTTATATACGGGATCTTCCCATCTTTTATAAACCTTCTCCAATTAGCAACACATGTGGCGTATGGCCCATCAGCGACCTGGTCCACCGAATATACATTAAAGTACCTTAATGCGACGGTATCTACATCATAAAGCCTTTTATATAGCAAGGTTTCGACTTCTCCAACATGTTTGGACAGCGCATACGGGCTTTCTGGTCCAGATCCGTTACCTACCACGGACGACGAGCTAGAATATACCACTTTAGCTCCTACTTTTTTTGCAAATTCCAAAACAAGAGACGTAGAGTGAACGTTGTTGTGCATAACTTCCACTGGGTTCTCAATGCTATAAACTACTCTTGGGATCGCTGCCAAATGGAAGATGACTTCTGGTTTAAAAGCCAGGTGCTTTTCCTGGAACCCGTCCAAGATGTCTTCTCCCATCTTGAGATCTATTCCCATAACATTGTGACCCAAAGAGTTAAGTTTCCAAAACAAATTCTGACCAATGTATCCCATGTGACCAGTCACCATCACGTTCATTAAATGTACCCCGAAATCTTTAACTGGTTCTCAAAATCTCCCAGTTCTTCATCAGTACAAATATTTTTATATGCGTTGACATCCTTGCCAATGCCCTTGTCACTCAACTTTCTTTTTCCATAATCTGAATCATTTCCTTTTCCAGCCCTGGCAAGAACAGAGACATTCCAATCATAAACCCAGTCTTTTACAAACTCAGGATAATCAGAAAAGTGATTTGCCTTTTGGATACCAAAAACATTGCAAATGTTGTCTTGTACGCAATTTGGATTCCTTATAAGGTCCTCGTATTTGACCTCAAGGTCTATAATATCCGAGTATTCGTTCCTTTGTTTCATGGAATCTATCCATCTCTTAGGCTTAACATAATTTCCATCTGACAAGATCACGTCTCTTCCGTCCCTTGTCACGTTGATAATTCCGATGTCCTGCTTTCTTATCCAAGACAATTGGTCTTCGAATTCTGGTGTTTCAGAATTACTCAACACAAAGGGAGGTAGCCTCTTTCCTATCAAAAACCTCTTGTCCGTCTTGATGTTCAAGAACTCACTCAGTGTCATTTCATGACCGTTAAATCCTTTTCTATAGAGAACGTCAGTGCTTTGAAACGCATAACACATTCTCAACAAAAGAGTCGTCCCACTCTTGGCGCATCCTGTAATAAATATTCTCTTTGTCATCTACTATACTTCCCACGTCTTATATTCTGGTTGCTTGGTTTTATTGGTGTCATGCATTCTGTATCTGTAAAATGGAACTCTCAAATGGTGAATTCGATATTTGTCGCCCAAGCGTTTTCTTAGTTCCTCTTCCTCCCTATGTCTCATCTTTGGATTATATCCACCTAGCGATAAGAACAGGTCTCTTCGATACATTATACCACAGGATATGTTTTCATTTTCAGCATATTTTCTTTCAATGGTGTTCTCATAATCATCCACCATCAAGTAGTCCGAAGATACACAAAATGCGTCATGGTTAGACTCTAGATATTTCTTCATAACAAACGACATATCTTTGTTAATATAATCATCGGCGTCGACTCTAAAGAAGAACTGACCTCTGGCATTTTCAATTCCTAAGTTAGACGCTACTGCTACTCCGGAATTCTTGTCCGTCTTGAGGAATCTTATGCGATCAGCGAAGGGTCTCAGCATATCTTGCGAGTTGTCTGTACTACAGTCATCCACCACTATCACCTCAAATCTGACCCTCTCCTGATTAAGACAACTCCTCAAACACCTAGAGACATATTTGCCATAGTTGTAGTTTGTTATAATTATCGATACGTCAGGTACCATTATTCTTTCCTCCGATTTAATATTTCGATTTCCTTGATTAGGTTTTTAAACTGTTTAAGAGATCCGTGATCAAAAGACCCCAAGTGCCCTCCCTCAAACCTTGATTGTGCAAAAATGTTCTCACTATAATGCTTCTCTAATATGGTAGCACCGCTGAAATATGCTTTCAATGGGGCGGCGATGCCGACGGAGTGGTCACTATATCCGCGATACCCATATCTCTTAAATTCTTTTGGCATATTTTTCAAGTTATCATCGTGCAAAAAAGTTGGATACCTGGATACACAAAATAAGTAAGATATCTTCTCACTGTGTCCGAATGGAAATTCACCAATAGCACATTGTCCGGTGGATATGATTGTCGGTTTATTCTCTTTTAAGATAGCTTCGCATAAATCTGGATCTTCTTTTACGGTTCTACTTGCTATCTTGTGCCTATCAAATCCGAGGTTCCGCAGCCAATCCAATCTCTCTTTATCAAAGGGTGTAGCCATCAGTGGTATACCAAGATTATCACAAAAGTCCTTGAGGGATGCAAGTGTTTGGTAGTCGATGTCCCTGTATTCTCTTTCAGTGTTTCCAAAAAATGCCACAGAATCCATTAACTGAACTTTCACAACATCTGCTCCTGCGGACCATGCATTTAGTGACATTCTTTTTAGTTCTTCCAGCGAGCCATGGTGCTGGTTACAAAGATCAACTATTATTTCCATTTAAATACTCCTTCAATAAAATTGGAGTCTTGTATGATATCTCCAACATTCTTCCATAATTCATGTCTTTTAATTGATATAGTTTCCCGCCTGGTTCTACGTGATAAGGCTCTACTGAATTATTGATTATATTATACACGTTTTTCTCCAAAATGTCAAACCCTGTAATGCAAGTTCTCATGAAAATATCTTCTGGTGTGTCAGAGATATCCATCCCTTCTGTTTTAGATTGAGCTATTACCCTACCCTTGTCAATTGACGAGTTTATATAGTGAATAGTTGCCCCTATCTCTTCCGGTTTTCCCTCGTAGAGAGCCCAATACGGGCTGTCTACCCCTCTGTGGTGCTGTACTAAGCCCGTATGTATGTTTATACAGCCTCCGGAAGGTACACTAAAGATGTGCTTTTTGAGTAGAGGGGCACCGAAGACAAAACAAAGGTCAGGAGAAACCTCTGATATCATATCCTTCATCCTTCTAGAATTTACTTGTTCTGGAGTGCACATAACTAAATTTCCTAGTATCTCGCTACCTCTTGCGTGTCCAAAAAATCTTCGCTCTGATAGGCAGAATTTCGCATTTCCGGGCTTTTTATCCACTACAATGACCATAGAAAGATCGACATACTTCTGCAATCTAGATATGAACTCCCTGTGCCTCAGTTGGTTTGATGTTATTGCGATGTGGCTCATAACTTTATTGGGCTTCTCCCCAGGCTCTTAAACGCCTCTCCTCGGGCTTCACCTATTGAATACCCCCTCACTTTCGTAATTCCATCCAGGTACCTCTCTATTTCATTTAAAATATCGAGCTGAGACATATATACCTTCAACGCTTCCATCTTCAATCCGTATTGCTCAGTAATATCGACAACGTAATCAGGATCATCAAAAGGATCCAAAATTTCAAAAGACCATATGGCCCCAACAGTGTGTACTCCACCTAACTCCTCCATTATGTTTTCCGAAGCTTTCCAGCAGGCTTCTTCTACAATCGCAGAAGTCCTCTTATGATCTCTGTGTTTGCACACTTGATTGTGTGTTATGACCAGGTCTGGCTTCACCTCTCTTATGATTTTTATAACTTTGTGAAAATTTTGCTTCCTATTAGAGACCTTCTGACAAGGTAGACCGAGGTTGTGAATCTTTTGAATGCCCAAGATCTTTGCTGCAATAATTGCTTCTTTGTTTCTTGTTTCTACGATTTCAGAACCATCAGTACCTTGTTTAATACCAGTGGAGCCGTCGGTCATAAAACAAACTTCTACCCGGCAGCCCCTGTCTGCCCACTTCCTTATGGTGCCGCCGCAGCCAATTGTCTCATCGTCCTGATGTGCTGCGAAAACTAGAACTTTTTTAGGTATTTTGATCACTTCTTTTCTCTATAAACTTTACATCTTCAATAGTGTGAACGTCATGCACATCGCAAATAAAGGCTCCCGTTTTCACACTCAAATCTCTCTGGTGAACGTACCATAGTTTCATTATTCTAAATGCTGCATTCATCATTAAATCTCTGTCTACGCTCATCAACTCATTTCTATCATTAATAATGAACGACTCGATTGCATTATCCAATGTTCTTCCTGTAATTTCAGGAGAATTTGCTTGCAGGGAGACGACAGTCTCTGGCTTAAAATGATTTCTCTCTATATAAGAACAAGCCTCTCTAATTGCCTCCATCTTGTAGACGTGGTCTGCCGCTGTTCTTGGATCCCTGTCGTGGACATTTGCACCATACTTAATTGCTATTTTTTTTATCTCTTCATCTTCTGTGGTTACCCACACGTCGGTTATATATTCACTGTCCTTTGCTGCCTTTATCGCCCAAGATAACATAGGCTTGCCCCAAATGGGATAAATGTTCTTGCGCTTGAGCCTTTTAGACCCTCCCCGTGCAGGTATGATGGCTACTATTCTTTCTTTTTTAGTCTTATTGCTTGCGCCAATCAGGTCAGATAAGCCCGTCATTAATGACTCTATCATGGCGGGAACCCTTTCGTGTGATGGGGTTTTCCGTATTTCTTGAGATTTGCCATCCATTTGGCTTTAGGTCTCAGCACTGCTATACCACCAACCTCTTCAACTAGATCATACCACTCTAAAGCAGCCTTATATCTAGGTCTGTAGTATTCACACAGAAAAACAATTGTGTCTTTGTGGGAGTACCTTGTAGCCATCTCGCAACATTGCACTCTCGCTCGACCATCGATAATGAAAAAATCATACTTTTTTTTACCAAAATGATCAATAGCCTTTATATAACTTTTAAACTCTTCGTTCCTATTGTCTAAAAGAATAGAGTGTCCTCTTTCCCAAATATTCCACGGAATATCTGCAGGAGCATAGTAGAGTTTCACATTCTTTATCTCCTGCTCCTGAATCATGTCTGCAACCTTATCTGCCCACTTGTCGTCGTGTTCTACCGAGTTGTAACTCTTTACAAATTTAGAAAAATGAATAGTGCTGCCGCCTGGTCCCCATTCGAACAGTGTTTTGCCTTTTGACAAACGACTTTCAATATAGTCAATCTCTTCCTGATTCATTAGTGGCTTATTTTTTATATTTTTCATACTTGCTATACTAACACATCAAGTAAATTTTTGCAAGTATCTTTACTGTCGAACAAATAATCTTTTCTTGCTTTTCGGAATTCAGGATCCAAATCCGTTAAATTTAGGTAGGTAATCGCTGCTGCAAATTCAGCATGAGTGAACTTTTTGTTCATATCAACACAATAACCATACCTATATAGATAATCATGAGTCACCCTATAAGGTCTCTTGCTTCCGTTTCTAAATTCTGGCTTTATGTCAAAATTAATTAATGGCACATTGTGCATCACACACTCTTCTACAGTTGTTGATCCAAAATTTATTGCTATGTCGCTTATCGATAACAATTCCTGGGTTGTATGAGGGTACCAAGAATCGTCTAAGAAACAATAGTGACCGTTTGATTTAAGTGCTTGTTTCCAGGTAGAACTAACTGGGTCTTTTCCTCGACTTTTAAACAAAACTGTATAGCCCATCATATCCAAACAGGCCATCAGGTTCGGAAAGTCTACATGTGCTTGGTCTCTTCCTTTAGGAGATATGAGTGTCGCAAACTTACCGTCTTTCGGCAAAGAGTATTTATTAAGAACACTTGATTTGTCGATTTCAATATCATATTTTGGTATCCCCAAATAAAGATTTTTATCCGTATGGAGATTATAATAATCTGCTATCGACCGACTAGGCATAAGCACATGATCTGCAACATCTATATAGTGTTTGTAACTTTCAATGAAGTCTGTTTGATAAGTGCAGACAACCTTCTTTGTATCCTTTGCTTTAGCAACAAAATTTACACCTGTTTTTTCATTTGAAAACAAGAGACCCTTTGCAGATTTTACATCTGCTATATCCTTAAATAATACGTTGTGATGAATGACAAGTTGCGCCAATACTGATTCATACTTGTGAGGACAATTATATTTGTGGGATGGTGCAATGTAAAAAACAGATTGAATACCCCTCTTGTTCCCCTCTATCACTAGTGGCATCCAGTACCTAAGATGCGTCATTTCCATTAACAAAAAATTCATTTTTCTATAATCTCCGCCAATACATAAATTCTACCTTTTATCGGATCTTTTAAAACAGAATAGTCACCAAATTCCAAGCCCGCCTGATTCAACATATCGGTAGTAAATAAATTGTCAGAATGACTCACACTATGTTGCATGTCCATTCCTTCAGGTATCGCTTCCTTAAAGTGTGGAATTAAATTAGTGCTACCCGCCGGCCAGGACTGCAATAATGTATCTGGACCCAAAGCCACTATATTTCCGGTATTAAAGTCGAACATAACCCTCTTATTGTTTTGAACAGCATATTTTAGATTCCTTATCAAGCCTGACGATGATTGCACAAGATAGGCGAGCCTTAAACCTAAAACAAGATCATATCCCTTTATAGCGTTTTCCCATTTGTCGTGGACATCCCACTTGTTATTTATGGGGGGTTCGTCCTCATTCAATATATCATAGAAGTGGTGCTCAAGACCTTCAACTTGTATTTTTAGATTAATACATGAAAACATATCAGAATATTTCCCAATCTGTTGTTGTCCAAGCCAGGCGACCTTATTTCCTGGTTTTAGATTTTCATTTATATAGTCCCCAACCAAATGTGCATATTTGGGTATTATAAAGTGATCCGTCATTCCCACTATAAATCCTCCATAAATACAAACTCTATATCGTCTCTGTGCTGCAACAAAAAATCTATCAGCTCTTTTGTATGATTTTCGTGTAAATAATTTCTATCCCACTCGCAAGCATGATAAACTATGCCGCAGCTCTCTTTAATTTCCAGTGGGCGGTAAGGGGGAAACACGGTTGAATAATTAGACTTATACTCCTTGTCTTTCCCCTGGTAAGATTCGAGTGCATAGTCAATATCTGACACAGCAAACAGCTTGAACCCCTCTTCATTTAAAGCGTCCCAAGCTTGCGGTCCCATTCTCCACGCTGGTGGTCTAAATATTGGTTTGAACACTTCAGACAATCCTGCCTTCTCAACCCTATCCTTCATACTCTGAGCCCTCTTGATGGCATCTTCATAGGAGATGTCCAGAAACTCGTTATTGTCGTTTTCCCACGGAATTCCGTGATAATATCCATGATAACATATTTCAAAATTAAAAGGGTTCAAGGATTTTAGAGTTTCACAGAAATCCGGGTGCTTCCAAATAACTAGCGGGTCCTTTGTTTGGACCCCTAATCTCATGGTCCTCCAATAGGCAATCGGCACAAAAAGACTAATCTTGATGTCCGGAAAGGCGGATATCAGCTCCATACACCTGTCCAAAACCTTTACAGACGCCATCGGGTGAGGAGAGACATCATCAATACTTATATTAACCCTATACTTCAATTTTTAATTCGTCCATAAAGTCACCTAATAACACGTCAAACACCTTACGATCTTTGTCGCGCAAATACTCCTCATTGCGATAATAGTCTACCATGTCTTTTCCAAAAAGCTTTTCAAATTTTGTAGAGATCTCTTTTACATCTGCTTTGCTTTTCCACGAATTCAGGAACGAAGAGTCTTCTTTTCTAATGTAATTGTATTCTCCAGGGCCGAGAACCTCGCCGTGGCGAGGACAATGAAGAACACTTTCCTGCCCCCTTCTAATCTTAAGCTCCTTGACCTCCACCTTCTCCGTTCCGCAAACATTACACTTTTCCATAACAGCTAGATCTTCATTTTTGATAGTTTTAACACCCAAACAATCATAAATTCTCTGTAACTCAAAATCGGTGCTGTTAAAAAAATGTTCAAAACTCACTATATTATCTCTTTTGCTGTCAAAATTCTGAGCCAATTCATACAACGATGACATGAAGGTCACCTTAAACCACTCAAAAACCTGATCTTTCGAAATGTTTCTTCCATATCTGCTGTCTCCGTATTCTTTCCATTTCCTGATCCAAGTGTAATAGAAAGAAACAGGATTTCGAAAAATGTAAAGCACGGGAATTTCCGGATGGAATGCTCTGTGATAGTTTACCCTCTTGAGTGGCGGTTTGTTTAAAATGACCCATTCACTATTCTTTACATCCTTTTTCGGATGCAATTGCTCAGGGTTCAGATTTGGCAATACCTTCTTAGATAGGAAATTCTTTAATTCTCTTTTTGAGGTGCCGCCTTGGCTTCGAAATGCGCTCTCCTTGAGTGTCACTATATTTTCGTGCCCTTGAAGCTTATGCAAAACATAGTGCGATCCGATTCCGCCGCTGGCAGTTATAAGGGCTGCTATTTTTGGCAAGATAAAGCCTCCTCTATTATGTTAATATATTTATTAACCACGCCTGAATTATCCTCAGTATATTCCATAACCCTGCTCTTATATTTATCATACTCGGAAAGCACACTTCTAATAGATGACATCATCTGTTCAAAAGAAGAAAATCCTATTCCATAATCAGAGCAGTAGTTGTCTATGCTTCCACCATCTAAATGATAGACTACTGGGAGACCAGCCGCCATAGCCTCCAGTACATGATTGGCTCCAGCCTCCTCAATCGAAGCAGTTATGTATATATCGTGTTTTGGGAGTTCTTTGGAAAGCTCATCTGCTCCAATGGGAGTTATATGATTCCTTATTTTGGTTCCCTCTGGCATTCTTCCTATGTAGGTAAATTCAAAGTCACCGAAGGCATCTATATGCTCCTGTAATTCCTCATATATATGAAATCCCTTTTTTGGATTCATGGACCAGTGATGAGTAACTATTCTAGGGGTGCGGGATGAGTCGAATTCCGACCTCTTATGATTGTGAAAGATCGGCATTGGAGCGTTGTGCACCACAGAATGATTGTCTCCTGTGAAGCCTATCCAGTCCCTAGCCCATTCACTAGGAAAGATAAAGTAATCCGAAAACTGCAAAGTCTGTTTCACCAGACTCGTCAACTCCGGTTTACTGTGTGTTCCGAGATCTCCTACTCTTTGCACTATCTTTGTTTTTGGGTTACTTTGTTTGTAGTTTACAAAGTCTTGGTACCACTCTCTAGCCTGATTGGGTCGTGGGTCTATACAGAATATAACATCTATGCCTTTTTCAAGGCGGAATACAACGTCGTGGCCGGCATCCTTCAGGGAGTCGACTAACTTGTTTACAGTTTTTATTCCGCCGCCCCAGGGACCAAGTTTCGGCTCTCGATTGATGTAGACCTTCATACAGGAATGCCTATCATATTCGGAGGATTCTTTAGTTTTATCCATGCCCCATTGTCGTCAATAGGGAGATTCCAGCCAATTGATTCCGAGATATCTTCTATCGAAACAGGAGTATCACCCCCTCCAAGACTCTCTACAACATCAGCATAATCATGTATCTTGTAGTATTTTACTCCGGACTCATCCTTTGGCGGTGCCCAGTAATCTCCATACCTCATGATGCCACGGACGCGGGCGTTACCCCCCTTTTCGTTAAAGATGCCAACTGATACAGGTACCACAGGTGCACAATAAAAGACGGTCATACCCTTGGCTTTTAAAACTTCTTCTATCTTTTTAAGCATCTTAGTCTCTGAGTCTTCGCCTCCTTCATGAGCCGAATTGTCGGTATCCCAAGGATATATTAGATCTAGCATTTCCTTAGAAACCATGCAGTTCATCGCGCCCATAACCGGATTGCGATTATAGTGATACAAGAATTTAAACTCGTCGTTCCCGAGAGTATTTGAGTATGTTCCTGCCTGATTCCTCACTCTCCTCTGAGCATCAAAAGAGATACAACCAGTAGTGTCTTCATATTTTTCGAAGAAATCAACATACTCCTTTAGCCAACCACCCTTCACAACAAATTGAACATCTGCTGGAATAAGAGATACATATTTCCCTGTTGCATTCTCGGTTGCAATATTTAGAGCCTTCGCATATTCGTTTGATGGATCTCTCTCTTGTTGCCTAAATACCTTGAATCCCCTTTCTTTCAGCTCCTCTAAGTACTCGTCTGTACCTTCCTCTGTCGAAGCGTTATCAACAACTATGATTTCTTTTTCAGAATAATCCTCGGTGCACTCTAAAAAAGACTCCAAACAACTTCTCAAATAATGAAGTCTATTACAATTTATAAATCCAAAAGTTACTTTTATCATTCTTTTTCCTTTTTCTCTTTTTCTGATTCTAGTGGCTCATCTAATTTCTGTTCTTCTTTTCTTCCCTTTTCCGATCTCTCTTTTAACTGTTCTTCTGTCAAAGGGACCCCTTCTGGGTCGGTGCTAGGCACCAACTCAACCTCTGATCTCCTATATATCAGAACTGGCTCATGACCGGGGTGGACTGCGTCCGTAGCAACCCACTCTGGGTTTGCTTCCAGGAATTCATCAATGGCGGGCTTAACTCCCTTCTTTTCTGGATGCTCCGTGCCCTCCCTCTTTGTTGCCAGCTCATTATCTTCATAACCTGGTAATTCCGAGAAGTACTCGTCTTTATTCGCCCACCTGTCGGAATAATCATCAAATATTATGACTCCGCCAGGTTTAAGGAGCTTTGGAATATATTTAAATTCTTCTGTAACGGTATAATAATTGTGATCCCCGTCCACCAGAATTACGTCAAACATCCCTGGATACGAGTTTGACTCCATCCACGATGCGAATTCCGGTAAAATATTGAGACTTGAATTTTCGTAAAAAAGAATGACTTGATTCTCCTCATCAACTTCCTTCTTCATCAATTCAAGATTCACATGCAAATTGTCCTGAAACTTTATATCCACACCTACGATCATGAAGTCTTCATGGTTGTTTATTAAATAACTTGTCAAGGGGACAAACATTTGACCCTTATCAACGCCCACCTCCATTACGGTTGGTTGTTCCAGGGCGGCTAACTTGCTTTTTATAAAATCATAATATCCCCAATAAGCCATACTAATACCTCTCCTTTTCTAAAATTTCTTGTATATTTGCGCCCACAGCATGAACTATCTTTTTATCTTTCAATTAAGCTTTCTCCCACTTTCAAACTCACCCCTGGTGTGCTTGCCCACTCGTCTGCCCACATCTCGATGCCATCTAGGGAGACTCTTTCCAGCCAAACACACTTAAAGCCTGCAACTTTGACCAACACCCCTTTTCCCTTGACCACTGCACATATCAAGCCTGGTGACCCGTGAACCTTACAAATATCTGTAGACGTTTGCCACAGGCTCAGTTTACCAAACCTTGTTTCCACAAATGCTCCTGGGTAGGGGTGAGTTAGTGCTCTGACATAGTCGTTTATTTTTGTGGCGGACCATGACAAATCTATTTTACCATCTTCTGGAGATCTTTTATAGTATCTTGTTGCCAGCGCCTTGTCTTGCGGTAGTTTAATCTCAAGTCTATTGGCTATTTTTGGGATCGCCATCCGGACCATATCTACTGCGGTTTGATCTACTTTATGATAAATCGTCCTAATATTGTCTCTTGGTTCGATAACAAAAGATCGGAACTCTAACACTGCGCCAGTATCAGTCTTCTCTTCCATAATGAATAGACTATTTCCCCAGGGTACCGGGTTACCGTCACTTTCTAATATTTTCCAGTTAAGCACAGCGGCTCCGCGGCCCACTGGAAGAGGGGATGGGTGAATACCCAAGCAATATCTTTTTGGTATTTTCAATATATTGGATTTAAATATTTGAGACCAGCCGCACTGTATTATTACATCCGGATTCTGTTGTCTTATCCACTCTTCTGTCTCTTTATTGTTTATATCTTTTGTGAAAAATGGATCACATATATCTCCCAGACTATCATAGTTTGATTTTGACAACCCCAAGTCAGGATGAAGGTTGACTGCTCCGACAAAATTTGATTCTTCTTTTGCGCATTGAATAACTTTTCTTGCGAGTGGGGTGCACCCAATGATTAGGGTTCTTAGGTCTGGGATGTTAGGATTTTTGTTGCCCATCGATTTGCTATCTCCTTATGACCAGCGTTCGTAAAATGAACGCCATCGATATAATGCTCTTCGACTCCGGACATATCACACATGTCCAGCCCGAGGTCAGCAGATAGCCTCACTATAACATCATTGTATGAATTAATCAAGTGAGAATTTTTATAATATAAGGGAGTCATGCCCAACTTCGGAAGAGTCGAGATAATGATGTGCATACCGTGAATCTTGCATATGTCAATTATTTGACGCAAATTGTCTTCATAGATCTCTGGTGGGATTGCCTTTTGTGTATCATTTGTGCCAATCATAATAAAAGCAATGTTGGCAACCTTGTGGGCAGAAGCCGCTCTCCAAGTTCTTTTGAGAAGATCAACACTTGTTTCTCCACTTATTCCGTAATTGTGACAAATGTAGACTTCTCCAGTCTTCTCCTTCATTATCTTTGATAATTCAATAGTGGGAGATCTAGCATATTCGTCTCTTGCTCCGTATGTGATGGAGTCTCCCAAGCAAACTATTTCATTCCAAATCATTCAAAAAACCTCCTATAACCTATTTCAAACTACTGATATATTCTAAAAGCGGAGCAGCCGCTTCTTCTGGGTGTTGCCAATCCCAAGAAAACTTAAATTGCTCATGTGTCTTCCTTATTAAATCTTCGAATTCTTCTTCCTTGTCTTCAAACTCTTCAACGTAAGCCAGCTTAGTCAGCGGGGTCCACTCCACCAATAATGCATCTATCTTCTTGTAAAACCCCGTCTCAAATAGCTTCGAAATAATATCATATTCGGTGCCCTCTATGTCTAGCTTTAAAATCACAAATTCTTTTTTAAGGTCTAGGCTTTCCTTCATCCAGGAAACTAAATCAACCGATTCAACGTCAACCGAATCGTACAAGAGATGTTCATTTTTAAAAAATCCGGTGCGTATGAGTTTTCTAAATATCTCTCCGTTGATTGGAGTGAATGCAGAAAGCCTCTCATCTTCCTTTTCGAGTTCTTCTTGTTCCTCCAGATTCTCATTCATTCTATATTTTAAATCTACATACATCTTCTTTCCTGGATTGTTGGGGTCGGGTAGACATACTGCGATTTGGCCAAAGAACCCTATTTGCTTTATAATCGATTCTTTAAATCTATGAAGAGAGGACCCAGTTCTTGACCCCCAGTTTTGCAGATAAAACTTCTTTTTAGATTTTTCTATATCAACTGCGTTGTTGTGAACCGTTAGCGTTCCTTTTTCAATTAATTCAGAATTTGCTTCTTCTATGGCTTTTGAAAGTTTCGGATTTGCCTCAAAACAGTCAATCTTCAATTCACATCCTGGTATAGGAGAGAGGTACCTCCAAGCCCATTGGGCTGACTGTCCAATATTTGCGCCGCAGTCAATAAATCTAATTATTTTCTTTTTCATAATCTGTAATGTTCTTTCATCCACTGGACCGTTTCCCACACACCCTCTTCCAAGGTGACAGTGTTCTTGTGGTCCAGATCCATCACAGATTTTGATGCATCTACATGCTTATGTTTTGTTGTTAATATTTCCGAATGTTCTCGGTAATCAACTAGCGAGGGGTCTGCTTTTGTGTACTTTACTAACGTCTCAGCCAAAAGCTCAATAGTGTGCTCTTGATCTGAAGCTATATTATATGTTTTTCCGTCAATGAAGTTGTCTGCAATATTAGCCAATGTTCTTACACTGTCATAGATATATGTGCTAGTCCTAGTATGCCCTTTAAAGACGGTTATGGGCTTTCCGTGCAGAAGATTGTAGGTGAACAAGCAGTTTACACTTCGAAAGGGGTGAAACCATTCGCCGGGACCATATGTGTTGAAGAACCTTACCAACACAGTTTCTGTCCCAAAGTGCTCCCTGGAATTGTGAACCTGCATCTCGTTAACCCTCTTACTCATCGCATAATCATTCATTTGAATAATAGGGGTCTGACTTAAGACGTCTTCGTACATAACACCCTCATAATCACCGTAAACCTCTGATGAAGAACAATGGACAAGCTTAAATTTATGTTTTTCCTGAAGCCTAATAATGTGCTTCATTCCTATAACGTTTGATTTCCAAACCTTTTCATAGAAGTTTTCGCCATTCCAGCGACCGAATTCCGCTGCACAGTTGTAGACCAGGTCTGGTTTAACGTACTCTATGATCTGTTCTATTTGCCTAAACTCTCCAATATCACATCGAAAGTAGTTGTCGTCAGCAACTTTACCTAGACCGTGACCATAATTCCTATTAGTATGATAGAGGTCAACACCAAAAACTTCATGTCCTCTAATTTTTAATATCTCTTCGAGCTTGCTGCCGATTACTCCCAAGACACCTGTAACTAAAATCTTCACTTATTTTCTCCTCTTGACCAAGAGACCTTGCTCATAAAAATATAAATAATCTATTTCTGTGCCCAAGTAGCAGTTTATAGCGTGCTCTGGGGTTTCGCAAATAGGCTCCCTGTCATTAAAACTTGTATTAAGTAGGATTGGAACCCCACTCTTATCATACCATTTTTTGATAAAATTGTAATACCATTTATTATCATTTTCTGTAACGGTCTGAAGTCTTGCTGATCCGTCGAAATGAACTACAGCTGGGACCTTGTCCCTCTTTTCTTTTTTAAATTTTAATACGAAACTCATGTATGGGCTGTCTTTCTCCTTTTCAAACCAGTTAACGGCTTCCTCTCTTAGGATAGATGGTGCAAAAGGGCGGAACCATTGCCTATGCTTGACCTTATCATTGATAATTCCCTTCATGTCTTCGCTTCTAGGGTCTGCGAGAATACTTCTGTTTCCCAGAGCACGTCGGCCGGATTCGGAGCCTCCCCCAAAGACGGCTACTATTTTTTGATCATCGAGAAGATCCACTACGTCCTCATCAGTAACTTTGCTGTACTCTATCTCCTTATTTCTATCCTCTAGTGTCTTCTCGACTAGGTCAGAGTGGTCACAGCCAAGATATGGGGTGTAATTGTCTTCCCATATTATTCTCGGATTATCAAGTATCTGGTGCCATAAAAACTGTGCAGAACCCAAGGTAAGACCACCATCATGAGGGGTCGGTGTTACATAAACGTTTTTATCAGGGAACCAATCCAAAATCTTCCCCATTGCTACAGAGTTCAAAGAGACGCCGCCAGCAAAGCAGATATTCTTATGTTGGGGGTGCTTCTCCAAGAACATAGTTAACAACTCCCTAAGATATGTTTCAGTTGCCATTTGTAGACCTGCTGCTAGGTCGAATTGTTCCTGCTCTCCCTTTTTCGCTATATCCGCCCATCGCCATAAGTATGGGTGCCTAGGGTCGGTTCCGACATTAGCACCGCGTGGCTGACCTGGTGGCTTGAATGAAACCGCAGCTGAGTCCTTCCTGAACATCTTCAAAAAATCTGAAAAATATTTCTTTCCATCTCCCATGCAAGCCATAGCCATAACAGACCCAGCCTGGTGACCTCTTGGCCACCCAGACTGCAATCCAAAGACGTACCTTGTTACTCTAGTCCATACACCTCCGATGTTTACGTCAGTAATTGGAAAAGCATGTACTGGTGATATTTTATTATCTTTTCCCTCCCAGACTGTGAACGCTGTTATGTTACCGCCCTCTGACTCAAAGCCTCCTCCGTCCATTGTAAAAATTAATGCGTCTTCATGATTGCTGGAAAAGAATGCATTCGCGGCATGTGCCTGGTGGTGACCAATCGCATACATCTGTCCCCCATTTCTCTCAATGATATCCCTTAATTTATTAAGTGAGTCGGGATGATCACTTAACTTAGAAAAAGAATAATTGGTCGCAAAGTATTTAATATCTTGATGAGCAAGATATTCATCGAACATAAATTGAACTCCATCTCCTGCTGGCTCCTTTTCTCTTATATATCTCTCGTATTCTGCATGTACTATCGGTATTCCGTTGTCCAATATACAAAATGAACAATCATGACCTGACCATGCGCTAGCTACTTTCATTTAAATACTCCTGCAATTAATATGTCTAAATCCGTACAGTATCTAAAACTGTATTTTTGATTTATAGATTTTAGAGACTCTAATGTCTTTTCAATTGTTGGCCAACCTGGGGTGCCCATCATCCTAATATCATCTATTAAGATCATATGATTTTTCTCTTTGTGTTTTCCTATTTCTTCAATTTCCTGAATTAGCGGGCAATGCCCGTATATTTCAGAGGTGTGCGTGTTCGCTTGTGATTCTGCCGCATCATTAATGCGACCTGAAAAGTGAGCATCCAGAAAGAACACGCACCTCTTATCAGACTCTGGTCTCTTGTCTATCTCTGAAAGAATTTCCGGCAATATTTCTGGAGATTCTCCGTGAAATAGTTTTACATTTTTTCTTACCGGATGTTGGGTCCTGATTAAAGAATGTTGAAAGCAACTCTCTTGAGCCTCTATAGACCAATTGTATAAAAAGTTAGGAGACACGGACATTAGGGTCTCTGCCAAATAAGTTCCCGTTTCTACAAAAAAACCTATATTTGATATCTCTGGTAAACTAGAAATTAAAAACGCCTTACCATAAACGCAATGCGTGCCACTTCTAGACACGTCACTTTCAAAGCCCTTCTTTGTGTCTAAGCGACCATCCTTCATGAAATGATGTTTCATTCTTTCCTGGAAGCCCTCATCGGGGTCATTGTCGATACTGAAGAATGTTATCTCTTCTTTCAACCTAATCTCCTTTTATGATTCGGTAAGAATCTGAATCAAAATGCTGAGTCGAAAATTCATACAACTCTGAGTCTTCTAGGGCTTCCATTTGGTGTCTCAATCCCCTATAAATGTGAAGTGCATCGCCGGGGTTCATGATTGATTCTTCCGCTTTTTCTATATCATCTTCATCCGAAAGTCTTACTAGTAATTTCCCGGAATGAAGAAAGAAGACCTCATCCTTTAATTTGTGATAATGCCAAGAGCACTTCTTTCCCTTATTGAAGAAGAGCAGCTTCCCGCAGTACTCTTCTTTGTTCACAATCCACATTTCGTGGCCCCAGCCTTTCCTTATATATTGTGGAAACTGCCAAGTTTTCATAAAGAGCGGCTCCTTATGCTCATTCTTTTTAACGTACTTTATCTCATAAAATGTGGGAGCGGGTGCCTCACTCTCCTTGTCTAATGTCCAATGGCGGTCCTTTTTCTTGTCTTCGCCTTTGTCTTTTTCGCTATTTGAAGAATCTGACATCTCTTATTCCTTTATCATCCACATAGACATCTCCTGCTGGCTTGCCCAAGAATAAATCATTATATTTGACACCCCACTTGTTTAACTGATTCCTTGTTAGGTCATAAAACATTTTATACGATAACATGACGTCATTCTTTGTTCGACCCATACCTCGTGCAGTGTGAAATATTATTGTATTTCCCGAATCATAAAGCTCATTGATTTTATCTATTCGATCTTGTATCGGGACACTGTTGTTGTAATCGCTGTTCTCGGTATGGCAAATGGTCTCGTCTATATCAAAAACATAAATCACTTAACGTCCTCCAATGATACCACGTAATTGCCAAACTTTTTAACCGAAATTGCAGCACACTTGTTTGCAAATTCTATTGCGATGGGAAAGGAAAAGAAGGACATGTATGCTGTAACAAATGCTGCCAGGAATGTGTCTCCTGCCCCACAAACATCAAAAACCTTGGCAGGTTCTGTTTCAAATTCTCGTCCGCGCCAAGATGCGCCGCGAGAACCCAAAGTTACAATCATTTCAGAATTGATAGGTTGCTTTTCTATTTTTGAAAATTCTAGTTCGTTTAACTTGATTATACAATCTTCATAACATGATAAATCTGTCTTTTTTGAATCAACAAAGATTACACAATTTTCCCCCCTCAGAGAGTCAATGATCTTGTTACAATTCTTATTACAGATGAACCCCTTATCATAATCTGATATTACTACACAATCATACTCAAATCCTGATTTTTTTACCGTTTCTATGAGGCTCTCGCTCATCGGGGGAAGCCTATTTGCCTCACCTGCATCTACCCTAAGAAGGTGCTGCATTGTCTTTTCATCGACAAACCTCTCCTTTATTATTTCTTTTGTATTGGTCAGGACTCTCGTATCGTGCCCAAAAGACTCCAGATTCCTCTGAACATTCAATACCATGCCAGGCTTATCCTCAATGCGTGAGGTTTTAAGCACTGGAACAGGCGCTTCTGGGCTTATCCTGTCGCAAGTTCCATAGTTATACCTGTCTATGCAGGAGTCACCTATTATCAATATCTTGAATGATTTGAGTTGTTGAATATCCATCTAAATAATTAAAGATTATCACCGAATTACACAAGTCTTTTCCAATTACTTGATCTTCGGTATAGTCTCCACCCTTTACAATAATGTCAGGCTTTATTTTTTTTACTAACTCTAGCGGAGTATCTTCGTCAAAAATAATTACTTTATCAACATATCTACATGACTCCAGTAAAAATTTTCTATCTTTTTGTGAAAAGATTGGTCTTGACGATCCCTTGAGCCTTCTAACGCTAACATCACTGTTCAGTCCGACAATCACCCTTCCATATGCCTTACAAAATTTTAATAATTCTATATGACCTCGGTGGACAATATCGAAGCATCCGTTAGTAAAGATTTTCTTTTTAGCCATGAATGCATTATAACAGAGTATCTAGTACTTTGTCAACTATTTCTTTTTCATTGTGATTGTTTACTTCAGATGCGCACTCTTCGCATTTTATCTTAAGTCCGCATGGTTCGTGATTTCCAATATTTATATTAATATTCTGAGGATATGCAACCATGTCCTCAGACTGGTACCCTGTTATTATCACTAGCGACTTCGTATCTACAGTCGTGGCCGCGTGAACAAGACCACCTTCGGTACTGAGGAACATTTCAGATTCTCCTATAAGAATCGCCGCTTCTCTGAAAGATGTTTTACCCCTGTAATCGATTACGTTTTCTAAGAGTGGGCTCGACGTGCTTCCTATTTGCACAATCTGTATATGGTCCTTCAACACATTCACTATACTTTGCCACTTACTTAGTGGGTATGCTCTGTTTGGTGTGTAGTTTGTTTTTGAATAAGGTTCTATAGTTACAAATCTATCCCCTAGTTTATCTGTGAGGTCTTTTACTTTCTCTCTTTCTCGATCAGTAAAGAACATTTCACATCTAAGTTCTGGATCTTCTATTCCGTAGACTTCGCACATTTGTTCGATTATATGCTTGTCTTTCCTGTGGTAGGCTTTTATTGGTGTGTCTGTTTTGCAATAATTCGCTTCCGGGTTATTCATAAACATCGGAAACGCCTCATCTCCATCTCCAGTTTTGTATATATTTGGATTATTTTCAAACACTGGGCTTCTGATAAGTTTTGTTACGTTTTTGCCGTCTCCTTCGCATGGAAGGACTTTGACTTTCTCTGGTAGCTTCTTCTTTAACTCTCTTGCTACTGCTGTCCAGGCAAGATAACCTCCTAAGCCCATAATCCTACTCGCAATACTTTATCATTAAATCATACGCATCATTTGCATATCTCTCGTATCCGGCGTGTTGCAGTATATATTCTCTAGGCGACAATGGCATAGGAATCTCTCCACCTAGAAACTGCTTTATCTTCTCGATATAAGGCTGGGCAGAGTCATCATTTCTTTTTAGATACTTTTCTGTCATTCTATCAGTTCCGTGAACCCAAAAATTCTGATCAAATATGCTGGGCGTATTATGAGGAGATCCGATTACTGGCACATCTAAAAACATGGCTTCATAAGTCGCTATTCCTGGACACTCATCTAAGCTAAGGTTGATGCAACATTTTGACTTCAATAAGGCATCAAAATATTCTTCTCTTTTATAGTCTCCGTAAGTTAGTTCAATATAGGATATCTCGTTGTTTTCAAGACCTTCGATTATACCATCATGAAAATTAAAATAATTATCATCATATCTTCGCCTCTTCGAGTAGACAAGGCAATCATATTCTATATTCTTATTGTTTATCAAATCTGGGTCAATATCGAAGGTTACACATTTATCTAGAAAATCAGCTCTGTGTACCTGGTCTTTTGGTAAGAATTTCTTTACATGATCGTTATAATACTTAACTTGGTCAATGTATAGATCGAACTCAACATTCTCAACAAACCACTTGTCCCACGAGTCAGCAGGACCAATGTCTGGATAATCTAATAAAACATTCGGTCCAAAAACAAACTTCTTTTTTGGAAATGCTTTTTTCAAATTAGCATAAAGATTGGGATCAAAACCCTTCGCATAAAACCAGAAAACGTCAGTCCGATTAATGTCATAGTTTTCTTTAAGCTTCCAAAGCTCTTTCACATCAAATCTATCATGTTTATCTTGATTGAGTGCGTCCACATGATGGCTAAAAGTCAGCCCAGGGCCGCGGTCGCCCCCAGGTCGAGAGCACATTAGAATATTAAACTTCTTATAGGTAGTCACTTATTGGAAGCTCCTTTAGCCTCGCATGTGGCTTCTTTTGTTTCAACTCCGCCTCTATGCGTAACTGGTCTGCCCTATGCACTCTGTCCACTGCTAGAGGATTCTCCCTATTGTATACATAAGTGATTCTCTTAACTGGGTGAAAGTGATTTGGTCCTGCCATCTCTACCATGGGATACATTATCACCCGGTCCCACGTAAATTTATAAAAGTCACCATCACTATCCAGCATGTCTTCTTTGTTGATGCTCATAAACAATTCTTTTCTGAATGTCCTTAGATGAGAGAGCGTCCACTCCTTGTGTCTTATGTTCCCTTCCCAATAATCGTCCGTAACTTTGGGTCTTACAATTTTGCCACCTACCGACTCGATATAGGATCCTGCAGTTATCCAAACTTTTGGATTTTGATATATTTCATTTAAGTGTTGGAGAACATACCTGTTTGCTAGCCAGTCATCGCCATCTAGAGCCAGTATTATAGATCCAGGCTTTGCACAGTCCACCGCTTGATATAAGTTGGTCAAAGCCCTTACATTTTGTCGGTTATGTTGTATTGTCAACTGACCGGGTCTCGACTCCCTGAATTCTTGAAATAGAGCGTCTGCACGCTGACCAGTCATATCAGAAGATGCATCGTTTATGAACCGAATATCATAATTCCCATAATCCTGCTTTATAGCTGAGTTTATATTCTTCTCTACCCACGACTCATTGTTATAGGACAAGATAACTATTGTGAAGTGATTTTCTATCAAAATGCATTCTCCCAAAAATACGAAGGTCTAGATTTTAGATATTCAACAACTTCTTTATAGTCCTTATTGAACCATTCCTCGTCGCGGTGTTGCACATTATCGTTAATCTCCAATTGACAACCAAGAAGCTTTGCCTCAATTACCAACCTTGGACAAGTATCTAAGCCGCCGGGCTTGAAACACAATCCACGGGATAAGGAAAGTTTCTTTAGAAATTCCATAGGTTCTACTCCCCACAAAACTTCGTATTCATAACTCTTCTCTTTGCACCAGTCCTCTGATTCTTGTGCGCCCTTGACCCAACTATCTGACCCTAAGACGACCCATTTGCTGCTTCTCTTCTTCTTTGATTCTTCTCTAAGGTTGTCAATCAATTCAAAGAAATTCTCAGAAAAAAGAGAAGACAGTACATGCAAGTTTTCAGTATTAGACAAATCTAGAGATTCTATGTGTATCTTCTTCTGATTCTCTGACATAAAGAACACAGATTTTGCGTTCTCTGCAAAATCTTTTAATCTCTTTCCCTGTTCTGTGCTGGAGTATTCGCACTTTTCTCCCTCGACCATCTCGTAAAGAGTTGGATTCCTGTGTTTGCAAAACTTATAATCAAACTCAATAAATGAATATTCTATATTTAGTTTTTTTATTGCCTCAAAGGCTTCTGGTTTCATATTCGCGATATTACCAAAAACCCATTTTGCATCTTTGTGATCTGTCAACAACTCTTCAGTAAGCATTTGAGAATTGACTGCTCCTAATTTGTCAGAAGGAGCAGACTCAATTATGGTTTGAAGACTCATTTCCGCGCCTCCAGCATACTGACTAGCGAACATATCGCTGACATAGATGTATTCTGGGGGGTGTAAAATATTTTCCGGAAGAACAGCTTCTAGCATTCTACTTTGGATCTTTTCTTCTGAAAAGTTTTCTAGTACATGCTTTTGTAGCTTCTTAGCCCAAGACAAGTACATCCCATGATTGGTATACATCGCTCTTATTTTCTTTTTAAAGTCAACCTTGTTTGGGTAGCACCACATAGTACCTTCATGTATGATGTTTTTCCAAACAGCTTCCTTTGGAATAGGAGCTAGAACATAATCAACACGAGCAAATAATGGCTTCCTCTTTGTCTTTCCCTTCTTATTTCTAACAGGTGCATACAAGAAATCCAAATGGCCGCTCCAACCTGGCGCAACTACTGGGAGCCCGTTACAGGCTGCTTCGAATAGAGGAAGTCCATATCCTTCACCGTGTGTTGCGCTAATTATCGCTTTAATCTTCGGATGAGTATATAGTGAATTTAATTCTTCTCGGGTCATATCGCCGTGAAGGAAGTATATTTTGCACTTTCTATCTTGAAACTCTTTCTGACTCAATAGCATTTCAAGATTGCGTTGTGTCATTCGTCGGTCCATTATAGAATTCTTTGAGGTATTTGTTTTCACGACCAAACCAACTTCTTGATTCTTAAATTCGTCAACAAACCACCTTATCGTGTTTTCGAGGTTCTTTCTCACAGACCATTGAGCTATTACCAAAAAGTTGAATTCTGTATCAACTTCTAAATTAAAATCTTCATCTTTGTCCAGACTGCCCACTGGGTAATGAACCACGTCGATTGGCGCTCCGCAACCCAATATTTTCTTTTCACCTTCTTCGTTCTGGAATTCATACTTGGAGTTTTCAAACCCCCACTTTGCGAATTCCGATGGGACAACAATCTTATTCATGGTATAGCTCTTCTCTATCCATGCTGGAGCTACCTTTGTTGTTTCTATTCCTGCGGTGACGGTGACTGCATAGGGAGCCAGTCTGTTAAACTCGTTAGGTATTCCCACTCTGATATGGAAATCAAAATTCCTCTGATCTTCAGGTAGAGATGTGAGTTTATGCATCAATTGATCCATCCACTCTCTTTCTTCTGTGTCGCCTAATAACCAAGAGGTTGTTCCCCAATTTAAGGGAGACAGATAAATGTCTAGAAGATCGTCCCTCTTTCTGAGTGACCTCAACACCAATCTCGTATGTTCCCCGTATCCCGACTGAGTGAGAGCGGGTCCCTCTACTATAACTTTATATTTCTTCATTTTATCTCCACCATCTTCCACCCTTTGTGCTTTCTATTCGACCAAGAGCCGCCCTCTTCGTGAATCTTGGTGAGGGTTTCATCCCACAAATTTACATAACTTTCAAAGCCGTAATTATCGAGGACATGCTTTCTTGCCTTTTTGCCCATCTCTGCTCTCTCTTCTTTTGTCATGTTATACATCTTCTCTAGTGCATTGATGAAATCATCCTTGGAGATCCTATCCTCATAAATATATGGAACCTGCTGAGAACCTATTATTGACTTGGAAACAGGTTCAATGCCGGTGCCGAACCATTCTTTCCCATCTGTCACCTGTTCTTGCAAACCACCAGTCATATTTACAATGATTGGAACCTCACAAGCTAAAGATTCGAGAGTCGCTAGACCAAAACCCTCTGCATCTGAAATATTTATCGTGCAATCGCAAACATTGTATATCATAGACAAATCGCGGGCTGGCATCTTGTTTACTGATAAGAGCACTTCTCCGTTGTTTAGACCTCTTTCCGCCATGATTGCTTCTAGGTCTTGCCCATTCGGATCTTTTGGTTCCGTGTGCATAATGAGACAAGCATTTTCTCTACCAATACGATCCAAAAACTCGGAAAACCACCAAATAAGTGTACCTGATTGTTTTCTTCTTGCATTTCTATTGTTCCAAAAGAATAAAAATTTCTTTTCGCCATTTTTCTTGTAGGCTAGCTTGTTCTTTTTCCTAAAATCATCGGCTAATTCGTCTGGAACCTTTTTATATATTTCTGTATTTGCTGTGTGTGGGATTCTAACCCTAGGTACGCTCGGTGCCACCTTTGAAACGATATCGTCGGTCACCTTGCTTATCGTTGCTATAAAGTCGTTTGATTCATAGAAAGGTCGATTGAACATCGGAGGGGGATAATTGTCCCAAACATGATAATATACCAAAGGAACAACCGATCTTACTTCGTTCTCTATCTCCCATAGCCAGGGCCAGAAGCGCGGGTCTGTCATTATCCACATAATGTCTGGCTTTTCTGTTTGAAGTAGCGTTCTTACCTTATCTTGTGTTCCGTATCCATCTACTGGATAGATAACCCAGTCGTCTTCGTATCCCTGTATCTTAATCGGGTCGTAACTGGGGTGTTTTATTGCTCCACCAAAACAAACAAACTGAAACCTACCAGTCCTAAGCAACCCTTCAATCATGTATCTTGTCTGTCCTGCTACACCGGAGGGTGCCAGTGGGTTGTCCGCCAAGACAAAGACCTTAATCTTTTTCATCTATCATCTTCCTTTATGGGCAATAAGGTGTTTTGTGAAATTCACACTTACTGCATGATAACTTATTTTTCATATAATTTTTACCTTTAATGTGAGTTAAGGCTTTATGAAGCAAATCAACTGCATTTGCCACACGTTTCGGTCCATTCGTTACTTTGAAAATTTCAACATTTTCTTTCTTTGCTGTTCTCTTCAGAAGAGCAAAGTATGTTTCAGCATTTTCTGGATCGATGTTGTGTTTTTTACAAAAATAATTTTTATAGAGACTCAATTGATAAACAGTCATTGGTTCCGATTTTCGCTGCATATTCCAGCCCCAAGAACAAGTCTTCCAATCAATTATGTGGTATTTCCCATCTTCAGTCTTGATAACAAGATCAATAAATCCTTTAAAGCTAACATCAGTATCGAACTCGGTAATACCCTCGAACAAAGATTCCTCCACGGAGACAAGATCGTACTTTCCAAACTGATCACTCAAAGCAGGTAGTATAAATTTGACCAGATGAACTCCTTGATCTACCATCTCCAAAGACATTTTCTTGTTAATACACTCTTCCTTGAGTGCTTTTAATTCTTCTACAAATTTTTCCTTAAACATCTTTTCCCCATTGCAGGTGGGGTCCTGAACTTTCATTTCGCAAACATAGTGAAGCGCCGTTCCGAAGGCTGTGTAATGGTTCCCCTCGAATCCTTTGAGTCCGTCAATATAGGTTAGTTTATGTTTGAAGGGGCAGGAGTCCCAAATCTTAAGCTCCGAAAAGCTTATCTTTTTCTTCGGTGCTGAGTTCGCGCTTTTGTTTTGGAGCCCTTCTTCTTTTTGAGGTGGTTCGACTTGGTGTGGGCTTTTTTGGTTTTGGTTCTTCAATTGTTTCACTTTCTGCTTCTTGTTTATCAGGAATTTCTTTAGTTTCCTTGGTAACGAAACCAGCTTCCTTAACTTGTGCTTTTTCAAATTCCCATTCACCTTCTAGCACTATATTTGAACTATAGTTGTTCAAGACAGTGTTGCTTTTACAATTGGTGACTTTTATTCCTTGTTGGCTCAAGTAAACTTCCGCATCAACAGGGTCTACATGAGTCCTCTTGTCTTTCGCTTTCTTTCTAAAAGGGATGGAGCATTTGACCACTACATATGTTTCTTCATTTTTTTTAATTTTAAATTCCATGTTATTTCTCCTTATTATAATCTAGTTTTTCAAGTTTGTCAAACAAAATAGGACTTATTGTTGCTAATCTTCCATGATCTCTCTTGTTGAAATAAGTTTCAAACCCACAGGCAAAATACTCGTGCAGCGAAGTTATCGCATATGGAGAGTAAAAAAGGTTAACACTCACAGCCGCAAGTAGTGGGTACCCCAAATGATAATATAAAAAATTATCAAACTCTCTAGAGTATTCTGGCTCTAGAAAATTCTGATACTCTAGATCTATTTCTTCGTGGGCAGAAAGAAGATGGAAAAGCCTTTCCCTCTTTGATATAAATTCCGATTCGATCTTCCCATCTGAGAATATTTCCATTGGGTATTTATCGTGAACCGCGTGTGCGATTTCGTGAATTATATCATCTATAAGATCATCTTCGTCATCTTGCTCATTCGTAACATATATCGCGCCGTCCATGTAGGCAGCGTTTACGCTTCTAGAATTAAGTTCGGAAAACTGGCCCACAATCACATAATCGATCTCATCCAAAAAATGATCTGGAACCTTTCTGGAAACCTCTCTCAGTACTGAATCTAAGTCTATGTTGTTATTGGTAAAGTTATCCTTTATCATAACATAGATCGATCCTATTCTAACCTTCCCTACAGACATAGATGATTTTTTACTTGTATTTTTTATATATTCTTCACTCAAATCATTACTCGGAAGATTTTTCTTCTTCGTCAGAGTCGTTTGAAATTTCCTGATGTATTTTTTGCCCCTCTTCGACATCATTCAGTGCTTGGTGGTATCCTCTAATCCAATTTTCTTCAGCAACAGCCATCAAAAATTCCGGAAATTCTTCTGCCATTGTTTCAACGATCAAGCCTACAGTTACCTGATCTTCGTCTGGTGTCTTCTTTTCTCCCACATAGTTGACCAGCCACCTTTTTAATTCTGTGTCCGGGTTTGTTGCTTCCTTTAGCGCAGGGGTCACCTCATTCTCACCATTATCTGTAAATTCCACTTTCATGTTGTTTTCTTTATCTTCAACTAAACTCATTTTAATCCCTTTCCTTTATAAAATTTTTGCTGCCACGGAAGCCACCTTAGACCTCTCTCCCTTTAACAAGGTTATGTGACCTGCTATATCTTGATCTTTAAACTTTTCTACGACATAAGAGAGACCGTTGTTTGTTCCATCTATATAAACGTTATCTATTTGCTCTATATCTCCAGTAAGAACTATTTTTGTCCCTTCTCCGACTCTTGTCAGTACCGTCTTTATTTCATGTCTGTTCATGTTTTGAGCCTCATCAATAATTATAAACGCATTTGAAATCGATCGACCTCTTATATATGTCATTGCCTCGACCTCTATTCGCCCCTCTTCAATGTGCATCTCTAGAGTCATCTTATCATTTCCGAAGAGAAATTGTAAATTATCTTGTATAGGTGCAAGCCAAGGCATCATTTTTTCTTCCATTGACCCAGGTAAGAAGCCTATATCTTTTCCGACGGGCTCGACTGGTTTTGTAACCACTATCTTGTTGTAAACCCTATCGTTGGCAGTTTCTCCAAAAGTTTGTTGAAGTGCAGATGCTAATGCCAACAGAGTCTTGCCTGAGCCGGCTTTACCAATTAAAGACACTACCGGAACCGATGGGTCCATTAAGAGATCAGCTGCGAATGTTTGCTCCTTATTTCTAGGCTTCAATCCCCAGATAAACTTCTTACTTTGTCTGACTTTCTTGAGTGGTTCCCTGTAATTTAAAAACCTTACAAGTGACGCTTTTTTATCATTCGTATTAGACACAAGCATTATAAATTGGTTTTGATTTACCCTTACGTCTTCCTCTTCGAGATAGAATGGAATATCGTTGTAAACATCATCAATGACTTGATCATCTACCAAGTGAGTCATGAATCCGGTATATAAACCGCTAACGTCCTCAACCACTTGTTCTAGATTATAGTCTTCACATTCTAATCCAAGAGAGTCACACTTGACTCTCATGTTTATATCACGAGAAACTACTATAACCTCTGAATCTTCATTATTATTCTTTTCAGTCAACGCTGTAGCAATAATCTGGTTGTCTGGGTTGTCTAAATCCAAATCGTCAGGTAGTACGAAGGGGTCATAACTCTTAGCATAGACCATGCCCTTAGCTTCTGAAATCTGAACGCCGTGATGCAGATTCCCATGTTCTCTTAGTTTGTCTAGTTTTCTTATTATGCTACGGGCGTGTGCGCCTACGGGATCTTGTCTCTTCTTATGCTTATCAATCTCATCAAGAACCTTTAGTGGAATGACTATGTCTGATTCCCCGAAAGATTCTAAAGAATTTGCATCTGTTAAATAAACATTGGTGTCGAGAACATAGATTTTTTTTGTTTTTGACAATTCGTCAGACAATGTAATTACTCTCTTTCCTTATATAGTAATTAGATCTTTACTTTGATTTTACCCAATCAGTTGGAGTAACTATATATATTTCCTTGATTGTTGCTCTTGTTTCGCCCTTTTTTGTCTTAAAATGAAATATTGGCTTCACATAACCTCTTTCCTCTAGGGTTCTTTTTTTTGTTTCTGCGAAAGTAAACTCATTGTTTGGACTCATTGGTGGAGCTGCAAGTGTGGCTATGGATGCCAATATTGTGGTTAATGCGTAAGCGTATAAATTCATGTTTTCTATCAAATCCTTTTTGTTTAAAAAAAATATCTTTGCTAATATACTTATAATATATAGGGGGTTGAGATGTTAAAGGTAATATTGTTAACAATAACGATGCTTATTTTATCGTGCCATTCCAGCGTAGGAGAAATCATAAAAACATCCAGAGCAGGGACAACGAAAACAAGCACCAAAAAGGAAATCCCCGTAAAGTCTTTCGCTAAAATAATAAAAACACTGCACGTAAAAAAGTGTAAAAAGATGAACATAACTCCATGCAAGGATGGAGACAAATTTACGTCTGTTGGGTCTGGGGTTTCCGTAGGCAAAACAAGTGGAGGATCATTGATTTTGACGGCTGGTCATGTGTGCACAATGCAGTTATCGGAAAACGCCAAAAGCCTTATGGAAGAGCATGAGATAATCATGGAAGCCATCAACATAAATAATGAAAAACGAAAAGCTATTATAATATCTTCAATTGTGGAACCAGATGGTGCTGATCTGTGCTTGTTGTTCGTGGAGGGTCTAGAAACAGAAGGAATACTACTATCTGATGAGGCTCCGAAAGTAGGTGACAAGGTATACAACATTGCTGCTCCTGCGGGGATATTTCATCCCCCGACCGTTCCAATAATGCATGGTATTTTCTCTGGTCCAGTAAATGATTCAAACGCAATGGTCACTGTGCCAGCTATTGGAGGTAGTTCCGGTAGCGCAATAATAGACGAGGATATGAGACTTGTTGGAATATTATTTGCCACCCACCCAGGATTCAACACCATTACTTTGTGTTCCACTTATGAGGTGATGGCCATTTTTCTAAACGAAGGTATAAAGAAGTTTCTCGCAATGAAACTTGGTTCTACGAATTAGAGATCCAAGAATTTAAAATATTTAATTTTCTTTCCTTAATAAGTCTAAGCCGGTGCGCGAAATGAGGTCGGTTTGACTTCTCAGCCTTAGCAATTGTTTCTTCGATTTCCTCTATTTCCATTTTTAAAGAATTAATTCTTTTAGTTTTTATCTTCATCATTTTTTAGTACCCCTGGTTTTTATTTCTTTTTTGTTAAACTTTATAAAAAGCCTATATCTTAGGTCTACACCGTATCCAGAGCCTCCAGGAGGCATCGAAGCACAGTGGTAAACGTCTTTAACTAGGTCACTGTCAATTAAACGACCAATTGCTTCATCAGAAATTTTATCTATTGTGACCTGGTATGTGTCTGTGGTCCTTGCCGTCTTCTTGAAATTGTCCCAATTTATACCCAAGTACTCTAAATCTGAAAGAGAATCTTTCAAAAATTTTAAAGATTCTGATCGTGTTAGAGATCTAACTCTTTTTGTCGTAGCCATCCTTATACCAACCCTTCCCTAATAATCGAAAACTAGTCATGCTTATGCACTTTTCTAAAGAATCCTCTTTCAAACACTTAGGGCACAAACTTAGTGGTTCCTCTTTGATTGTCTGAAGGGATTCAAATTCGTGTTCACACGAGCTGCATCTATATCTGTAAATAGGCATTGTTAAATAATCTCATCAACAAGACCATATTCAAGACATTGATCAGCATCCCACCAAATGTCATGCTTTAAAATTTCATCCATCTTATCTTCTGGAATCTTCGTATACCTTCTGTAAATGTTTTTAATTTTCTTCATTAACATTTCTGAATTTTGCATATCATCTTGCATGTCTTGAAACTTTCCCCACAAGTGTCCGGACAACTGGTGCACTAACATGCAAGCGTTTTTGTGCATATATCTTTTGGATCCCACCACACTCATCAAAGTGGCAGCACTTGCCGCGCAGCCTTCTATTATTGTTTCCACCGGAACTTTCGAATTCAAGATATAATCCACAGCTGACAATCCTGCAAAAACGCTACCTCCATAGCTGTTTATGTGCAATCTAATTGAGTCTGTTTTTTCAGAGTTATAGGTGAATGCCCTAGTTGCAAGATTGTTTCCCATATTCATCATAGCTTTGTTCAGCTTTAAAATTTTTGGTCTATTAACAGAAGAATAAAAGAAAATATTATTACCAGAATATTCAACCACGTTGAAGTCATCGCCATCTCCATTTTCCTTTGGCGTGGCAACCTTTCTAGTCACTGTTACCGTGCCTACTTCTTCCTCTAAGCCCCATCTATAATCTTTCATACACCTTCCTTTTAAAAAAAATAGTGGACCTCCTCGGACTTGAACCGAGAACCTGCCGGTTATGAGCCGGATGCTCTAACCTATTGAGCTAGAGGTCCAAATACATTATACTCAATAATCTTTATAAATTTCAATTAATTTTTTTCGAATCGTTGTTCGTATACCTGGATTAACTTTCAGAACTTGCGGCATAACATTATGTCTAATATGGTTTCTCATTAAACTCTTTGTCATTCTGTTAGATGGATCTTCAATCCACTCTACTTCCTTTCTATTAGCATAATCAACAACTGACTTCTTGTCAGTCATGAGAAATGGTCTATAAATGTTTACTCCCCTTTTGTGGGGGATCATTTTTGGATTACCATGAAAAGAAGAAAATAGCCAAGTCTCTACAACATCGTCCAAGTGGTGACAAGTAATTATAAATTTACTATTTAAAGATTCTAAAAACCTATACCTCTCATCACGCCAAAACTCTTCCATGGACCTCCTGCCTTTGCTGCCCTTAACTCGCCCTACTGTCAGAATAAGATTGTTTTTTGCCGCATACTCTCGAACAAATTTCTCTGCTTCTTTGGAGTGACTTGTGTCATGGTTAAAGTAGGCTAAGTCCACTTTCCTTTTTCCATTTATAAGAAAGTCTGTCATTACCATAGAATCTATTCCCCCGGAACAAGCAATCGTAACCCTTCGAGGTATTTTTCCAATAATTCTTATCATAATATTCTTTTCTCATAAAGTCTATATTTTATACCACTATTTGCTCAATAAGTCAAGTCTTTATTTATCCGGATACACCAGAACCAGACAAAAATGTAACTGTGAGAATATCATCTGAATCGAGAGATAAATCTTCATTCATAAATATCTTGATTTGATTCGACGTCCCGCTTCCACTATTGATTCTATAATCAGCATGTGGGGCACTGCTGCCTGTGGTGTTTGTGTCCCCTAGATCGTGTTCTCCGTGCAACAACACACCGTTTAAATAAACCATTAAAGTTCCAGACTGGGGCACTGCACCTAGAGATGCTGTTGTGTATGGTGTTGCCATGGCATGGGTTGCAAACATGCCCTTAGTTGGTACAGACCCGGATATGTTAGAACCATCAGCTCTCACAAAAATCTTCTTTCTAAAGCCCACACTCAGGCGACCTCCACTGAATGATAGTCCTCCGTGAGCATCGGAATTATTTTGTACGATATTTTTATGAATATGTTCTTTTTTGATGAGGGTGTTGGGTCCTGAACCACTTATCTGTCCAAACACCTGTAACGTTTGAACGCTGATTCTACTACCTGAAATATGGCTCACAACAGATTTATCAGCAGTTACGGTATGAGTAGTGACAGCAGATCCAGAAACAGTCCCTGCTGAAGTCACGCCGCCTGCTGTAACTGTACCCACTATACCAGCAGCGCCTGCAATAGACGCAGACATTGCACTAATGAGTGTATATCTCTTGGTTGCCGAACCTAGGGCCACTTTGTTGTCGTTCTGTGGTATTAAGTCTGTGGTCTGACCGCCCAAGAAAGATAAATCGTCAGTATTCGATGATCCCAAGATTACGCTATTTGAAGCAGTTATGCTACTGACCGCTATACCACCAAAGACACAATCGTCCCCCGTTAAATCATGAAAATTTCCCGTTGCCCCAGACAAGATACCCCTGCTTGATAATATATGCGTTTCAACCTTCTGAGCCTGAAGTAATGAACCTGAAATAGACCCTGTAACTCCGAACCTCATTCCGGAAGTTCCAAGTATCGCTTGTGTTACTGATCCAGACTTAAAGCTTGCTCCGGCTTGGCCATCGACATTCACTATTAGAGAGTCTCCTGTAAAAGTCCTAGATCCAAGAGTTAAAGACATTAGGGGACTAGATCCTGTTCCTTCAACCCCTGCAGTGCCTCCTAATTGAAATCCCGAACCAACAAAATCACCTGCACTTGAACCCGACACAGCTGCTATTATTAAGTTATCTTTTATCTCTAGAGAATCTTTTGTTACTGTTCTTGATACTAATTCTTGTACTTCCAAAGACGTAATTTTTGCAAAAGACGCTGTTAAAGAAACAGTATTTATTTGATTGGACCCAACCCTATCCACATCAATGTAATTAGAAGTCAAGGTTGATCCAGATATTCTATGAAAAGTGCCCAACGAACCTGAAAAAACATGTCCAAGATTAGTATTAAAATTTGAAGTTGAGCCAGATATTTGATTTGTTATTATTCTATCTGCGTCAAAAAAATTAAATGTCCCGGTTGATCCTGAAATTTTGTGATACGTTGAATTTGAGCCGGAAATTATTCCGTAAGTAGCTAAGGATCCCGATATGATATCCAGATCGACGCCTCCGCCACCGCCAACGTCCAGAACGACGCGCCCTTCCGCATTGACTGCTAAGTAGCTTCCTTCTCCGGCGGCGGAACCAGAAGGAACAATGCCCCAGCCTATTTCACTTACGTGTACTTTTCTTTTAGTTCTTGCCATCCTGTATTAGCTCCAGAATTCTTTCTACATGACCTATAGCTTCTTTCAGGTCAAGTGCGTCATACCACGCCGAGGCGGTATTATCGCCAGTGTCAGGGGCGGCTGAATGTATCGTGTCTGCTGTTTCTATTTCATCTCTAGATTTGATAATATTCTTAATGTATGCTATTTTATTTTCTATTTCTTTTTTTGCCTCCGGAGTGACTCCTTTGTTGTTGATGGAGTCCTCCACGTCGTTGACAAAGAGTCCTAATTGTTTGCGTACATCTTTTCCCAAAGTTAAAGTAGGAAGGTTCAAAGGTCTATCTGACTTCTTAAAAATATCTTTATCTTTTTGTAAAGCCTGCAAGGCAGATATCACATCTTGAGGATCTGCGTCAATTCTTCGGCTTTTCCTGCCCTTTACCATATCTGGGTAGTCGGGGTCTGGATTTGGCATTTCTTCAGGGCTAGATAGCTTTGGCATTGGCTTAAGCTTCTTTCTAAAGTCTCTCCAGTTTTCCATTATAAGTTTCATTGTCTCTTCTCCTGTAATTTTGGCAAAAAGTACTTTTTAGCTATATTTTTAGACTCTTTGTTATCGCTTGGGTAGTGTGCACCTCTAATTATCCTTGACTTTTCAATTTTCTCTGCAATATCGAACAAATCTTCCTCACTATCAGGGTTTTCAGATGCAAAATAGTAGGCCAAAGTCCAAGCTTGTAGGGTATGACCACTAGGATAAGATGGTGTATCATCTGTCTCAGTCTTTATTGATCTTATATCATATCCAACTAAGTGACCCAACTGCTCAGGTCTAGGTCTTCCGTATCTCACTTTTAACCTTAGAGCTATTATTGACACATCCCTCACTACATCTTTTATAAACTCTTTATCATATTCGATATCATTATCTTTCAAATATTTCGTAAACATATCTGTTGGCTTCTTATCAGCAGTTTCCAATTCTTTTTTACTAATATCTTTGTTATCGACCATGGTATCGAGAATGGTCTTAAGTTCCTTTTTCACTTCAGCACTATTGTTGGGTGGAAATTTTGTAATTGGAATCTCTGAGAGTGGGATGTCTATTATTTTCGGTTCTTCTGCAATTCTCTTTTTGTGCTTTTTGTTTTTTAATTCTCCGAACTTTAGATCTGCTATTTCTTGCTTTTTATTCTCTGTAAGAAATGAATTCCAATTTTCCATTATGAGCTTCATATTTTAAAATTGTTCATCATCGTCGATAGTTAGGTGGTTTCTGATTGCCTCCAAATCTTCGTCATACGGGTCCCACCCTTCTCCTGTTTCGTCAAAGCTTTGATCGTACACTCCTACGACCAAATCTCGAAAATTTTCAGGAGACATAGACAGAACATCCTCGGGTGGCATAATATCCTTTATTCTCATTGCTATCCTTGAAGATAGGTCAGTATCTTCTTCTTTTATAAAGTTATTCCAATTTTCCATTATCAAATCAATCTTCACTAGAATCTTCCCCCTCTAATAGCCCTTGATCTCTTGCTATTTCTGCTTCTAAATAATGTTTTACCATCCCTAAATAATCCGCAGCTTTTGTTATCTTGGACTCGACCCATTCAGGCAAGTTTGTTTCATCTTCGAACATTTGTGTTAATTCTGCAGCATAATTTGATGCCTTAAATAACTGTGATCTAGCCATTGACCCCTCCCTGTTGTGTTTTTCTAGGTCTGGCTCATACGTTGGGGCAGGGAGGCAGCCGCCTTCTGCTACTTTATCTAATTCTTCTCTAATTAGCTTTTTAATTTCCTTAGTCGTTATATCCAAAACATTTCTCCTGTTCTCTTAATTCTTGCTGTTCCACTGTCTGTAAAAGGATTTTTCGCCTTTCCCGATGTCGTCCAACCAAACTTGCGGGGGAACAAACCTGCCGTCGATATTTTTAAATTTTATTGCAAATTTCCAATATTTTCGTAAAAGGTTTGGTATCGGATCTCTCAAAAAGCCTTCTCCGTCTCTGTGTAAAATCTGATACGCTTCGTAATATTTTTCACGTAACATCCTATCAAAAAGGCGGTCAATTCCCTTATCTGTAGGGGATGTGTCGCCCATACCAAGATTGAATTCTATTTCGTTTAGGTGTCTTCTCCAGCCTTCCATTATAAGTTTCATATTCTTGCCCTTGATCCGTCTACTAACAGACTCTTTCCTAGTGAATTAAATTTCTCCAATGACTGAAAGGCTTCAGCGTCTCCGGATTTTCCTGCCTGAATTAGTTTTTGCATATAATCAAAAGCTCCGCGACTATATTTTCCTAAATCTTTAAGTTTTTCCGCGTCACCAGATTCATAGGCAGCGTCTAAAACCTTAACTGCCTCTAGTACATCAACCTCAGACATGCCAGCATTTTGAGAATAAGTATCTAAGATACCCCTCATAACTAAGTATTTTTCTTTGCTTAATGATTTTCCTCCGCCCACATCAATTGCCGCTTGGGCATCTCCAGAAGTTAAAATCATAATGCCAAACATAATAACCATAAAAGTAAGCACCATGCCTATTTTAAATAAAATAGGGTGACTACTCTTAAACTTTCCTAAAGCGCCCATCATCATATTTGCAGCTTTCTGTAAACCTTGGATACTCTTAGCTGCTATGTCCATCGCCTTTATGGAAAGTTTAAGAAAAAAATCATTTACCTTTACCATAGCCGCCTTTACTGCATCTGATATGTTATCTTTTATTTTAAGGGCACCTGTCTTTGTTTTCTCATATGCGCTTTTTACAAGATCAAACACGCCCTCGGATATTAACTTGTCCAACTCCTCGTTTAACACCCTCTCAAAGAGCATTAAAGGTTCCTGCTCTTCTTTATAGACGCGCCAATTTTCCATTATAAGCTTCATATTAATAAATAGTATCCTATTAACGAAACTGGAAACAAAAAGCAGCTCCAAAGAAATGGCTCGCGGTCCAATTGTGTTTTTTTGAATTTTCTAAATGGTAGTATGTCCTGTATCCTGCATTTTCGGATATTTTAAACTTCAAGCCAGCAATGAATGAGTTCTTTGAGAAAACATTATTCTCAAAAGTAATCTTCTCACCCACGAACACTTTCCCATATCCAACCTCCACCTTATTAGAAAACCAGATTTTGTCTTTGGCGATAGATTGTATGGGAAATAGAAGTATAAACATAAATAGAAGTATTTTCATATCCTATATATGCTCTAGAAACCTCAGTCTATGAAACAGTTATGTGATAATCTGATGGAGTTTTGTAACTTTATATCAAGGTGTTTTTTGCGAGAGGCTCTTGTTTTTATAATCTTTTATTGCTGATCTAATTGCATCTTCAGCTAAAACAGAGCAGTGAATTTTTACAGGAGGGAGGGAGAGATGAGATGCAATATCTTTATTTTTAATTTCTTTTGCTTCTTCGAGACTTCTACCCTTTATCCACTCAGTAACAAGAGATGAAGAAGCTATTGCAGATCCACAACCATAGGTTTTAAATTTAGCATCCTGAATGATACCATCTTCATCTACTCTTATTTGGAGCTTCATAACGTCGCCGCAGGCAGGAGAGCCAACGATGCCGGTCCCAACAGAAACATCTTCTTTGTCTAGAGATCCCACGTTTCTGGGCTTCTCGAAATGATCCAAGACTTCTTTTGAGTATGACATGATTTAAATATAACACCGGAAAGATATAATGTCAAGAAGATTTACTAATAACATCAGAAGTGGTGTTAATTATACAACAGCGAGTATTTGTCGATATTTAAGAAGTGCCTGTTCTTTTCTTTTACACTCTAACATCATGTCATGAACTTGACCATAACTATTCACTGGGTTGTTGATGTAGTCTGAGTGAGCCTGATTTCTAATTTTTGGATCGTTATACTCTATAGATTTAGATTCTGAAAGGTGGACCACTGGCTTGATGTGATTTGGCCAAGTGGATGCCGCTAACTTGAGAGCCTCTTCTCCAGTTTTCCATTATAAGTTTCATAATATTAATTAGTCTCCAATAAGAGAAAAATTGGTGGAGGTGGCGGGAGTTATTTGTTTACCAGTTTACACCGGTAGTGATGGCTGTTGCCCAATAATTGTTGACGTCAGGCACAAAGCTCAAGTGAACCGGTACACTAAATACACCGG